CCTTGCGGAAGAGGTAGCTGACCGCTGCGAACGCGCCCTCGCGCCCAAGGCGGCGCAAGACAAGTGTGACGGCAATCATGGCGGCCCGCCGTGTGCCGATCCCGAGTGCTGGCTGAAATGAGTGAGCCAACCTACCGCATCACCCGCATGTGCTGCCGCTCAGGGCACTGCCTGCGCTGTCAGGCAGTGACTACCGGGAAGCCGCGCAAGCGCATCGTGCAGGCCACCGGCCTGTCGGAAGCAACCGCGCGCAAGTTCCTGCTGGGCTGGCGCGATTTCACCCCCAAGATGGAAAAGGAGACACCGTGAGACAGTTACTGCTGATCAAGGCTGACGGCACCCGTGTAGCCATCCCCTACAAGGCCACCCCGGCCGCCGTGCAGGGACAGGCCGTGTCGCGCTGGTTCGTGAAGGAGGGCTGGCGCGCGTCCGAGGCCGCCATGTACGTAAGCTCGATGTCACCCGGCAAGCTGCGCAAGCTCTACCAGCGCCTGATCATGCTGGGCCGGGTGACGCAGGCCGAGGTGAAGCCATGACCCCCTGCAGCCTGTGCAAGATCGAGTTCGACGGCCTCGGCAACGCGGCTCGGCCGCTGTCGGACCAGCCCTGCTGCGACGCCTGCGACGCCACCGTGGTGATGCCGCTGCGCAGCGGCCGGCTGGTGGCCCGCGGGGCCGCGCAACAGGTGGCCGAGTTCGCCCTGCTGCTGGCCCGCCAGCGCGCCCGGCTGGGGAACCTCGACAAGGCCGCCGTGAAGGACATGGCGCTGCTGGCAGCTACGGCCCTAGTCATGCAGGCCGTGGAGCGCATGGCGAGCCCGCCAGCCCTGCTGGCGGTGCCTTCCCGCCCCCACCGCTCGATGGCCGGGCCGCGCCGTGTCTCTTGAGGGGGACACCGAGCGCCGCTGCTGCGCGCGGGCGGTGCGGATGGGCTGCCAGCCGATCAAGCTCGGCGGCTTCGTGGTGGGCCTGCCCGATCGGGTGTTCCTGCTGCCGGGCGGTCGCACATGGCTGGTCGAGTTCAAGTCGCCCGACGGCGAGGTGAGCGCCCGGCAGGCGCACCAGTTCCGCAAGCTGGCGAAGCTCGGCCACCCGGTGGAGGTGATCCGCAGCTTCGCCCGCTTCAAGGATCTGCTGGCCGATCAGATGGGGCGCCCGCGGCCGACGCCGGTTGTCCAAATAGGGCTTGATCTGCCGTAAGGCGTCACCTACAATGAAGGCTGGCCCGGCACCCCGGCTGGCACGATAATCGCTTTAAAGTACTGTAGGCACCCCCTTACAACCGAGACAGACCATGAACCTCCGCAGCCAACTCGACGCCCTGATCACCACCGCAGCCGCCGCCCGCGATGTCGCCCGCGCCACCCCGACGCCCGTTACCCTGCAGGCCTCGATCGACGCCAGCGCCGCGGTGTCGGCCTTCATCGTCGCCCACCCCGCGCTCGGCCCGCGCGTCGCGCCCCGCCGCAGTGCCGGGCAGGCCCGCGGCTGGAACACCATCCGCTCCTTGGCACGATAATCGCTTTAGTAGTCATTACCTACACCCCACTACCCGAGACAGAACATGATCCCCTACACGCCCCACCCGTACCAGATCAGCGGCATCCAGCTTATCGCCGGCCGTTCCAACGGCGCCCTGCTGCTTGATCCGGGCCTCGGCAAGACTTCGATGTCGCTGGGCGCCTTCCTTGTGATGAAGGAAGCCGGCGCGGTGCAGCGCATGCTGGTGATCGCTCCCCTGCGCCCGGCCCGGCTGGTGTGGCCGGCCGAGGTCGCCAAGTGGGCCGATTTCGCCCATCTCAAGGTGTCGCTGGTGCTCGGCAGCGCCAAGCAGCGCGAAGCGGCGTTGAAGGCCGACGCTGACATCTACGTGGTGAACTGCGAGAATGTCGCTTGGCTGTTCGAGGCCGCCACGTGGTCGCTGCTCGGCGAGCGCGCCCCCGAGATGCTCGTCGTTGACGAGTCCACCCGCTTCAAGAACCCGTCGAGCGTGCGCTTCAAGGCACTGCGTGAGCACCTCGGCAAGTTCGCCCGCCGCTACATCCTGACCGGCACCCCGACGCCGCAGTCGATCGAGGATCTGTTCTCGCAGGCCTACATCTGCGACGAGGGCGCTGCGCTGGGCAAGTTCATCACCCGCTTCCGCCGCGAGTTCTGCATGCCCGAGTCCGTCCACGTCGGCGGCGGCCGCGTGATCCAGAAATGGCACCCGAAGAAGGATGCGGCCGATCGCGTCTACGCCCGCGTCAACGGCATGGCCCTGCGCCTCAAGGCCGAGGATCACCTGACCATGCCGAAGCTGATCTTCAATCGCATCGAGGTGGAGCTTCCGGCGCCGGCCCGCGCGCAGTACAACACGCTCGCCAAGGATCTGTTCCTCGCCACGGGTGGCGGCCTCACCATGGCCCCGGCCAACGCGGCCGCGTGCCTGATGAAGCTGCGCCAACTGGTGAACGGCACGGCCTACGCCGAGACTGAAGAGCGCACGCAGGCGACCGTCGCGATCCACACAGCGAAGCTCGATGCGCTGGCGGATCTGGTGGAAGAGCAGCAGGGCACCCCGCTGCTGGTCGCGGTGTCGTTCCTGCACGAAGTGGAAGCCATCCGTGCGCGCCTCGGCGATGCCGCCATCCCGTACCTCGGCGGCGGCGTGTCGGCGAAGGCCGCGGATGACGTCGTGGCGCGCTGGAACCGCGGCGAGTTGCCGGTGCTGCTGGTGCATCCGACGTCGGTGGCGCACGGCTTGAACCTGCAGGCCGGCGGCCACTGCGTGGCATGGTTCGGCCTCACGTGGAACCTTGAAGAGTATGACCAACTGAACCGCCGGGTGTACCGGCAGGGTCAGACCAAGACCGTCGTCATTCACCACATCGTCGCTCGCGACACGGTGGACGGCGCCATCCTCGACGCGCTGCAGGCGAAGTCGAGTGCCCAGCAAGCCATCCTCAACGTCCTGAAAGGACAAGCATGAAAACGCAAAAACCCGTGAAGCTCCCCCGCAAGATGCCGGGGGGCAGCAACACCAACAAGCATCCGCTCAGTTGGCTCATCGAGAACAAGCTCGGTGAGCGCAGCAAGCGGCAGCTTGCCATCGCGATCGGCATCCGCGCGCAGACGCTGTACGGCTGGGAGCGCATGGCCGAGGCTGCACCGCGCCACTTCCTGCTGCCGGGTCCGCGGGCGCGGCAGATCGCGGAGTACTTTAAAGTCTCGCCCGCGCTGCTGCGGCCGGATCTCTGGGGAGTGTGATGATCATCGCCAAGACCGATGCCGGCATGCTGATCATCGGCCTGTCGCGGCGCAACGTGGAGCTACTGGTGGCGGGCCAGCCGATCGTGAAGGACGCCTTCGGCCCCATGCCCGCCATCGCCATCGTCTACGGCGAAACCGAGCAGGCCATCTTCGAAGGGCTGACGGCGGATGACGTCGCCATGCCCTACGTCGATGTGCCCAAGGGGGAAGCGTGACCGAACCCATCGAGCCGGAATTCATCGCGGCCATGAATGCGCTCGCCGAAGTGCTCGACACTACCTTCAACCGTGGTGCGGCACCCGGCGAGCGCACGGTGGGCTTCGTGCTGCTGACGTTCAAGTTCGGCGACGAAGGCCGCGTCAACTACATCAGCAACGCCGAGCGCGAGGGCGTGGTCACCGCGATGAAGTCGTTCCTCGCACGGGCCGAGAGCCCGTCACCGCACTAGCGCCCCAGCTTCACGGGAGGTATGTGACCGAGCAACAGCGAGATCAGCACGACCACCACCACCAGCACGAAGAGCACCTGCATCACGGTGGCGAACGGTGGCGGTACCTTCGGGGCCAGTTGTTGTATGCCCCACCACAGCACCGCGAAAATGAGGCCGAGAATGACGACCGTTACGAGCAGTCCGAGTAGATCCATTTATCGCTTCTCCTCATCGTCGTCACGCAGTGCCTTGGCCCGCTCGCGCGCCAGCGCGAGCCCGCCCCCGGTTGCGGCCGCAGTGCCGGCCAGCAATTTCGGATCAGCCTTGCCGTAGAACAGGCGGCCCCACGGCACCTCGCCGGGATTCTGCTGCGCGCCTTTGGCGAAGTAGCCGGCCTCGGCGTTCGCCTGCTTGGCCGCCAGCAGTTCTTCCCATGACATGCGCGGCAGCTTCTTGTAGTCGGGGTGCATGATTTCGTGGGGCTCGATGCGCCCGCGCAGGGTGTCCCACTTGCGCCACTGCTCGGGGAACAGCGCGATCTCCGGATTCTCGCCGCGCGACTCGTTCACGTACTCGACCATCTTGTTGTAGAACGGCCCGAACTCCTTCGCCTGCTTCGGCTCATGCAGCAGCTTGTCCGGTGTGATCGAGGGATGCAGATCCGGATTAACCTCGCCCTTCGCGGTGCGGTACACCATGGAGCGGGTGTTGCCGCCGATGATGTCGATCGCTGTCTCTTCCAGTGACTTGGCGAAGGCCGGGTCCGCATGCGCGTGAGCTTCCAGCAGATCCGGCGTTGCGTCAGGGATGCCCATGCGCCGGCCCACTGCGCCCGTGAAGTCGGCACCTAGCTCGGGATCGCGCAGCAGCCGCGGGAAGCCTTCGCGGATCATGTGCAGGTCGATGGCCGAGGTGTTCGCCTTCGGCAGATCGAACCACGGCACGCCGAGCGATGCCGTCTTCGATCCCAGCCCCGGCACCTGATTCATGGTGCGCCGGGCGACATCATGCAGTGTCTCGCCCGCGCCGGCCTCGAACATCTCGGGCTTGTCGCGCAGCACCTGTGCAAGGCGCTGCATGTTGCCGAGATTGGCGGTGCCCTTGGCCCCCATGCCGCCGCGCGACGCACTGCCGGTGCCGCGCTCCTCCCCTGCCAGTAGCTCCTTCGGCGTGTCCGCCAGTGCTGATAGCTCCTCCGGATTGCGCACGCGGAAGCGCGCGGCCAAGAATTCGTTCGGCCCCAGTGGCGCATTGGGCGACAGCAGCGCGAAGTTGAGTGCGTTGAATTTTTCCTCGGGCGGCATGCCGCCGGGCCGGTCATAGGTGCGCAGGAACTTCTTCATCAAGTCGTTGTGCAGATCCCGCCCGAGGATGGTGGGATCGAAGTTGTTGGACTTGATCTGGAACAGGTCAGGGACGCTGAACTTGCCTTCCATCCCGCCCGGCAGCTTTAGCTCGCGCCGGGTGGCGATGTCGGACACGCCGAGACTCTGGTCAGGCGTGACGGTCATGTTGACGCCGTGCTGCTCGCCCCATGCCTTCCAATCCGCCTCGCTCATCTGCGCCGCCGGCTTCGGCAGCACCGGCTCTTCCGCGCGCAGGTAGCCGCGCTCGTTGGCGGCCGCCTCGATGTCCTCGCCCGGCACCATCTTGGTGGCCTTGTACTTCTCGTTGGTGAGCAGCGAGTCCACGATGTCGGGATCGTCGGGGAAGTGCGCCGTGAGGGCGGCACGGGACCGCGGCACGGCCTCTAGGACGGGCGCTGCGCCCTCGGCGGCTACTACCCCCCGCTCCGCGCCTGTGACGGCCTTGGCAGCCCGTCCTGCGGCCTTGGCCCCGCTGAAGCCCTTGGGGCCGGGCAGCGCCTCGGGTAACGCCGTCAGGGCGGCGCCGAGCATCGGCGACACCGCGCCCACCGGATCCGCGATGTTCTCCTTGGCGAGCTTGTTGATGGGCTCGATCGCCTCGCCCACGTAGCCCAGCCCCTGCCGGGCGCCCGTGGAGCGGGGCACGTAGGTGCCCTTCTCCTGCGTATCGGCAATGGCCTTGACGGCCGCGTCGAGGTTGCCGCCGGTCTTGGCGAGCGTGTACAGCCCCTGCCAGCCCCCGGCGGCCTGCGAGGCGGCGCCGCTGGCGATCGCGGCCGCCATCTCCGGAGTCTCGCGCAGGACGCTGGTTAGCTCGTCCCGCTTGAGGTTGCGCGTACGCCCGAGCGCCTCGCCCGGCGCATCGCCCAGCGGGTTGTCACTCTCCTGCAGATTGCGCAGGAAGTCGGCTAACGTTCCCATGGCCTGACTCCGGTGGCGTGGCAGTGTTGCGCTGCAGTGCCCGCAGCGCCGCCTGCGCGCGGACCAGTTCGTTCAGGGCACCATTGCGCTGCTCGGTGAGCGCGTCGATGATGTCCTGCGCGTCGAGCTTGATCTCGTCGGCCATCGCTTTAAACCTCCAGCGCCTTCACGCGCGTGGATAGCTCCTGCACCGCGGCCACCAGCGGCGCGATGAACTCGGAGTAGTTGAGGCCCACGGCCACATCCTCGGTTTCGCTCAGGGCCACGATGCCGGTGTCGGCGAAGCCTGCTGTCGCCAGCGCGCCCCGCACTTCCTGCGCGATCAGCCCCCAGTGCGGGCGCACGCCGGGCACTGGAGTCACCGTGTTGCCCATCACCGGCTCATCGTGCGCAGGCGTCACGTTGCCGTCGATGTCCACGGTTTCGGGCACCGGCTTGGTGCCGGTCTGCACCGGGGTGACGATGGTGCGCTCGGCGATCCACTTGTATTGCACCGGGCGCAGAGTCTCGATGAACGACAGGCCCAGCGGCGAATCCACGATGTCCTTTTTCAGCCGCGCATCGCTGGTGTTGATGGCGCCGTTCTGCGCGTACACGGCGTTCCAGCGTTCCGCCAGATTGCCCAATGCCTGCGCGCCGTCATAGGCCGGATGGAAGCTGCCGCCGCCCTGAAAGGCGAGGTTCTGCCATGCGGTGTAGGCATCGTTGATGCAGCCAATGGCGAGATAGGCGTTGTTCGCGCCCTGCGCCGTGATGGTGAAGTGCATGTCCGGTCGCCCGGTTGCCATCACGTCGATGGCGCCCTTGGGGTCTTGTAGATGCCCGAAGCTGGACGCGCCCGGCTGCAGGATCGAGCCCGTCATGAAGCGAAAGTAGGCACCATCGAATTGCAGGTAGCGCCCCCCGCCACTGCCGAAGAAATAGACGCCTTGATCGACGGCGCGATTGGCGAAGTGGTCAGCGCCCGTGACGTAGCTGTTGCTGTTGATCGAGCCCGCTGTCAGGTTGCCGGTGATGCCCACATTGCGCCCGGCGACGACATCGTAGGTGGCGTAAAGCGTTGGCGCCGAAATATTGAGCCCGGTGCTTAGGGTGTTCGCGGTGTTGAAGTTGAAGGAATTGCCTTCATGCAGAATCTGGTACTGCACTGCGCCCGCGGACCAGCCGCCGACGCGCCACTTGCCATCGGCGCTCAGGCCGAACAGCGAGGCATAGGCGCCCAAGATGTTGAAGGCCATGTAGGCCGCATCGCTGGGGCCGGCGCTGCTGATCGACAGCTTGTGCTGGGGCGCTGCCTGCGCGATGGAGCCGACGCTGCCTTGAATATCGACGTTGCCGGTCACTTGGGTGGTGCCGGCAAGAGTGATCCCGGCTGTGGCCGTCAAAACCCCGCCCAGCCACAGCGGGGTGCTGATGCCGGTCTGCGTGGGCGTCATGTCCATGATCGCGGCACCGCCCGCGGCCAGCGCCCAATGGTCAGGGCCGATGCGGTAGATGCCGTTGTCGGGGTCTTGCGTGAACGCCATGCCGGGCGCGCCCACGGTGCCGTCGAATATCTTGAAGGGCGCCAGCATGCCGCCGCGGCCGTTGCGGTCGAGGGAGTTGGTCAGTTCGCTGGCGATGTCGCTGTCGGTGGTGTTCTCGAACGACGCCATGATGGTGTTGCCTGCCACCACGGGCGGCAGCGGCAATGTGTAGACTCCTGCGGCGTTGCGTGGCATGGCTTTAAAGTCCTTGGGTGAAGGGTTGGCGGCGGCGCATCTCATCTTCCGACAGCGAGGACGCCGCCAGCGCGCCCTGCTGTGCGTCGGCCTCGGCGAGTGCCCGCGCCAGCACACTCGGCTCACCCGTGCGGGGCTTCGCCATGTACTGCTGGTACGGCTTCGACAGCAGGGCCTTGCGCGCCAGCATGCGTGCCACCGGCAGCGCCACGGGCGCCAACGCCGCAGGGCCGAATGCCATCGCGCCCGCACCTCCCAAAGTGCCGAGGCCCACGTCGAGCGCGGAGATGCCGGGCGGCGTCTGCCGGAACTCGCGCGTGGACAACGGCGCGAAGTTGGCGGCATTGGCGATCGTTTCCAGTTCGCCGGATAACGGTCGATCAGCGCGCTGACGCGCGGCGATCTTGGGTGCATCGATGTTGCCGGTGCCTTGGTTGAGTGCCTTCTGCACATCGTAGCTCTGCGCGATGCGCTGCCGGGCTGCCTGAAAGTCGGTCAGCAGATCACGCTGCCCGGCGGCCCTGAGATTGGCGCCCACCAGATCCTCCAGTGCATTGGCAATGCGCTTCTGGTAGCGCGCGGACTCGGCGTTGCCGGTGCGGAAGCCGCTGTCGGCATCGCTGCGCAATCGCTTGATCAACTCGACCGCACTGGTCGGTGAGAAGCTGTTGCGGTTCATGTCGCGCAGCAAGTCCTCCACGTGCGACAGCCGCAGCGATTCCACCGGGGTGCCGCCGCCGCCCGCGCCGATGCGATCCAGATACTCGCTGTGCAGATCCGCGAGCCGCTGCTGATAGGTGTTGTTGGCGCGGATCGGCAGATTGAAATTCTTGACTGCATCGTAGGCATCGCCCGCTTGCCGCCGCACGGCTTCCAATGTTTCCACCGACAGCGCCGTGTTCTCGGGCAGGCCCAAGGCCTTGCGCGCGAGCGCGTTGGTGACCGGCTGGTTGTCCAGCGATGCCGCCTGCTCGGTGGCGGCCTTGCCCGAGATGCCGCCGATGACCTTGTTGGTGAGGGACGGGTTGACCTGTGCCGGCGGGAAGACGTAGCCCGCTTCCTGTGCGGCGCCCACGTTGGCATCGACCACCGCGCGCTGGGCCGCAGTGCGCCTCGCGTTCGCCATGGCGGCCTGCGCCCGCGTCGCTGCGGCCGTTGTAGCCGCCGGCAGCAACGAGGCCGCGAGCACCTGACCGGAGGTGCCCGCACCCGCGTCGCCCGCCGCCTCGCTCGCCAGCATCGAGGCAGCGCCCGTGGCGGCGCTGCCGAGCGCCTGCGGCAGCGTCTGCGGTGCCACCATGCCGGCGGCCGCGCCCTGCCCGCCCACGTGCAGGTAGCGCGAGGCCGGGTCATCGGGCCGGTTGGGATTGATGACCGGCCCGGCGCCGCGTTCTTCCAGTTGCTTGGCGATCCACTCGGGCGAGCCCGCCACCTTGCTGCGATCAGTCAGTTCCGGCAGGTTCTCGGGCTTGGCGCCGAAGGCGCCCATCACGCCGCCGACGCCGGCCTTCGCCAAGTCGTAGGCGTTGAGCGCGGTTGCCACCGGCAAGCCGGCGAGGTTCACCAGCGCACCGCGGTTGACGCCGGCCGCGCCGGCCTGCGCGCGATCGAGCGCGGTGGCATCCGGCGGCGGGGGCGGCGGTGCGACCTTGGCCCACTCCTTCGCCCACGGCCCGGTGTCCGCGCCGTCACTCCATTCACGCTCCCACGGGTTCACGCGTCTACTCCCAACTCGATCGCTGCTTCGGGTCGCCGCCTTTAAAGCGATGACCGTCCACCACGTCGCCCACCTTGGGCGTCGCCAACGGCGCGGGCCGTGCCGGCGCCTCGGGGCCGTTGATGGTCCGCGCCTGCGTGGCCCATGGCCCCAGAACCTTCAACTGCCGCTGCTGCCACTCGCGCGACGACACCAGCTTCTGCAGCACACGATCGGGCGGATCTTGCGCATTGGGGATGAAGTTGGCAACGGTGGCGAGTTCGGCCGGTGTCTGCGCTGCACCGAGCAGATCATGCGCTGCCTGCGCGGCCTGCCGCAGCACGTCCGCGCGTACCTGCTGCTCCTCGGGCGTGAGCTTGGCATTGAGGATGCGTGACTGAATGATGGTGGGCGTCAGCGCCGCCAGCGACGAGGCGCCGCCGAAGGCATTGGGGAAGGCCTTCATGCGCGCTTCCAGATCGAGGAAGGTCTGCTCCGAGCCCTGCAGATGCTGCGCCGCGAGCACCTGCTTGTCGGCAGTGCCCTGCGACACCATCGGTCCCTTGTACTCGACCATGTCGCCGTTCGGCCCTGCGACAAAGGTGCGGCCGAGCGTCGGGCTGTAGCTGACGATCTGCCCCTCGGGGGTGACCCCGTGCGCCTGCATCTTGCCGCCACCGGCCGCGGCCTCGCGCCGCATCGCGATCAGTTCGCGCTGGTTGGCCGCGCGATCGGCCGCAGCCTCGCGCATCGCCATGATCTGCAGTTCCTTCAACTGATTCATCTGCTGGTGCTGCAGCGCCTCGGCGCGCATCTTCTCCTCGGCCGTGACCGCGGTGAGCTTCTGCTTCTCCAGCGTTTCGATCGACGCCCGCAAGTCGGTGATCTGCTTCTGCCGCTTGTAGCCGGGATCGAGGTTGACGTTGCCGCTGACGTCGATCTCGCCGCCCTCGATCTTCTGCGGCTGCATCATGTGCGCGGACTGCTGCGCGAACTGGCCCTGCAGTCCCTGCATGTCCTTCGGCCCCAAGCCGGCGGCGAGCGCCGCGCCGAGCACCTGTACGCCCTCGCTGCCGCGCCTGCGTGCGGCCGTGGCGGCCCCGCTGTAGTCGGGGTCTTCGTTCAGTCCCTGCAGTTGCTTCTGGTACTCGCTGATCTGGGTGTCGTAGCCGGCCGCGAGCCCGCCGAGGTTGGGTGAGCGCGCCGCCTGCGTCGCGTTGGGCAGGGTGCGGATCTGGTCAGCACTGGCCGCGGGCACGCTGGCCGCGGCCGCGGTGGCCTGCGGCAGCATGCTGCGGTCACCCAGTTCGAGGCCCTTGCCCCTGCCCTTGCGCACGGCGTAGGCGAGCGGCAGGACCGGCGGCGAGCCGGTGCCGGTCACGCCGTCGTCAGGGCCGAACAGGTCGAGCGCGGACGGGTCGATGTACATGGTGTAGGTGACTCCTACTCTGGGCCGAACCGGCTACGCGATGCTTCCATGTCGTCGCGCAGGAGGTCCATGCGCTTCTTGAACATGGCCTCGCGCTCCACGCCGAGCTTGTCGGACTTCATCTGGCCGCCGATGTTGCCGAGGCCGGTGGCGAGCATTTCCAGCGGGTTCGCTGCCGTCTGCACCCGCGAGTTGCCGCGCATGCCGGGCATCGCCTCACCCCGTAGTTCGTCGGCGAGCTTCTGCTGCCGGTCGAGGTCGCGCTCCTGCCCGCCGAAGGCGGCCTGCCCCAGCGTCATGTTGACGGCGTCCATCTGCGGATTGCGCGCACCCGCCTGTGGCGCCTGCGGTGGCGGCGGCATGCCGCCCATCGACGGCCCGCCGGGATCGGGGCCGAAGGGCGATTGCGGTGGCGGCATGCCCCCGCCCGGTGGCGGCGGCGTGAGGCCGGGCACGCTGTTGCCGCCCGGCATGCCGGGAGGAGGTGGCATCGCGCTGGGGCCGCCCGGTGGCGGCGGTGCGCCCGGTGGCCCGCCCGGTGGCGGCGGGGCGCCGCCCGGTGGCGGCGGTGCGCCCGGCGGCCCGCCCGGCATGGCGCCTGACAGCAGGCTCGCCAGCTTGCTCGGGTCGCCGCCTACTTGCTGCAGGATCATCTGCAGGATCTTCGGATCAATTCCACCGAGGGGTGAGGCCATGTCACGCTCCTTGCATGTCGGCGCGCACGATGTCGCGCCACTGCTTTAAAACCGTTTCCACCTGTTCCCGCTGCGGTGGTGGCAGATGCTCGACGCGCGCCACGTTGTCGTCCCGGTACGCCGTGCAACTCCAGCAGTCACGGCTGGTGGACTCGCCTTCGCTGTAGTACGCCGCCACCAGCTCGGGCGCGTTCTGCTGCAGGTACTCGAACACGCGCTCGCGCGACCAATCACGCAGCGGAAACTTGTAGGTGATGCCGAACTCATCGATGCTGTCATGCTCGATGCGCGGGCGCCGCTTGTCGCTGTTGCGCTGGCCGCGGTACACCACCTTGGCACCGACACGCTGCACCGCATGCTGCAGTGGCAGGAAGCGCGCACGGCCGCAGCAGTCGAGATAAGACTGAAACACGATCGGCCGCGGGCCATAGATGTGCTCGCCGAAGCGGGTGTGGCTCACCGGCACCACGTCCACCGGCCAGCCATAGGTGCGGATCACTTCCGGCTGGTCACCCTGCACGTGCAGGAAGTGCGGCACCATGCGGCGCACGTCTTCCATCAGTTCCGTTGTCTCGGGATACGCCGCGCCCGTGTCACCCCACATGACCACCGAGTCGGACCACAGGCCGCGCAGGTAGATCAGCATTGCCATGCTGTCGATGCCGCCCGAGATCTGGATCACGTTATGCATGTTATGCGCGCTACATCATCGCTGCTTTGGAGCCCAGCCCCATGGCACCGGACATCATGCCCTGTGTCTGCTGCTGCTGGGCGTTGAACTGATCCATCATCGACTGTCCGGTCATCTGCGCCGCACTCAGCGACTGCACCGGCTGCGAACCCACGGCCGTCTGGAAGCCCGGCATCTGCGGCGTCTGCACCTGTTGCCCGCTCATCAGCGCGTTCATCTCGTTCAGGCTCATGCTGCGACGCTGCGCTTCCTCGGCGATCTTCTGCTGCCGCAACTGCGTCTGCAGGCCGGTCGAGGACATTGCCTGCTGGTAGTTCTGGTTGTCCACACCTAGCTGCTGCTGGTAGGTGTTCATGCCCGCAGTGTTGTAGAAGTTGCCCGCGTTCATGGCCTGCTGGAACTGCGCGGTGCGCGCCGCGTTCTGCGCTTCCTGCGAAGCGAGATCCTGCGCGAAGCCCTGCTGCCCGGCGCCGAGGCCGAACTGGGCCGCGCCCTGCTGCTGGCCGAACAGATTTTGCAGTGCCTGATTGCGCGCCTGCTGCGAGGCTTGCCCCTGCCCGAAGGCCTGCTGCTGCTGGCCCATCAGCATGCTCTGCAAGCCCTGCTGCTCCTGCCCGCCCTGCTGCACGGCGTTGAATCGCTCACGGGCTTGGTTGTCACTCAGCGCCTGCATCTGCTGGTTGTAGCTTTCGCTGCCGGGCGTGATGCCTTGGTTCGCCAGTTGCGTGCGCAACTGCGCGGTGGCGCGATCGTGCTCGGGCTGCATGCGATCGAACAGCGACTGCTCGATGCGCTGCCGATCGGCACTGAAGTTCGCCGCATTGGTGGTGCCGGTGGTCTGCTGCAGCCCCTGCGTGTCCTGTCCGGTGATGCCTAGCTGCTCGCGCCCAGTGGTGATCTGCTGCGGCGCCGACGTGTCCATCGCTTCCTGCTGCACGTAGTTCTGCATCGGCTGCGTGCCGGTGATGTAGGCACGTGCATCAACCCTACCGGCAGCGGGCGTGTCGCGGTCGATCTTGCCCCAATCAAACGATTGCCCCATGTCCGCTTGCAGGCGATCGGTGAACGACGCCGCCAGATCGGAGCGGTCGTTCTGCATACTGATCTGCTTGTCGAGCGCCTGCTGCAGTTGGGGATTAAGGTTCTCACTCTGCACCCACTTCGTGACCGGCTGGCCGGTGCCGGGATCGATGTCCTGATAGGTCTGCCATTCAGTGCGGCCCCACGGGGTGTACTGCTGCGGCCGGTTGGCCCAGTTCTGCTGGGCCGTGAGCGCGGCACTCGACGCTGCCTGCTCACGCGCAGCGTCGTTGTAGTCGGGTGCCTGTGGTGCTGACTTGCCGCCCATGGTAGGTGCTCCCTTTAATGATACTTGGTGAAGTGCTTGTCGAGCTTCGCCAGCCACGGGCACTCGTCACGCAGCATCTGCAGCACGATCAGGTCATCGCCGGCGTCCCAGCCATCGGTGATCCGGTGGATCTCTTTAAAGCCCATGCGCTTGATGAAGTTGTAGCTGCGCACGTTGCTCGCGGCGACCGGCGCCATCAATGCGCGCATGTCGAGTTGGCGGAACGGATAGTCAAAGGTGCGCCAGATCAGGGTGCGGCTTATCCAGTTGCCTTCACCCGCGGTGTGGATGCTGCACACGTGGCCCCAGAATCCATTGAACGCGACCACGCCCAGCAATTCATGGTTGACGGCCGACACGCTGCCGAAGGCCTGAAAGTCGCCGCTCGGTGGCAGGCGCACCTCATGCTCGGACAGGAAGCCCAGCATGGCGACCTTCTCTTGCACCGTTAACGCCGTGACCACGTGCATCTACTGTCCCTTGAAAAAGTACGCCAGCAATGCGCTGACCACCACCACGATCATGCCTTCCAGCGCGATCGTGATCAGCCTCACCCGTGCTTCTAGCAGCGCCAGCCGGGTGCCGACGCTGCCATTGACCGGCGGCTCGCCGGCTGCGTTCACTTTTGCGGTGCGTAGCAGTACACCACCATGTCGGTGATCGGTGGATACGTGGCACCCTCGGCCAGCGGCCCGTTGTTAAAAATTTCGAGGTAATACACGCCGGCCGGCTCCAGCACGATCACACCCGCGCCCGGCGGCCCGCCGACGCAGTAAGGGATGCTCGGGTAAGTGCCGATCGTCTGATACAGGATCTTGCCGCTGCCGTCGCGCAGCTTGACGTCGCGCTGCTGCGGCCCGCCACTGGCGCCGTGCTCGCCGACGCTGATGGTGTTCATGTTCGGTCCCTTGGGCCAATCGGCCGGCACCGTGAGCGTGAGCTTGTACAGGTCGTCGCCTTTCATGCTCGGGTACGGATCGACGCCTGTGTACACGTGGCCGCCGAACGGCAGCACGCCGGCCTCGCCGCCCTGCGTGCCGGTGTCGGCGCCGGTCGGCTGGCCGCTGGTGTACTGCTGGCCGACGCTCCAATCAGCCTGCGTGTAGTAGTTGAGCACGGGCGGCGGCATCAGCGAGAACTGCACCACGTCGCCGCCATCGAGCAGCACCTTGTTGGCCCAATCGTGCGCCTGCAGATCCTCCACCATCTTCATCGACGTCTGGTAACTCTTGGCCGGCACCCACAACGGATCAACAGGTTTTGTGCTTGGACGATTCACGCGCGTTCCTTTCGGTAGGGTTAGCTTTTTCTGACGGGCCACTTTAAAGCACTCCTTGGCCGACTTCAGCCAGCAACTTCCACGTGGTGAAGATGGTGCCGGGCGACTCGCCCGTGAAGTCCATGCGCAGCGAGCAATGGGTGCCGAGCCCCTCGGCGCCAACCCACGCATTGTAGAAATTGCCGCTGCCCGCCCATATCGCGTTGTCCCACTGCGCGCTATCCCACACCGCGAGCCCCCGCGGGCTGTAGATGGGTGAGCCCGGTATCGGCTGGAAGCTCCAATCGGTGTTGACCTGCGCCTTCACGCTGGGCGCGCTCGGCGCGATGAACATGGGCATCACCATCAGCGGCCGCTTGGTGTGGAACTCGTCGCTGCTCAACGCCACGAACGACGTCTGCACTGATGCCACTACCGCGGTGCCCGGCGTGCCGTCCTGCAGGCTGTCATCGGTGGTGCCGAAGAACATCTGCATCACCTTGCCATCCTTGGTGCCGAAATAAAGCTCGCCATCGTGCGCCTCGATCGACAGCATGGGGATGCCGCTGAACTCACTCCAGCCGCCCGACAGCGTGCCGAACACGTACTGCAGCCCGTCCTGCGGGCCGTTGTGCGGCGTGATGATGATGGCGCACTGCTCGCCCATGAAGTGCAGCAACTGCCAGAAGGGCGACTGATAGCTGCCGCGCACATCCTGCGCGATGCGCTCCATGTAGCGCACCCAATCCTCGGTGCCGCCAAGCTCGCCAGCCGGCACGTTGAGCCCGCGCGCCGACGTTAGCTGGCTCATGCGCTCGATGCCGTTGGGCGTGATGATGGACAGATCGCCGCCGTACTTGGACATGAAGCGCCGGCCTACAGGCACCCTGCCGACGGCCCAGCGCCCCGCGATGCGGAACTCCCCCGGCGTAGCGGGGTCAGTGCCTTCGTACACCAGCACGTCACCCCCGCGGCCCACCACCACCAGCTTGTCATCGACGCCGTCACCAGCATCGAGCGTCCATGACGCCATCGCGGCGAGGTCGCCACCGAACACCAGCAGCGGCCCGAAGTCGAACGGCTGCGCCACGCCTTGAAACGCCAGCACCGGCAGATACCATGCGATGTTGGAATTGAGCGCGATGAACCAGAGGCGATTCTTCCACACCATCACGAAGTCGAACTTGCTGGCATCGGTGCCGGTGATGCCGGCAGTGCGATCGATCCAGCCGGCACTATCCTCGAACGTCCACACCCCGCCCCCGGCGCTGCAGGCCACCAGATAGTTCTGCCCGCCCGCGCTGAAATTAGTCCAACTGAACACACCCGGCGTGCTCTGGTTCGGTACGGTCAGGAACGGCGTCACTGCATCAGTAGGCGTTACCTGCTGCGCGGTGACTTCATAGATGATGCCGTCCGAGGCTGCGGCCCACAAGCGGGGCTGCATGGTGCTGCCCGCGCCCCGTGCCGGCAGATAGGACATCAGGGAGCGCACTTCGCCGGGAATGCCGGTCATCCAGCGCCGGTAGCCCCGGCGCAACTCAACGCCATAACGCCGGCACAACACGTTGCGCAGCAGCAGTGCCGTGTTCGCGTCCTGCGCATTCAGCGTGTAGCGCACCGTGAGCCCCTTTAAAGGGGCGGGGAACATGCCGCCTTGGTAACGCTGCGGCTGCGGCGCGAATGACGTGTTGGCCCGCGCCATAGCCTAACTCCAGACGCCCGTGCCGGTAGCTCCTGTGGCCCCGGTAGCTCCGCTCGCGCCGGGCACGCCCTGCGGGCCTGTAGGCCCGGTTGCGCCGGCTGGGCCGGGTACCACTGACGGCGCACCCGTTGGCCCGGTGGAGCCCGTGGCGCCCGTGGCGCCGACGGGTCCGAGCGGCCCCGGCACCGTGGAGTCTGCGCCGGTCGCACCCGTGGTCCCGGTGGAGCCCTTGGGACCGATCGGGCCGGGATCGCCCTGCGGCCCCGGCACGATCGAGTCCGCACCTGTGGCACCTGTGGCACCGATCGGGCCGGGCACCGTAGAAGCAGCGCCCGTAGCCCCGACGGGTCCGGTGGGGCCGGTAGCGCCCGTCAGGCCCGTAGGTCCAATCGCGGTCGAGGGCGCTCCGGTGGGGCCGGCTGGTCCTGCCGGGCCGGGAACGTTGGACGCCGGCCCCTCGGGGCCGGGAATGCCCGCAGTGCCGATGATGTTGCCGATCAGCGCGAAGCCTTCCGGCGTGCTCGACAGCGACAGGACCGGCGCACCCTTGTCCGCACCCGCGCGTGAAGCGAAGGCCGTGTTGAAGTCGGCCGTCGCCGCTTCCGACGACATCGCGTTCCACTCCAGCCACTTCTTCCGCGCGAGCAACGCCACCAGATAGGCGTCGAGCACGAACGAGTCGCCGTTGTTGTCGAGCGTGTTCTTGCGCAGCAGCGGATCACGCTCATCAATGATCTGCGCCTTGCTGAGATAGAAGAAGCTGAACGGCTGCGCCGTCGGGTACGGCGGCGCCATCACCCACAACTGGTCGCCGCAGGCATGGTCGCGCTTCACGGCCGCCGGGTACCCCACGGCCGTGAAGCGCGACCATGCCTGCGCCGATGCGGGGCCGCCGAGCAGGGGCGCCAGCGAGTGTGAAGACCACTGCGTCTGGTCGATGAAGCGATAGAAGTCGGGGGGCAGCGCGAAGGCCTTCTGCGTTTGCCCTGCGCTGTCGCCGACGACGTCGATCACGCCTTCCTGCGTCAAGTCCTGCCATTCACGCAGCGCCAGCAACTCCGCGCAGGCGTCGGTGAGCGCGGCACGCATCTGCGCATGCTTGGTGTCCACCGATCCTGCCGGGTCCGCGGAAGCCGGATAGCCAACCAGCGAGCAGACGAAATTAATCGCCTGCCCGAAGTTGAACTGCGCGATTTGTACAGGCATTGCCTTATCGCCGCTGGTTGTTCTGCGGTTGCTTCGCGGCTTGCTGGTTGGCCTCGATCGCTGCCAGCCGCTCGGTCAGCGACGTGATCGTCGCGTCGCGCGCTTCCAGTTCGGCCTGCACCTTGCGCAATGGCGCCTCGTCCTTCTGCAAGCTGATGAACTCCGCGGCCCTGCGCTTCAGGTCGAGCGAGCCCGGCATCTTCATGCAGGCGCTGTCGGATAGCTGGCTCAACTGCTCGATGGTCCGCACGCCGATGTAGCGATACTCTTCAACCTGCGCCAGCGACAGCTTGCCCCACAATTCCAGCGGCGTGCCGTTCAACTGCTCCGACGTGCTGTTGCGCTTCCAATCCTCGTACTGCTTGCCGAAGCGGTTGATGTCACCCGCGCCGGCCGGCCGCACGATCACGTTGTCGCGATCGCCCGGCACCATGATCTGGATCATGTCCACTTCTTTAAAGCGCATGATGCCTTCGGCTGCCGAGGCGACGTCGTCGCGCGCGGCCTTGCGGAAGAAGCGCACCGCCAGATGCTCGTCACCCTTGCGACTGTCGCCGGGCGTGAAGTCCTTCGGGTCATGTTCGAACGTTTCCATCGTCTGTAGCTCCTAGCTGTGTCAACGTGTCGGCACTGGTTAACGGCGCAGTGCCTGCGCCTGCATCATCTGTCGCTGCATGGGGCCGCCCCAACCGCCCCCACCACCCCAGCCACCACCCCAGCCGCCGCCACGTCCACCACCGTAGCCGCCACCGTAGCCGCCGCCGTAGCCGCCGCCGTAGCCGCCGCCGTAGCCGCCGCCGTAGCCGCCGCGCTGGTACATGGCGCCGCCCATCGGGCGCATGCCGATCGGTGCCTGCGCTTGCGGCAGGGGCACGGCCTCGCTACCGACGGGTGTGGTGCTGCCCCCTGCCAAGCCGGCCTGCGCAGCCGCTGCATCGGGAACCGCTGCATCGGGAGCCGCCGCCGCGGCCGTTGCCGCCTGCGGTTGCTGCATCTGTTGCTGCATCCACGGTGGCATGGCCTGCTGCATGCGGCCCCCGCCCCAGCCGCCGCCCTGCGCCTGCGAGAATCCGCCACCGGGCATGCTCTGCCCTCGCATCGGGCCGTAGGGTGAGCCCTGCATGCCTTGCTGCTGCTGGTAACCGCCACCCGGCATGCTGTAGCCCTGCATCGGGCCATAAGGTGAGCCCCCGCCCTGCGGCTGCGCGAAGCTCGCCATCTGCGAGTAGTTCGGGGCGGCCTGCCCCATCATGGCGCCCACGGTTACTTGTGCTTCTTGCTGTGCTTGCCGTTGTCGTCACCGTGCTTCTCAAGCTCGGCGGCGAGCAGCGCATCGGACTCCAGTTCAAGCTGCTTCTGCGTCGGCTCATCGGCGAGATACGGTGCCGGCTCCTTGCCCAGCGCACGCGCCTCGTTCGCGGCCTCGCGCTCCTGCCGTTCCTTCAGTTCCTTGTCGAGCGTGGCCTGCAGCGCATCCTCCGCGGCGTTCTCGCGATCGGCTGCTTCCTTGTCGCCTTCGGCTACCGGCCGTTCCACCGCATCGGCGCCGACTTGGATGCGGACGTACTCGGCGCCATCCTTGCTGAAAAATGTGTAGCGCATGACTGCTCCTTATGCCGGCGCGGCCTGCGCCGCTGTTTCGGAAGCGAACACCGATTGGCCGTTGACCAGCCCGATGCCGCTGCGATTGGTGTAGCCCGCCACAACCGCATTGCCGTTCGCCACGGCACCCGTGGCGCCCAGCAGGCGCATCCCGAAGCCGGTGTACGGCGAAGTGGAGCCCGCGTCGCGCGAGCCGCCATTGCCCGCCGCCATCAACGCGATGCCGGTGACGTAGGGGTTGGCGACAAACGGCACGCTGTACTTGTCCGGTGTGGTGACGTTGGCCGTGGTGCGGCCGCCCCCGATGTACATGTAGCGGCCGTCGGTAAAGTTGGTCGTCACCACGCCCGGCGGCGGCGGCGCCGCATAGGTCGGCTTGGTGCCGGGCTCTTGGTTGTAGTTAAAACCTGCTTGCGCCACCGTGACCTGCGGCGACAGCGGCGTGATGCCGTCCTTCTGCAGCGCGTAGAAGATCGAGTTGAGGCCGAACCCGATGCCGGTGGACAGCGCGCCGGTCGAGCACGTGCCGGCCGAGCCCTTGTCGAAGGGCGAGCCCTTCGGACCCGACAGCGGATCGAAGATGACGGGCCGCCCCACGCTGGGGTTGGCGAGATTGTTGGCGGCCGAGTCGCCGGGTAAGCCTGCGGGCATGATGTGCTCCTTTGAATGGTGACGCGGCGGTGCACTAGGCAACCGCCGCGAAGAATCCGCAACCGTGACAGGCTACGGGCTCTTGAGCCGCCCTTGGAAGTATTGACCCGAGCACGTGAGGTTGCCCGCCCACGCCAGAATCGTGACTTCCGCATCCTGATTGATGGCGTATCGCTTGTTCGGCGACAGCGGCACCATGTCGCGCCGCGCATGCGGACGCCACTTCAGGTACTTGGTGTTGAGGAACAGCATGGTCTTGGCCGGCGCGCCGCTGCCCCATGACGAACTGGCGAAGTAGATGCCGCCATCGAGCACCACGTCGGCGTCCATGAACTTGATGGTGGGGAAGCCGAGGCGCGCGGAGTCCGGATTGGTGAAGCGTTGCAGCGCCTGCAGCGAAGCCACGTACACGCCCCACATGAAGTTGTCGGCGATGATGACGTTGGGCCGGTCCTGCCCGCGGACCAGATTGGCCCAGCAGTCATTCATCGCGGCCGGCAGGTTCTGCGGTGTCGCTGCGGCTGCCATCAGGCTGAAGTACGGCCGCCAGAAGGCCCACGTGCCGCGCACGATGCCGCCATAGGTGCTGGCAGCGACGCGGCCGGTGGCGACGTCGGCAGGCACTGCTGCGTCGATGCCGGTGATGGCCTTGCCGCCGGCCGTGGTGCCGTCGCCGTAGAACCCGTACGAAAGGATGTTCGCCATCGTGGATTCGCCGACGCCGATGCGCGCATCGAGCAGGTCGATCATCTGCTCGCGTCCGGAGTTCTGCAGATCCTCCAGCCCCGACATGACGATCGGGACCGCGGCCTGCTTCAAGGTGAAGCGCGCGGCACTGATGACGTCCTGCGCTGCCACGGGCAGGAGGTCGTAGCCGGAATAGAAGCCGCCGTTGGAGTTCTCGGCGAAGGACAGTTCTTCCAGAATCTCGGAACCGCCGGAAACGGTCTTTACGTTGCCCTTGTCCTTGATGTAGGCAAGGCCTGCATTGTTGTTGGTGACGTTGTCGGCGATCTGGCGCGAGCGCGACTCGATCGTGGTGGCGACGATATCTGTAACGGTGGGGAAAGACACGGTTCCTCCCGAATGGTTGACGAATAAAAGCAGAATCGCTTCAAGTCGTCGCCTCTTTCGGTGGGGGAGCCGTGTCCTTTAAAGACACGCTCGCTCCGGTGCAGAGGATGGCGCGGCCGCGGGGGCCGGGTTCATGCACGAAGGCGCTACTGTGCTGCGAGCTTGTAAAAGTTACGCGCTAGTGCGCAGGGTGTCAATTGCGGCTTCCAGCGACTGCCGCACCGACGGCGCCGCGAGGCCGTTGGTGGTTGCCAGCTTGGCCGCGGGCGGGGCATTGCCCGAGGGCAGGGACGACGACGCATGCCGCGCTGCGGCGAGCGTACGCGCGGCCTGCGAGGCGTTCATGCGCATGCCGCGGGACTCCACCACCTTGCGCACCTCGGGCTCGATCATAATGGCGCGCTGGTAGGCATCCTCCATGGACATCTCGATCCCGCGCTTCGCGGCTGCGTCCATCACGTCGGCCATGGTCAGACGCACATCATCGAAGAACTCATGCTTGGCATCGGCTTTAAAGCTGTCCACCTCGCTGCGCACCATCGCGTTGGCCTGCTGCTCGACCCGCTGGAACATGGCATCGACGCGCGGATCGCGGAACTGCTGCGGCTGCTGCTGCGGCATCTGTGCCTGCTGCGTCGGGTACAGCGGCGACTGCGCACCGGGACCACGCTGAATCGCCGACGCGAGGTGCGCGTCGAGCGCATCGAGGGGCACGCCGTAGCGTTGCACCAGTGCCGCGACGAAGGCAGCGCGATCGTTGGGCGCACCCGTGCGCAGCAGCGTGGCCGCTTTCAGGTAGTCATGGAACGCTGCCAGCGGCTCGCCGCCCTCGGCTTCCATCAGTGCCCGGTAGGGCTCCACGATGGAGTTGAAGCGATCGAGGTGCTGGCGCATGGCGGCGTTCTCGCGCATGCGCCCAACCTGCTCGTTCTCGCGCCGCTGGATCTCCTGCTGCACCTCGGGCGTGAGCGTCTTCCAGTGCTCGCGCAGGCCGGCCTTCCAGCTAGCGGGCGCGGGCGCAGGCGCCGTGTCAGGGGCGGCAGCGGGGGTGGTAGCCGGACCCTGCTTAGGGTCCGTCTGGGGTCCATCTGGGGTCGCACCCGCGGCCAGCAGGGCGGCGACGCCGCCGGGCTCGGGCGGCTTGGACGCACCATCCTCCGGTGCGTGGGTGCTGATGGCTGCTTCCAGCGACTCGCGCACCGAAGGCGGCGCGTCCTCGACGGGCGGTGATGCGGTGTCAAGCTCGGCAGTATTCATCGACGGGTTCGCTCCTGTAGCTGCGCAATGGCACGCACAAGGTCGTGCTTGCGGTTGGGATCGACGCCGCGGGCGACGTTCTCGCGCTGCGCAGCGGCCTTCTGCCAGTGGTCATGGCCGTAGTCATCGATCGTGGTCAGGCCGTGCTGGCGCATGTACTCGCGGTGCTTGCTGCGGGTGCTGATGTCGGTGCCGTCGCTGGTCTGCATGCCGGCGTAGTGCCGATCGCCCCACAGCGCGCTGTCGGTATTGGCTACAACGGGCGCGTAGTCGCTGCCGACTTCATGGAACTCCAGCGTGTCGCGGTCCTGCACGAAGCGTCGCTTGGGCATGGCTACACCCCCGGCAGGCCGGGCAGATGCGGCATCGGCCCCGGTGCATTGGGCGGCAAGCCTGCGCCGGGCGGCATGCCCGGTGGGCCACCCGGTGGCGGTCCACCCGGTGGCGCACCACCCGGTGGCGCACCACCCGGCGAGCCTTGCGGGGGCGGCGGCGGTGTAGTTATTCCCTGCACCGACTGCGCGTTCTGCATGCTGTACATCTGCAGTTGCTGCGCTGCCATCATGGGATCGATGCCAAGCTCGACCAGCGTCTGCACGGCCTCGGCGAACTCCTTCGAGGCGCTGGCGCGGTTCTTCTCCGCGGCCGTGATCTCCTTCTTGTCGAACGGAGTGGGCGGCGGCGGGGGTGGCGGGGGCTTGGCCTTGTCGGCCTGCATCGCCTGCAGTGCCTGATCCAGCACGCCCTCGATCTGCTTGCCGGCTTTAAAGCCGGATGCGGTCCACTGCAGCATCTGGATCACGAATGGCCCCGCGGAGGGCGACTGCGTCACCATCGGCAAGGCCGCGGAGATGAAGCCGGTGACCGCGGTGAGGAACTCGACGCGCTGGCCCTTCTCCAGTTCCCAATCCGGCGCGGTCACGTTGTCGGCGCTGATCTTGACGCGCATGGCGACGGAGGGATCGCTCTTCAGCAGCTTGACGGCTTCGGCCGCGAGCGCCTTGTCCGGTGTCTTGTCGATCTGCGAGATGTAGAGGATGGTCTGCGGCTGCCAGTGCTTGCAGATGATCTCCGCGCGCATGCGGTAATTGTCGGTGACGAAGCGCGCCACCTCCTCGGTGCCGCGCGCCGAGCGGGCACTGCCGAACTGGGCCTTGAGGCGCTGCGTGGTGGCAGTCTCCTTGGTCGCCGCCATGCCGCGCTGGATGTCGCTGATGCCGAGCAACTCGAACACCTCCTGCGACAGCGTCTGCTTGCGCTGCACCAGATAGCCGAGCGCGGCCACCACGGTGTCGAGCGGGAGCCAATCCACCTGTCCCTTGATGCCGCCCTTCTCGGCGAACATGGCCCAGTTGTCCACCGGGATCAGTTGATTCATGCTGGCCTGATTGAGCATGCGTTGCACGCCCTCGGCCGCCTTGTCGTACACGCCCACCAGCTTTAAAGCCTCGGTCAGCATGCCGGTGCGGCTCGCGATCAGGTCAAGCTCGTCGTACTGCGAGCGGGCGTAGTCGTAGTCCGGTTTCGGGATGTAGGCCTTGGTGAGCGCGGTGGCGCAGAGCGGCCGTCGCACCGGAAAGAAGTCCTGCAACTGCAGCGGATCTTGCTTCGCGTCGAGCAGCTTGTCATGGCCCTGCACGTACCAGTAGGCCCACTTGGTGGTGCCGCACCAGATCTCCCACACGTCGGCCATGTCCTCGGTCAGCGCACGCAGCGGGTCATCGTCACTGGCAGCGCGACTGACAGCCGATGACTTCAACGCCATCGGCACGCCCTCGGCCGCGGCGCCGAACCGCTTCTTCAGCGCATCCGCGGTCATGGGCACCCGGCGAGCAACCCACCTCCGCTCCTGCCACCGCTTGCACGGCGAGAACAGGAAGTCGGACCAGCGCACGTAGTCGATCGGCGCCCGCTCCTCGGTGATGATGGGGATCACCAGCGGGGCACCTTGGTCGTCCATCACGCCGCCCACGGTGAAGTCCTGCGACTTGAACTCGTAGCGCGCCCATGACACACCCATGCCGGCCACCAGCCGGTCGAGGATGCAGTCCTGCATCACGTAGTAGGGGCTGTTCTCCAAGTCGTCGGCCTCGAACTGGAAGATGCGCTCAAGGATGATGGCCGCGACGCGCGCGACGTCGTCGCCGGGATCGAGGTTGGTGCGATCGACATCGACCTTGGGGATCTGCCCATACATGGCCGCGAGAACCGTCTGCACGTTGGACCAGAACAGCGGGAAGCGCGAGGTGTCGCGGGTGTTGCTGTTGGCATCCTGCTCGGCCAGCAGGTACTTGCGCTCGATGGTCTTGGCCCGCTGGTGCCACTTCTGCAGCCACTTCTTCGATGCCGCGATCTCCTTCGCCCAGTACTCGGGCGTGGCGTGCTCGGCCTGCTCGGGTGTAGCCCCTGCCTGCTGCTGTTGCGGCTTGGGCTCGGCGAGGTACGGTGGCGGCGCTGTAGGCGCTGCCTGCTGCGGCGGCATGACGGGATCAGGCGGCATCGCGGTCCTCAAACAGTCGGTTCAGGTCGAAGGCGTAGTTGGCCTCGACGCCGACGTCGCGGTCGGCGGGGGGCGGCGCTGCGCTGGGCACGTACGGCTTTAAAGCCACGGCAGCATAGCTGAAGGCATCGCCGCTGTGCGAGTGCTCATCGTGCTCGGGCTCGCGCCCGAAGTTGTGGCGGTCCTCGTCAAAGTGGAAGTGCCACTCGCGCAGATGGTGCAGCCCGGCGGCGCAGGCGGCGCGGTTGAAGCTGCAGGTACGCACGAACACGCGCGCCGCATTGATGCGATCGGCCACCGTGGTCTGCGGCACCACGGAGTAGCGGTCGGCCAGTTGGCTGTTGAGGAACAGCGTGACGACGGTATGGCGCGAGCGGAAGGTCTTGGCCCGCGCATCATGCGGGAGATGGATGCAGCCGAGGCGCTGCTGGTGCGCTGACCATGGCTTGGCGCGGATGCGCTCGATCCACTGCTCGGCATCGAGCCCGGTGGCCTCATCGTGGTCGATGACGTTGAACCCGCCGGGGCAGGGCTGCACCCACCACCACGCAGCCGCGTCGCGGAAGCCGATGTCGCTGAACAACTCGATGGGCGCACCGCCGGGGTCATACAGGTCGGCGCCTGCGATGCGACCATCACGCTCGGCCTGCTCAAGGTAGCTGCCGAGGATCGAGCCGACGTTGGCGGCGCTGAAGTCGCAGTCGTACTCCTGCCGGTACAACTCATCCGGCATGGTGCGCCGCTCCTCCTCCAGCACGTCCTGCTGGATCAGGTGCGTGTCACTCACCGGGTGGTAGCCGGCGTACCACGCAGGCGCCGTCTGCGCATGCGTGTAGAGCGCATGCGCGTGGTTGTAGCCACGGGGCGTGGTGATGAACAGCAGCGAGCCGCCGTTCTCAGCAAGGATCGGGCGCACGAACTCGTAGGCCTTCGGGCTGGTCAGGGCGTACTCGCTGAACGTCACGTGCTTCGGGTTGGCACCGACGAGCGCATCGAAGTTGTCGGCACCGACGAGGCGCCAGAGGGAGCCAGTGATCAACTCGATCTTCATCTCGTCCTCGATGCGCTTGCGCACGATCGAGCGGGGGAAGGCGACGTCGATCAGGCGCTCGCCATCTCCGGTGAGCGCATCCCACACCACCTTGCGCGCCTGCTTGTAGGTCGGCAGGCAGTGCCACACCTCGCAGCGCACGCGCAGTGCCTGCTCAAGCTCGATGAACAGGGCCACGCGATCCTTGCCGGCACGCCGATGGGCGACGACGACGGCACGCTTGCCACCCGCGTGGAAGTAGTCACGCAGCGGCCGCTGCCATGGCCGCGCCTTTAAAGTGATCTCATGCGTGAGGCCGTTGTCCCGCGGTGGCTGGTCCCATGCACCGCGCGTCTTACTCATCGGGATCACCACCACGCAGCACGGCCTCGGCATGGATCACGCGCTCGACGTGCGACGCGGCGCCATTGGTGCGATAGGCCACGCTGCGTGCCCACGCTTTAAAGCTCTCAAGCTGCACGCGCTTGCGCTCGTTCTCAACCTGCAGCGCGATGTAAGCTGTGGTCGCCGTGTCATCGTCAGCGACCTTGTGCAGCAGGCGCACCAGCAGCGGCTTGTAGGCGGCGTCATTCATCGCTGTCACTGAGCATGCGCGTGATGATGGTGATGGGGCGCGCCGGGTCGCCACCGATCAGCGTGGCCTGCAGATCCGGCATCACCTTGCGCAGCAGCGCAACAGCAGCCGTTACCTGATGCGGCTCGACCTGCTTCTTGCCGTCAGCGACCTTGTGCAGCAGGCGCACCAGCGACAGCGCCTTGATGTGCATGCGCGCACGCTCTGCGCTGGTCGTGTGCCCGTCGCGCTGCTGCGCGAGCGGCCGCGGCACACGCCTGCGTCCGCGCTCCGCGCGCACCGGCTGCAAGGCGCCCTTGGCAGGCACCGCTAACTCGTTGACTGTCGCGCTCTTCTGCATGGGGCGCGATTGTCCGCTGTCGGCGCCTGTCCGACAAGCGTGCGACGATCGCGGCCTCGCGCACACCCGCGCGAGTGTGTGTGCGCTTCCACGTACATGTGATACATGTATGTATTATATGTATTGGGAAAACAATACATAGATCGACGCGCGGGTGTGCGCGAGGCTCGCTCACTTGTCTCCTCGCCGCACGCGATAACCCCCGCCGCCCTGCCCCTCGGATTCCAGCGTGCCCCGCTGCGCCATCCGCATCAGCATCTGCCGCGTGGCCGTGAAGGTCTTGCCAACCATGTCCGCGATGTCCTTGGCCGGCGTGTACGCCGGGTACAGCGGCGCCAGCAACAGCAGCAGGCGCGTCTGCATCAGCGTGCCTCTGAGTTCCCACGGTTTCGCCTTGGAGCACTGCCAGCCACCGCCCGCCGGCATCATCTCGATCACGATCTCCTGCTCCTGCACCAGCTTGCCCTGCGCCCGCAGTGTGCGGTACTGCATCGCGTGTTCCTTGTCGGCCTCATCCATGCCGCGCAGATCCGGTCGCTCCATGTACACGTTGGCATGCGATCCACCTGTGAGGCCATAGCTGCCACTGATCTTGGCCTGCCACTCGTCATGCTTGCCCTTGTTGGCGTGATGCACCACCACGATCGCCACCTCGGGATGCTGCAGCGCGAAGTCGGCGATGCGTACGATCGCGGCGTAGTCGCGCGCATACACGCCCTTCTTCTCGTTCTCGTTCAACTCATCCCTGATGCGTGCGAACAGGTCCACGATGATCAGCTTGGTGCCGCGGTCGATCTCCTGCTGCATGGCCGCGAGCGCGCCGTCGCCGACATCCATCGTCAGGCTGTAGTCCAGCGGCACCTCGGCCGGGATCGCGTGCGCCTTGCTGATGCGATCGTCGCGTTCCAGCATCAGGGCGTGCCATTGCTCAAGGTCGAAGTAGCACACGCGCGACGCCGTTGTCTCGCGATCGAGGAACGGCTTGCCCGCGGCCACGCACAGCGCCATCTGCAATGCAAGGTAGGACTTGCCGGTCTTGGGTGGCGCGGCCAGCAGGGTGAGGCCGGGCGCGATCAGATCCGCCACCAGCCAGCGCGTGGCCGGGATGCTCATGCGCTTCAACTCGGCGCGACTGAAGCGTTCCGGCAGGTTGCCCGGCAGCACCCGTGGCGGCGCCTTGACCCGTGGTAGCTCGGGTACCGCGGGCGGCTGCTCCGGTGCCTGCCCGGCCCGCGCAAAGGCCTGTGCGGCCTGCGCCTCGCGGGCTCGGTGGATCAGGCTCCCGAGGGTCACGGGTGCCGCGGCGCCCGCGTGGGTGCGCTCGAAGCTGGCCCAGCGCGTCGTGGTGCGGCCCACCACGTAGCGCGGCTCGCCACGGGCATTGACGGCGCCGGCCGCAGTGGCGCTCCACTGCTCCCACAGGGCCAGCCCCTCGGCGCTGCCCTTGCTGGCATGGTGGATCGCCATCCCCACATGCAGCCATGCCTCATGCCCGCAGTCCGCGGACAGCACCGCCAGCGCCTCTAGGATCGCTTGGCGATCGGCCAGCCATGTGGTGGTAGCCCGGCCCCCTGCCCGATCGCTCCTAGGCCGTTCTGGCGGGGTTGGCAGCGGGTCCGCGGACACCAGCCGCAGCGTCGGCCGCGGGAGCAGGGCCAGCAGGGGTGCCGGGTTCGCCGGCCGGAAGCGATAGGTGTTGCTGGAGGGCGTGGCCCAGCCGGTCATGGTGAAGTAGCGGCCCGAGTGATAGGCCTCGGCATGCTCGTTCTGGCGGCCGTTGCGGAAGTCGGCGCCCGGCCAGTAGCCGATCAGGTGCAGGCCCGTGCCCGAGGGTGACCGCTCCGCGTACATCCCGCTATCGCTGCCGGCCTGCATCACGTCGGGAATCCAGCGTGGCAGCAGCATGCCCGTAGCCGGGTCACGCACGTGGTCGAAATCGATGCCGTACCAGCCGGCGCCGAGGGCGAAGCCAAGCCCACTGTAGTAGCCGGCATCGGCCTTGAAGGTCGCGAGCGCAGTCTTGTGATCGACCAAGCGGGCGACGTCATGCGCCGTGTCGAGCTTGCCATTACGCTTGAGGCGCAGGCCTTGCTCATGCGCGTAGTAGGGCACCTTGTCGTCGCGCCACAACAGCCAGCGGGCCGCCTTGCGCAGGCGCAGGGGGTAGTTGAAGGTAGGTGGTGTATTCTGTGTCCGCGCTTCGTGACTCATGTGGTTGTCCTTCGACGGGTGATCGGGTCAATGAAGAATGCACGTCTTGCTTCCGTAGTGGGGGGTGTGACGGCAGTGCTCGCGCCCGGCGTTGCTTCACGGCAGCGCCGGGCGTTTTTCTTACCGGGTCACTTGCGATAGTAGGCGGCGCTGTCAGTCTCGACAGCGAGCGGCAAGCCAGCCGCCCATACGGGTAAGTCGAGCATACGCTGCTGCAGCGCGCGTGCAAGATCCCGCACCGTGGCGGCCTTGGTGTTCGGCGCTTCCGCGATCAACTCATCATGCACATGGCCGATGATCGGGAGTCCGTCCTGCACCGCGCCGATCAATGCATGCCGCAGCAGATCCCCGCACATGGCCTGCGTCGCGTTCTCCGCGAGGGTGCCGTGCCACATGGTGGCCCGCGGCCATTCCTTGACGTTGGCCTTGGGCTTCCATGCCGCCTTCTGGTAGGTGATGCGCGACTGCTCGCCCTGCCATTCGAACTTGGCATCGGGATAGCGGAGCACGCGACCGGATGGCAGCAGCATGGCAAGCCCGAACGCATCTGCGGCGAAGCTGATGCGCTGCGCCCCCTGCCACACCAAGTCACGCTTGCGCAGGGCACTGAAGGCAGCCGCTTCAAGCTCGGCCCACCATGCCGGCGCCCATGCATTGGCATTGCGCCAGTTCCACACTACCTGCTGCTTGTCGGCGATCTGCACCCCGTAGGTGCCGCTCATGCGGCCGAGTGCATTGGGGCCGCCGCCGTAGCCCAGCGACAGCACCACCACCTTGCCGCCCTGCCGCAGCGTGAGCCCCGCCAGCAGTGCCTGCTCCATGTACGGATCACGCGCCTCGTCGGCCCACATGGCAAGGTAGTCGGTGGCGCTCGGCCCTGCCAGCCACGGCAGGCCGCGCGCCTCGACGGCGTTCCAATCCGCCCGCACGATCAGTCCCTTGGGCGAACGCACCGCCGGCCGCAGCATGGACTTTAAAGCCTTGAGCACGCTGTCGCCCAAGTCGCCGCCCCTGAGGATGGTGGCCCGCAGTGCGTCCGGATCTTCCGCCACCGCACGCGGGAAGTTGTGCAGTTGCGCGCCGGTCGAGGAGAAGCGTCCGGTCTGGCTGGCGCCGTTCATCACGAAGGCACCCCGCAGGCGCCCGTCGGCACTGACGCGATCGAGCATGGTGGCGAACTTGGACACCGAGGCCATCGACGCATCCTCCGCGGCCGCGATGGCCTCGATCACCTCGGCCGTGAAGTCATCAGGGTAGAGGTCGATCGCTTCCAGCAGGGCCGCGCGTACGCCCGAGTCGAGCGACAGGCCTTGCTGCGAGGTGGCGCCAGCGGCCCGTGCAAGGTTATGGGCGGCGCCCCGCGCGTCGCCCGCGCGCATACCACCCCCGCCGGCAGCGCCATGCAGTTGTACGTCCGCTACTTTGGTGCGCGTCACGTGCATCAGGTGCTGGTGCTGCTGCGCGAGGCGAGCGTGAATCCATGGCGCCAGCTTGACCGAGCGGGCGCTGTTGATCGCATCACGGGTCACGGCGCGGATGCGCAGTGCCGCCTCGTCCGCGGCCTGCTCGGCGTACGTGGTCGCGGCCGCGCACAGATCGACGTCGATCGGCAGGCCGCGATCGTTCACGGTTTCGTTCGCCACGTACAGTGCCAGCGCCTCCTCGGTGAGCGGTGGCATGTTGGTGGACATGGCGCGCATCACCTCGACGTCCTGCGCGCAGTAGCGCGCGAACTCGGCCATCAGGCCGGCATCCTCAAGGAAGCTGCCATCGGCCTGCGGCATCGACAGCAGGCGGATCAACTCGCCGCCGCGCCGATCCTTGCGCACATGGGTGCCCAGCATGTGACTCGCTGACTCCAGCGAGCCGGCCAGCGCCACGGCGCGGGCCTGCGTGGCCGTGCAGTACCAGCGGCGCGGATCACGCACGGCCGGGAACAGGCGCGTGAGCACGTGGCGCTCGAAGCCGGCGTTGTGCGCCGTCAGGTACACGTGCGGGGCGGGCTTCGCCAGCACGCTCATCAGGTCCGCGGGCATGGCGGCGCCGCGCACCCATGTCTTGATGGGGCCGTGGCCGAGCGCGTAGCAGATGATCAGGACTTCGGTGGAGGGGTCAGCGGCGTAGCGGTAGACGCCATGCTTGACGAGGTCGGTGCGGGAGCGGGTCTCGATGTCGATCCAGAAATGCTTCTTCACGGTGCTGCCTTTCATGGTTGATGGAGGCCGTCAAGGGCCGACGCAGAATTGCGTCAAAAGCGTTCGAATTGTGCGCCAGAAAAAAGGCCCGCGCCAACTCAGCCGGCGCGGGCACAGGAGTGCTGCCAATGGCTACATATCGAGGGCACGCAGGCCGTAGGCGCGGCGCCGCGTGAACGGTATGTTGCCCTTGCTGGTCTTGCTTTGCTGCAGGGGCGGGGTCTGGCCGCCCACGCGATCAGGAATCTTGTCGTTGAACTGCAGCGGGCCTTTGTTGCTTGCCCTTAAGCCCGTTTTACGGAGTACGTCACGGGCCTTCTCCACTCCCTTTGTGCCGCGCTTTTCATACCCCTTTTTCTGCGCTTCCGTGAGCGTGGCGCGAGGTGTGTGGCGGCTTCCGGCCCGAGTGATGTGCGGACCCCGTAGCTCGAAATCAAACGGGGTGGGCTTAATCCCGCGATCGTAGTTCACCAAGGCGACCTGAGCGGTACGCGGGGTGAGGAAGGTATAGCGCAGCCCCTTGGCGGAGTCGCTGAAGCGAATGGTGGCGAGATCCACCGACACCCGTGACGCTGCCGGATAGCTGCTCCTGACGCTGTCCGCGATCATGCAATGCGTGGAGTCCCTTGGTATGGCTAGGTCGATGGCTTCCTTGGTGACCACTATCTTCACCCGTATACCCGCAGGCTTATATGCTTTGCTCATGGCTGCTCCTTTTTAACGGCGCGCCGGTTTGGTGGCCGGCTTGCCCTTGGCTTTGGCCGCCTTCTTGATGCCCGTAGGCGGCGGTGTAGGCGTTCCCTTGCCCTTCACGGGCTGCACGTCGGCCGTGATGTCGGCCGGCGTGACCCACCGCTCGATGGCGAACTCGGGCACGTAGATCTTGCCGTACTCCTTGTGCTTGTAGGAGTCGGCACCGAGGGTGACGATCGCCACGCTGCGCGCGTCGCCCTCGGCCATGCGGGCACCGACTTCCTTCGCCAGCGCGCCGATCGCGCGCTTGCCGCCAACGCTGCTGGTGCGGAAGATCAGGTCCGCACCCGTGCCGACTTCGCGCAGATGCATGCCGAACTGCTGCTCCCAGCCGCGCACCGCGCCCTCGGGCGTGGCCGGCGTCGCCGGCAGCGGATCGGTCAGCGGCACGAAGGACTCGCCGAGGCGCTCGGACTTGCCCCACGCAATCCAGCCATGGCCGAAGCCGGCCGGGTTGATGGCGAACTCGGCGCCCTCGGCCACGGGCTCGGCCTCGATCCCGATGACCCACACGCCATCCTTGCCCATGCGCAGGAACATGCCCTGCGGGGCAGCCTGCCGCGAAACGTTCTGCAGCGCGGCCGCGAGCTTGGTCGGGTCAGCCACGGCACCATTGCCGCCAAACGGTACTAATGCACTCATGGTAGGTGTCTCCTTTAAAGTCTAGGTTAGGTCAGGTTACACACGGTACTGCAGGTTGAGCAGCGCCTTGTCCAGCGCGGGCTGCTCGGTATCGGTGGCGACGTAGGACTCGTCGCGCACCAGATTCTGGCCCGAGGGCGTTTGATCCACGAACGGCTGCAGCACCACCGGGATGCCGCGGAACTTCTTCTCGACCTGCGTCGGCGACATGAGCTTGCGGGCGGTGACGACGATGCCGGCGCCCTTGGCTTCGGATTGCACGGCGCGCTCGTCGGTCCACTTGCGCGTCGCGCGCTTGTCCTGCAGGCGCCAGCCGGGGATGGGTGTGCCGCAGTTGATGGTGCCGTGGGCATGCTCGCGCAGGGCCGCGATCCACATCTCGATGGTGTCGGCCTTCGCCAGCCACTCGGAGATCTTCTCCACCGAGAGGCCGTTGAAGACCGGCGGCGACGGCATCTGCTGCACCAGCCCGAGCAGGGCCGGGCAGGCCGGCTTCACTGGGCAGAAGCGGCAGTGCTCGCCGGGGTTGAAGGCGGCGGCGGGATTCTTGGCGGCCACCATGGCATCGAAGATCTTGCCGCGCCAGAGGCCAAGCTGCGCCATGGTGTAGGTGGCGCCACGGATCGGCGCATCGCCTTCGAACAGCGGCTGCACGATGTGCAGTTCCACGTGGTCGATGGTGGCCGCGACCGATTTCCTATCGATCGCAATCTGGTTGGACAGCATGATCGCGTAAATCAGCAACTGGGTGTTGTCGATGACGTCCACCTTGATGCCGCGGCCGCCCTTCAGGTCCACCACGTGCAGGGTGCCGTGCTTGACGGCCCAGAAGTCGATGGTGCCGAACAGTTCGGCATCGTAGGCCACGCGCGTCTCGATCCCCCACGCCGTCGCACCCTTGCGCAAATCGCGGCAGAACTTGACATAGGTGGCGATGGCCGCGCGCTCGTCGGGCTCCAGCTTCACGCCCGGCAGCGCCGCCGCGTAGACATCCATCGTCGCCAGTGTGTTGACGAGGGCATAGGCAGCCAGTTCGTGCAGCAGGGTGCCGCGCTCGGCGTAGCTGGAGCTGGAGCTAGGGGCAGGCGGGAGGGCCGCGGCGCGCAGATGCGATGCCGGGCAGGCGATCCAGCGGCTGGACGCCGAGGGCGAGAATGCGGCATGTAGTGCCATTTTCCGGTACTCCAATCTAGGTCAGTGAATAGGTGAGGGCGGATGGTAAACCCCGCCGGCCGGGTGGCGCAAGCGGGGGGCTTTAAAGCCAGCCCCTACACTGTAGGCGCCCGCTCGGGCAGAATTACAGCGGATCGAGGAAGCGCGCCTCGGGCCGGAGCGGGGCGCCGTAGTTGTCGGCGTACTGCTGGGCCAACTCGGCGCAGCGGGCGGCGCTGTCGATGCCGGTGCGGGACGCGATGATGCTGTCGCCCCGCACCACGTAGACGGCGAACACGCCGTTGATCAGGGCCACGGGCATGCGCCCGAACTCGACGTGCATGGGGGTCTTCATGGAGTGCTCCTTACTTGACGTTGAACGGCGCCAGCCACTTGGCGGCGGCCTTGGGGGTCATGCGGCAGACGAAGATCACGTACTGCGACGGGTGATCGAACGAGGCGTGCTGCTTGCCGTTGATCATCAGCACCTCGGACTTGTCGGCCATCACGTAGGCCGCGAGGTCGAGGGAGGTGTGCCACGCGACGAGCTTGCCGCCGGCCGGCGCGTTGGTGAGGTGAGCTTGGTTCATGTTCGGTCCTGATAGGTGGGGTGGTAGGTACAGACTACAATGCAAGGCCCGTGCCAGCGTTACCACTCCATCGCTTGCTGGAGGTTCTCGACGCGCGTCAGGCCGTTGTGCGGGATGAAGCGATAGAAGCGGCTGCCATCCTTGTTGGTCAGGGCGTACTGGTCGGGCAGGTAGTTGCCCGGCGTGGCGACCTTGGCGAGCACGCGCAGGGTCAGGAAGCCAACCTTGACGGTTTCGCCAACAGCCCAGCTTTGCGAGGTACGGTGAAATTTCATGTTCGGTCCTAATAGATGCGGTGGAGGTCCAGACATACATGCAAGCACCGTGCCAGCTAACGCCTACATATGTAGGCAATGGCTGGCATGGTCATTGCATATGTAGCAGTGCATCCCCCCATATCTATTAGGAGTCAGCACCATGATCAAGGCAACTCACAACGGCACCTGTCAGGTCTGCGGCAAGCTGCAGGCGCTGCCCGAGGGCAAGCTGTCCAAGCACGGCTATGACGTCCAGTTCCACTACTTCCGCGGCGTCTGCCCCGGCGCGGCGTTCCTGCCGCTGGAGCAGGACCGCGAGCAGGCCGACAAGGTCGCCCACGGCCTCATGGTGCGGTCGCGTAGCTGCGCCGCCGATGCAGTGGCGGTCGAGCGCGGTGAGATGCTGCCGCGCCGGGCGCGCTCGGGCAAGATGGAACGCGTGATGGGCAAGTCGGTGTGGGAGATGGTGGACTACGCCGACGCCCCGGCCGAGCACCAGCAGGCCGCCGTGCGGACGCTGCAGCACGCGCTCGAAAGCGAGGCCAAGGAATGCGCCCGCGTCAGCGCCGCGATCACTGCCCGCGCCGACAAGATCACGGGCAAGCAGGCGCTGGTGGCCCGCGTGGCCGAGGCGCCGCGCAAGGTGATCGGCCCCGGCACCCGCTTCAAGCTGTTCGGCGCCGAGCGCGTGGCCCTGCGCGTCGAGAGCCGGATGGCCCGCGGCTGCGGCCCCCACCTGAACGGCAACGTGGTGCCGCACGTGGTCTACCTGAACGACAGCGGCAAGGAACTTGCCTACCCGGTGCAGCGCATCCGGCAGGCGGCCATCGAGAAGTGACGCTTTACGGCGGCACAATGTGACGTAAGGCGTCACCTACAGTGTAGGTGATGCCGTCAACTGAGGAGTACAAGATGTTCGAACTGCGCAACTTCCAAGTAGGCAACCGGGTGGAACTGCACCCGGCGACGGACCTGTGGATGCGCGGCGCCCGCTTCGGCGCCGTCGCGGCGATCGGCCGCAAGCACCTGATGGTCAAGCTGGACAAGCTCCCGCGGCCGGTGCGGGTGGCCCCGGCCAACATCGGCGGCATCATCGAGTAGGTTGGCACGCTTCTCGCTTTAGTACTTGTAGGTAACCCCTACACCCCCACTACAAGGAACGAACATGAACTTCACCGCCGCCAACACCTACTTCTACGTCGCCTCGGACGTCGTCGGCATCGGCTACAACCCCGAGAACGCCGACATGAGCAACCCCCGCGGCGAGCAGTTCGGCGTCGCCTTCTTCGTGGTGGCCGCCAACTCGTTCGGTGATACCCGCCAGTTCTTCGTCGGCACCGAGCGTTACGGCGTTGATAGCCCCACCGAAGCCAAGGCCATCAAGCTGGCCGTGGCCCTGACCGCGCGCGTCGCGGGCGGCAAGCTCCCGGTGGCGTTCGATCGCTGGGCTGCCGGGCGTGCCGTGTACGGCTCGGACGCCTACGTCGCCTACGGGCAGGACGAGGATCTGGCGCTGGAGCGCGCCGAGGGCTAAAGACCGTTGCCCGAGCCTGCCTTTAAAGCAGGCTCCAACAACTGCCTTTCAACTGGAGCATCGAGCATGGCAAAGATCACCCTCCCCCGCGTCACCCTGAACAACGTCAACGCGGCCATCAAGGCCGCGGGCGGCGAGCAGGAGCTAGTCCGCGGCAATGGCTACTTCTACTTCGTCGGCGGCGGCGCCCTCACGTGGCCGGCGTCGTCGGTCTACGTCAACCACCTCACGACGTTCACCGTCGCGGAGTGGGTGGGCGAGTGGCAGTACCTGCAGAAGCTGGCACGGTAAGTGCTTTAGTAGTTGTAGGCATCCCCTACACCCCCACTACGAAGGAATGAACATGGACTGGAAAAACGCCGTCGCCGTCGCCCCCTCGATCACCCCCGCGCTGGCCGTCGTTGCCGGCGAGCGCCCGAGCGCGGTCGAACTGCGCGACGCCGCGGTGCGCTTCGACGCCCGCCGCGACGCCTTCGCCATGGGCAAGGGCGCCATCTGCCGCGACATCGCTGGCCGGGTGGACAACGGCGGCTACGCCAGCGCCAAGCAGCGCGACTTCGCCGGCAAGCTGGTGGAGTGGTCGCTGCCGCGCAAGCCGCTGCCGCAGGTAACCCTGCCGGGCACCCCGGCGGCCCCGGCGAAGCCCGCCTACGCCGCCGGCACCCCGGTGCCGAAGCTGTTCGAGGTGATGCAGAAGCACGCCACCCTGCACGCGGGCTCGCTCAAGATCTCCCGCAAGAATCAGGACAGCATGTGCTGGCTGGTGTGGAGCGATCGCCTCGTCGGCAAGCTCGACAACGCGCAGGCCTTCGTCTGGAACGGCAAGGCCGGCGCCGACAAGGATGCCATCGTGGCCCTGCTGGCCGAGTTCGAACTGGACCCGCTGGCGGCCGCCGTGAAGCACGGCAAGCTCTCGGGCCGCTGCTGCTCCTGCGGCCGTGACCTGACGGACCCGGCCTCGATCGAGGCGGGGATTGGCCCCGTATGCGCCGGGAAATTTCAATGATCGACGCCCTCTGCATCGCCGTGGCGTTCTGGCTCGGCGGCCCCGTGGTGGGGCTGCTGACCATCATCGTGATCCTGCTGCTCCACTCGCAGCGCCCGCAGCCGCTCCCACTGCCGCCCCTGCCCTGTAGCTACTCCTTTGAGGACGCCGACTACGGCCCCTCATGGGCTGAAGCTGACGATGCGGCGGCCGATGCTGCCGATTGTAGCCAACGCCTTTAAAGCGTTGGCACGCTTCTCGCTTTACTAAAGGTACAGGCGCCTGCTACATTACACCCGGCGCCTGCACCTACCCTAAACTGACCTAAAGTGACCCAAATGAAAAAGCAAGCAATCCTGTGCGGCATGATCGACCCGAAGCTGGTGCTCCACCGCGAGCAGTGGCTGACGCAGGCGACCATCATCATCCGCGCGGCGTGGCTCAAGCTCGGCGTGGTGGTCCCGGCCGACGTCAAGATGGCCTGCGGCTTCCCCGGCGGCGGCTCGCCCCGGCGCCGCATCGGCGAGTGCTGGCCCCGTGCGCGCAGCGCCGCGGGCGTCAACGAGGTGATGATCTCCCCGGTGCTCGACCAGCCGCTGGAAGTGCTGGACGTGCTCGGGCATGAACTGCTGCACGCCGTCGATGACTGCAAGTCCGGTCACGGCGCCGCCTTCACCAAGGCCAGCAAGACCGTCGGCTACACGGGCGGCAAGCACTCCAAGGTCGAGCGCGCCGACGCTCACGCCCTGATGGCGGCGATCCTCGCCAAGCTTGGCGCCTACCCGCACGGCAAGGTGGCGCTGGTGGCGAAGAAGCGCAATGCCAGCCACGGCCTGCACAAGCTGGAGTGCGGCTGCGGCAACGTCAGCTACATGACGGCGAAGAAGATCGAGGAGCACGGCTGGCCGGTCTGCGGTTCCTGCGAGCAGGAGATGATGCTGCAGACCGAGCGCGAGAAGAAGAAGGTTGTCGAGACCATCTGACCCCCACCGGGCCGCGCGAGCGGCCCCACTACCGGAGCTTTAAAGTGGCACAAGGAACTCAACTGCACGTGACGGAACACGCCGTCGGCAACAAGCTGGTGCGGCAGGCGTTCGTGACCAAGACCGCGGCGCTGACCAACGCCCGCGCTCGCGTCCTCGACGCCGACACCGCCACCGTAGCGGTGTGGCTGTACCAGAGTGAACTGGACGCCCGCGGCGCCCTGATGGAGTCGGTCGCCGGGCGCGAGTGGTACGAGTCGCGCACGCTGGTCTGCGTGGTGGCGAAAAAAGCCGTAAGGGTGACGAAATGAGCGCGCCCACGAAGCTATGCCCGCGCGAGCCGACAGCGGAAATGCAGAAGGCTGGGGCAACTGCGACTTATGTAGGAGGAGACCCTATTGCACATATGTGGCGTGCCATGTACGACGCCGCTCCCGCCGAGGCCGCGCAGGGAGAGGTAGCGGCGGCGCTGCAAGCGGCTATCCACGCACTGCGCAGCTATCAGTATGGCAACGGTGCACCAGACCTTGCGGAAGAGGTAGCTGACCGCTGCGAACGCGCCCTCGCGCCCAAGGCGGCGCAAGACAAGTGTGACGGCAATCATGGCGGCCCGCCGTGTGCCGATCCCGAGTGCTGGAACCAATGAAACTACTTCGCGTGCTGTGCTGGCTCGGCTGGCACCGCTGGCGCCATCGCCGCAACGACCGGCTGCGGATCTGCATCCGCTGTCGCAAACTGGAGGCTTGAAATGCAAGTCATGCTACGCACCCCTGTTCCCTTCTCGCAGCTGCACCCGGGCGACACCTTCGGCTGCAGCGTGCGCTCCGCCCCCTACCTGATGCTCAAGGACATGCGCGGGCTCGCCGTGGTGCTGCAGAACGGCGAGATCTGCGAGATCCACCCCGACGAGTCCTGCATCCCCATCGTCGGCGTGTTCATGGAGGGTGGCGCTATCTTCGGCTCCGCCCGCCAGGGCGCGGCCTACAAGCAGGATCCGGCCGGCAACGTCACCGCCGAGATCCGCGGCACCGTAGGGCCGCAGCCAACATGATCATCTGCCTCTCCACCACTGGCGCCATCATCCTCGGGCTCTCCCGCCGCAACCTCGAGTTGCTGCAGCAGGGCCACCCGATCCTCAAGCACGGCATGGCGGGCCTGCCAACGATCTCGATTGTCTACGGCGAGGACGAGCAGGCCATCCTCAAGTACCTCTTGGACTCCGGCTTCGATCTGCCCAGCGCGGAGAACTTCCACGCCATGCCAACCGACAATACCCGCGGCCATTGACGGCAGGGTTTACAGTCGCTCAACGGGCTCCTGCGGGGGCCCTTGTTTTTTCACCGGATTACAATTTGGTGCATTCCGTGCTTGCCCTCTGCAGGCAACACCAACCCAAGGGAGATCACCATGAAACGTCTATTGCTCGCCGCGGCGCTGGCCATCCTCGCCGCACCGGCCTTCGCCGGATCCACCTGCAACCTGTTCCTGGTCGGCGGCACCTGCACCTTCGCTACCGACACCACGGCCGGCGGGGCGCTGTTCCAGAACCCCAGTAACTTGAGCAACATCGGCAGCGGGGTCATCACCCCGTTCTTGAGCCTGCAGCAAAACGGCACGGAAGGGGGCGTGTCCACCGACGACCCTACCGTCAACACCCTGCCGCTGGACGACAAGCGCGACAACACCAACACCTTCACCACCACCTTCCAACTCAATCAGTTGGGCACCATCACGCTGGCGGGGATCGACTACTTCGCCTTCTTCCTCGACATCAACGAGCCGAACGGGGGGACCAACAGCCTGCTGTCGCTGGATACGCTGCGGATCTGGGGCCGCAGCGGCACGTCGGGGGAGACCGCGCCGTTCATGCTCAACAACACCAACGTCACCAGCCTCGCGGACCTCGATCTGTTGCCCAACCTGCAGCTTGTCTATGCCCTCGGGCCGCAGAACACCTTGATGCTGGACTACAACTTGTTTGCCGGGTCGGGACTCGGCTATGACTTGCGGGTGCTGATCCCGACGTCGGCCTTCATCGGGCTGGCAGCGGATAGCCGCATCCTGTTCTCCAGCGCGTTCGGCGATGCCGGCGGCACCACGCCCGGCGCGGACGCCGCCGATGGTTTTGAGGAATGGGCCTACCTGCCCGGCACCTTCGCCTTCGCGGCGCCGGAACCGGGCTCCATCGCACTGGTCGGCGCAGGTTTCCTGCTGCTGGCCTTCATCCGGAGGAAGCGCCATGCCTAGCATCACCTTCACGCCTGTAACCGAATCGCCGGAAGCCGTCGAGCACGCGGCCATGCTCAACCTGCTGTGGCAGCGTGCCCTCGTGGCGGCGGTAACGCTTTCGGCGGCGACCACCGCGGCAGCGGCGACCGTGCTGCCGTGCCCATGGGTCATCAACGACGCATGGATCCGCGCTTTCGTGGCCGTGTTCCGCTGATCACCACGCCGCCCACACCAGCGCGAGGCAGATCAGCAGCACAATGAGCCCGACCACGGCCACCACTCCCAACGGTGGCCGTGGGATTTCCCGAATCATCAGAAGAATCCAGGTTTCGCAATCGCGCGCGTGAGCGCCATGAGGCCCTGCTGCAGGTGGGTCTCGCCGATCGACACCCAACGCTGGTCCACCATTCCCTGATTGCGCAGCATCAGCAGCACGTCCTGCAGCGGCTCCCCTAGCGACTTCACCTGATTCATCAGCGCGATCTCTTCCGCGTTCAGCTCGCGGTAGCCCTTGATCTGGCGGTGCTGGTTGTCCATCAGCGCCCCAGCCTCACCGTCGGAATGTGGCCCAGCAGCAGCGAGATCAGCACGACCACCACCACCAGCACGAAGATCACTTGAATGACGACGCCAAACGGCGGCGGCAGCAGCGGCGTGAGCTTGGTGACGCCCCACCACAGCACCGCGAAAATGAGCCCGAGGATAACGAGGGTGATCAACAACCCGAGTAGATCCATGCTGCCTCCTTCCGGTTACCGCAGCTCACGCTGCGCTTGGGGCCGAAGATCCTTCGGCGTCTGCCGCATCAACCGCTGGGTGCTATCCCGCAGCAGATCATAGGCCTGCTGCTTCACCTGGTTCGGCGTAATGCGGATCGGCCACTCCGGATTCTTGAGGTTCCACGAATGCAGCGCGTTGACTGCGGCCTTGATCCCGGCCTCGTCCTTGTCGACGATCGCGCGGGCCCAGTCGCTGACGATCCGGGTTTCGGTGCTCTTGGTGAAGTCGATCGACTGCTGCAGATCGCTGCGCTTCAGCTGCTCCTGCGCTACCACCGACGGCTGCACCCCAATGAACTTGAGCGCGGCGTCGAGCTTGTCCACCGCGATTACCTTCTTGCCGCGGATGTCCTTGTAGATCCCGCTGCGCCACATATCCACGCCCTTGACCCAGTCGGCAATCGCCTTCGGCAGCGCAGCGGTGCCGGCGCCCTGCCAGTTGCCCGAGGCCAGCGCCTCGGCCCCGGAGGCGATCTGCTTGGCGAAGCCGCCGACCGGGCCGAACACCTCCGCTACCTCGGAGGCCTTGTGGGTGGCGTCCGACGGCTTGAACGCCGCCGTGCCGGGGAGCAGGTTGGAGAAGCTCATGCGCGCCTGGATGTCGAACGGCAGGTGCTGCGATACGCCGTGGGTCAACAGCCCGCCCCACTGCTCGCCCAGCAACTCCACCGCCTTCTCGCGCAGCCACTTCTTGCTGTTGGCGTTGTAGCCCAGCATCTGCGCGATGGTGTCCCACAGGTCCTCGAGGTCGTCCGCGCCGGGCAGGCCTTGCAGTCCCGCCGCCAGGATCAACAGCGATAGCGCGATGGTCTTCTCGCGCGCCGGCAAACGGCTCACAAACTCAAGGTAGCTGATGACGAACTGCTTGAAGGTCATCACCGTCGCGCCGACGGCGGTGCGGCCCAGCTGCGGCCGGTTGCCGCGGTTGTAGACGCCCTGGGTGGCGTCGACCACGTAGCGGGCGAACTCGTAGGGGTTGGCGAAGGTCTGCACCCCGCGCCGGCTGGCGGCGTTGATGGCGGCCATGCCGCGCGCCTCGGCAGTCTTGAAGGCGGCGATGAAGGCCACCTTGCGGTTGTAGCTCTCCGCCGCCGCGAACATGGCGCCCCACGCCCGCAGCGCCTTGCGCAGCGCCAGGTTCTTGCCGATCCCGCGGATGCTCTCGGCGTACAGCTGGTGCACCTCCTGCGGTTCGGTGATGCCCTCGTGCGCCGCCTGGTCCAGCGCCAGCGCCAGCGGCGTGCCCACTGCCGGCGTGGGCAGGCGCATGGCGGCGAGCACAGCGGCCATCGCCTTGGTCGGCGCAGCAGCATTGAGGAAGCCGCCGCCCTGGTACTGCGAGATCAGCGGCAGCGTCTGCATCGGCGTCTGCGTCAGGTTGGTCAGCGCCGCCGCCGCCGAGCCGCCAATGAAGTTGACGAACAACAGGCCGCGGATCACCGGCAGCTCTTCCATCGGGTTCTTCACGTACTCGGCCAGCTTGGAGGCCGTGCCCTTCACATCACCGTCGGTAATGGCGTTGACCGCCTCGTTGATGTCGGTGAAGTGGTAGTTCTTCGACGCCAGCCGGGCGCTGCTGGTAATGAACGAGGCCAGCACGCGGGAGAGATCTTCGCTGTACCCCGCCACGCCGTGGCGGTGCAGCAGGTGTTTGAGGGCCGAGCGGTTGGCCACCGCGTTGCGGAAGTAGGCTTGGAAGGCTTGATCCCGGCTCAAGCCGACGATGTTGGCGAAGCTCTCGATCGCCGACAGATTGAGCCCGCGCAACAGCTTGAACGACTCGGTATCGAGGGTGCCGACGGTGGTCAGCGCCTGCGGATGGAGCGCTTTCATCTTGCGCTCCATCGCGTACATGGCGACCTTGCTCTCGAACATGCCGTAGAACAGCAGCGTCGGCACCTGGTTGATCACCTGCTCCACTTTCAGCGTGTACTCGCCGTAGCGCATCAGCGGGGCGTAGCCGCGGTCCTGCAGGTTGGTGGTGCGCTCGGCCACCTGCTCGATGGCGGCGATGGCGTTGTCGAGCTCGGTGTGTTCGGGGGTGCCCGGCTGCAGGGTGGCCAGCTTGGCCTGCAGCACCTGGATCACCATCTGCGGCCCGCGCGCCGGATCGGCCTTGGCGTCGCGCAGCGTCCGCGCGATGCGGTAGCCCTTGGCGATCTGGTGGATCTCGCTCATCGCCACTTGATCCAGCGAGCGGTCGATCGCCTGCCGCGCCTGGCCGAACAGCACCGCCTGCGCGCGGGTCAGCGGCGGCACCGTGATGGGGCCGATGGTGGTGCCGTACTGCACGTTGGCGGTGAAGCCCGCCAGCAGCTGCGGCAGCGTTGGCCGCAGGTCGGCCAGGGTGGCGGCGAACAGGGCGTGTCCGGCGGCGGCCAGGTCCTCCTTCGGTGCCCGGGTGCTGCGCCAGCCCAGCTTGGGCAGGATGCTGGTGGCGTGGTCGGCGGCGGCGCTGGCGAAGGCGGTGACGTCGCGCAGGTAGGCCTGCACCGCCTCGTAGGCGCGGCGGTAGCCGGGGTGCTTCTGCGCCAGATGGAAGGGGGTATTGAGCGGCGTCAGCAGGCGGTTGAACTTGCGCGGATTGCCCCGCAGCAGGTCGGTCACCAGGTTGGTGGCGGCCTCGGCGATGTCGGACAGCGAGGCGTTGTAGGCCGGGTGCTCCAGCGAGAAGCCGCTGTGGATGGCGCTCTTCACCTGCCACGGCTCCAGCGCGATCCAGGAGAGGCCGCTGCCCTCGACGTCGTTCTCGTAGTAGAAGCCGTCGAAGCCGTTTTTCTTCAGCGCCGCGATCAGGCGGTCGCCGCGATCGCGCTCCGACAGCCGCTCGAGCTGGCGGTCGAGCGAGCGGCCGCGGATCCACAGCCACTGCTCGTCGCTGATGCCGCCCGCGTCGCGGGCCAGGTCGGTCAGCAACTGCACGTCGTGCTGCTCGCCGGTGTCGTCGATCTTGAGCGCGTTCTGGATCGACAGGTACACCGGGATGGTGCGCTTGGGCCCTTGCGCCTGCCGGTTCTGGTAGGGCAGCACCAGCGGCTCGTAGGCGCTGCGGAAGTTGGCCTGCTCCACCGTGCCGAAGTGGGCGAAGCGGCGGAAGATGACGTAGTCGCGGGTGGCGCTGGTGGCGTGGAACACCCGCATGGGAGCGCCGCGGTCGGTCACCACCTGGCTGTTGCCGAACCAGCGGCGGAAGGCCGCCGTGGCCTGCTGCGCCAGGGAGAACATCGGCATTCCCTGTAGCGCCTTCGCCCGCAGCGCCGGGGTGACGTCGAAGCCGGGCTGGAGTCCGCTGGGATCCGCCTTGGTGAGGGTGCCGCCCACCGCCGCCAGCAGTTCCGGGGTGGCGTGGGCCTCCATCGCCTCGCGGGTGCTGGCGGTGCCGTAGTAGGCGGTCTGCACCGCCCGCGCCGCCGCCCGCACCGGCGCGATCTGTGCCTCGGTCTGCCCCACCTGGCTCGGGTGCCCGCCGCGGACGATGTCGCGCAACTGGTTCAGCAAGTCCTGGCCCACCGGCCCGTCATAGGTGGCGGTCTTGGGGTCGATCACCCCGGTGAGCGCCCGCACCCGCTCGCCGCCCAGCTTCTTCAACACATCGTTGGCGATGTTGGGGAGCACCCGGTCGTAGTAGGTGCGCATCCCCTCGCCGCCGATCTTGGTGTCGAGGTTGCGGTAGTTGGCAGTGGCAGCGTGGGCGGTGTCGCGGAGAACGCGCGCGGCCAGTTCCTTGCCGATCGCCTTCTGCAGTTGCTTCTCGTCGTAGGCGGTGATGTGGACCACGTCCTCGCCGGCCGGATTCAGCCCCTTGACGCGCCAGATCTTGCCGCCATAGGTGCGCGGCTCGGCGGTGACGTCCAACTTGTCGATGTGCTTCTCCAGCCCCGGGTAGGCCGCCACCTGCTGGTCGCCGGTGGCCCAGGCGATGCGGTCGAAACCGTGATCGGCGGCCCAGCGGATGATCCGCTTCAGCCCCAGCCCCACCCACGCCGGCGTGTTCTCGCCGTAGCCGACGTCGCGCGCCTCGCCGCCCTCCACTTTCTTGGCGGCGGCCTGCGCCTCTTCCAGCGTGCCGTAGCGCTGCGCAACCTGCTGGTCCTCCTTGCCCTCGGTCTTGAGGGTGCGGGTGACTTCCTCTTCCACCCCCTCCGCGTTCTTGGTGAACACCGCGTACTCGCGCTTGGCCACGAAGGGGGCGGCCGGGATGGTGCTGTAGTGGCTGCGGGTCGGGGGGCGCTCCTGGTACAGCGCCATCAGGTCCCGGTGCGCGGCGGAACGCTGATCCATCAGTGCCGCGCGCTGCTCGTTGCGCTGCTGCCGCACCTCCGTGGTGATGCCCACCCCGCCGAAGGGGACCGCGTTCCACTGCGCCACCAGGTCGTCGTAGCGCGCCTGCAGCGCATTGCGGCGGGCCTCATACGCCGCCATGGCTTGTTCGGCGCGATCGTCGGCAAACCCGAACTGGCCGCCCTTCTGCCCCCAGTCCGACTGCAGCTCCTGGATGAACAGCACCCGCTTGCCCTCGGCGTCGGTGCGCTCGTCGAAGCGGATATGCAGGAGTGAGTTGGGCGAGGCCTTGAAGTGGCCGCCCTTGTAGTTGCGGGCCTCCTGCTTCCTGGCCTCGGCCTGCAGCCGCTGCAGCTCGAAGCGATCGGCCTGTGACATGAGGCCGCTGGCGGGGCTGTCCTCGTCCCCCTCGATGCCGTACTTCGCCGCCAGCTTGGCCTTGAACACGTCCAGCGCCAGTGACGGCTGGTGCAACGGCAGGGTCAGCACCAGTTCGCGGTAGTTCTGGCCGCCCTGCTTCACCGGCTTCCAGCCACTGAACTGGGCGGCGCGCAGCTGCCCCGGCTCATAGCCGGGATCGGTGACGCGCTGCAGGGCCATGGCCGCCATTTCGGCGTCGGCCGGCAGCGACGGCCCGTTCTCCATCACATCGCCGGTCGCCGGATCCAGCGCCACCCAGTTGTCGTTGTCGTGGTTCTGCGCCCAGGTCTGGTCGTCGCGGGTGAGGGTGTCGAGGCGCCCGCTCTGCGTATAGCCCACCTGGAAGCCGTGCCGCCCCAGTTCCTCTTCCAGCGTTTCGCGTTCCTCCTGCAGCGCCGGCCCGCCCGCCTCTGGCGCTCCATACACCCGCTCTTCCACCTGCACCCCGTTGGCCTTGAGGAAGGCCATGATCTCGTCCTTGCTCACCTTGCCCTGCTGCAGCTGCAGCCACTCGCGCAGGCCCGACCACTCCACCTCTTCCTTCTTCACCCCGGGCAGGTTTTTGAGAAGCCCCTGCCACATGGCGGAAGGCGCCAGCGTCTGCTTCGCCCCTGCCACCGCCTCGGCCAGCGCCGAATACCACAGCGGGGCCGCCTGGCCCGTGGTCGACAGCGCCGGCTCCAACTGGCCCTGCACCTGCGGCTGCCGCGCCCCCTGCTCGACGTAGCGGCGGGCATTCGCCAGCAGCGCCACGATGTCGTTGTCGGAGAACTCGACGGTGAAGCCGATCGCGCGCAAGGCCTTGCGGATCGCCGCCACCAGCAGCCGCCAGCCCTTGACCTCGGTCAGCCGCCCGGCCTCGGCCAAATCCGCCAGGTATTCCTCGGTCGCCCGCGCGATGTCGTAATGCAGCCCCGGATACTTGGCCTTGACCTCGGCGATCATGCGATCGACCGCCGCCTTGGCCTTCGGGTTGCTGCGGTAGATCTGCTCCATCAGCGGCTGCAGTTGATCGCCCAGCAAGCCTTGCAGCCCAAAGTGGCCCAGCGCCTCGTGCGAGGCCACGAACTGCTCCCGCCCCGGCAGGATGTTGTCGGCCACCAGGAACACGTGGCCGCCGAAGTAGACGCCGCGCAGGGTCAGCGGGTACGGCTTGCCGTCGGGGGAGGGCGGCAGTTCCGCCACCGACTGCACCACAGTCAGCCGCGGCGCGTTGCGCCACTTCGCCACCACCGCCGCGATCGCCGCCTCCACCGCCGCCTTGGTATTCAGCGACTGGCCGGCGGCCCCGCCGAGGGAGTAGCGCATTCCACCGGGCGGCACCTGATAGGGGCCGGCGATCTGCACCCCGCGATAGCTCATGGGGCCCTCGTAGGGCGCCGCCGCGGTGGGCGTAGCGCCGGACAGCAGCAGCCGCACCTCGGTCAGGCGCGCCCGCGCCGCCGCCAGCTCGCCCTCCTTGCCCCAGGTCTTGCCCAGCTGCGCCTGCACCGGCGCGAGGCCGGTTTGCGCCGCCTTGAGCGCCGTCTGGGTCTCGTGCAGGACCACCGGCGCGTCCCGCAGCAGCCGCATCATGGCGCTGACGACCTTCACGCCATCGACCCGCTCGGCCTGCATGAACTGGGTGGCGGCGCGCTCTTCCAGGAAGCGGCTCTCGGTACCGAGGCTGACCTCGAACCCAACCCCGTAGCGGCCCTGGGTCCACTGCAGCGTCACGGGAAGGCCGCCGAGGGTGCCGAGTTGCTCCGCCTCCGGCTGCCCCATTTGCGCCGCCAGGGTCCGCTTGAGGGCCGCCTCCAGTTCCTCCCGCCGGATGTATTCGTGGCCGTCGGCGCCGACGAAGCGGAAGGCGTGGATGTCGCCCACCTCGCGCTCCACCGCGGTTACCGCGCCGTTCTCGTTGATGTAGGTCTTGCCGGCCACCGTGATCTTCAGCACCGGCTTGGTGTCGGGTGCCGCCAACAGGGCCTTGAACTCGGTCTCGATCGCCTGGTATTCCGGGGTGTTCTTTTTCCCCTGCGCAGACAGCTCGACCGCCTGCGCGCGCAGCGTCTTCAGGCGCTCGTCGCGCGGCTCGTCGGTGGCCTTGGCTACCGCTTTCGCTGCTTCGGCCACCTCGCGGATGTGCGCCCCGGCTTGGGTCGCATTCAGCTGCTGGCCGTCGACCTCGACCGTCTTCCGCGTTACCCCGGCGAACGGATCGGCGTGGTAGGCGTCGGCCTTGGCGGCTACGTCCTTCTGTTCCTCGATCAGCGCCGGCAGCCCGGCGATCTGGCGCTCGTAGCGCGCTGCCTGCGATTCCAGGTCCTGTTGCTCGGAAGTAAACCGGCGCTGCTGCGCGGACAGCTTGCGCACCTTCTCGGTCAGGCTCACGTCCTCCAGGATCAGCGGATTGCCCGAGGCCAGCGCCTTCATTTCCGCCGCGCTCATGGTGTCGCTGGACACTTCCTCCAGTTCGCGCTCGCCGGAAGCGTTGCGAAGGCTGTTGATGGCGTTGAGCTTCTGCTCCTGCGTCTGCCAGAAGAAGACGTCCGAGGTGCCCTCGGTGGCGTAGGCGAGGATCTCCACCTCGAAATTGGGATCGGCCTGGCGAAACTCGTTGCCTTGCCGGATGACGCGGCCCTCGCGCTGCTCGATGTCGGACGGCCGCCACGGCACGTCGATGTGATGCAGCGCCACCGCCTTCTGCTGCACGTTGGTGCCGGCCCCCATCTTCATGGTCGAGCCCATCAGCACCCGCACGCTGCCGGCATTTACTCGATCAAATAGATCCTGCTTCTGCTGCTCGGTGTTGGCGTCGTGGATGAAGGCGATCTCGTTGGCCGGAATGCCGGCGGCGATCATCTTCGCCTTCATGTCGTCGTAGACCGAGAACTTGCTGTCCACCGTGGTCATCGCCGCGCCGATGTCGGTGGACTGCGCGAGGAAGGCCTCCAGCTGCTCGATCGCGTTCGGCGCCTGGTCCTCGTCCAGGTTCTCCAGGTGATCCACCAGCGCCGCGTGCAGTTGCTGCCACTGGCTGGTCATGGTCCCCACGGCGGGCACGGTAACGCCCAGCGGCAGCAACTCGCGCCCTTCCTTCAAGTAGCCCTCGGCCGCCTTCACGCCCTGCTTCAAGGGCATGGAGAGATCGAGGAACACCAACTGCGTGCCTTTACGGTAGGTATTGGCCTCGTAGATGCGCTTGATCTCGCCCACGGCGGTGTTGCTCTTGCCGGTCGGGTTGTCGGGCGCGCTCGGGTCCACCAGGCGGATGTCGAGCGCCGCCTTGCGCCCGTCGGTGAGGATGGCCAGCGCGTTGTCGGTACCGCCGCGGCGCAGGCTCTCCATGCGCAGCTGCAGCCCGGCGGAGTAGGACCGCTGCAGCCACGAGGCCGGCACCACCACGTTCTGCCGCGGCTTGCCGCCCTTGACCTTGGGGATCGGAAACTCGGCCCCGTTGTGATCGGCGCGGAAGTTGGCCTTGATGGTGTCCATCGTCACCGCGTCGGCGAAGGCGTGATACATCTGCTGCGCTTCCGGCACGTTGGTCAGCCGGCGCAGCCGATCCTTGCGCTTGTAGCGGGTGCCAGTGACGTTGGACTCGTACTCCGACTCCACCACGCCGAAGGTGTTGAGCCAGGCGTCGAGCGAGAGCAGCCCCCGGTTCTCCAGTTCGGTGAGGCCGAGGTAGCGCTGCAGGGTGTAGAGCTCGGTCAGGCTGTTGCTGACCGGGGTGCCGCTGGCGAAGGCCAGCCCGCCGCCGTTGTAGGTGTTCTGCAGCCATTGACCCTTGATAAACAGGTCAAAGGCCTTCTTGCTGCCGGTGGGGTTGCCGAAGCCGCCGACGTTGCGGCGCTGGGTGGTGAAGAAGAGGTTTTTGAATTCCTGCGACTCGTCCAGGTACAGCATGTCGACGCCCAGCTCCTGGAAGGTCAAGAGCTTGTCCTGCGGCTTCGACGCCAGCTCGCGCATCTTCTGCTCGAGGCGCTCCTTCTGCCGCTGGTATTGCCGGGCGGTCTGCGAGCGCGCGCCCTCGACTTCGCGGGCGGCGCGGATGGCCTCCTGGATCTGCTCCACCTGCTTGCTCATTTCGGCCAGCACCAGCGAGCGATCGTTGGCCATGAAGCCGAACGACGAATGGCCGAAGATCACGCCGTCCCAGTTGCCGGAGGCAATGCGCGCCAGCATCCGCTGCCGGTTGACCTTGGAGAAATCCTCCTTGCGCATGGCCAGGATCTTGGCTGCCGGATACAGCCGATACCACGACGACGCCCACTGCTTGACCAGATGATTCGGCACCACCACCAGCGGCTTGTTCTTGAGGCCGAGGCGGCGCTGTTCCATGGCGGCGGCGATGATGGTGTAGGTCTTGCCCGCGCCCACCACGTGATCGAGCAGGATCTTGCCGGTGCGGATGATGCGGGCGACCGCGTCGTTCTGGTGCTTGCGGAAGCGGATCACCGTGTCCGGCACCTTGCCCGGGAAGGTGAGGTAGGACCCGTCGTAAACCGGCTTGACGTTGGTGTTGTAGTTGTCGTTGTAGTGCTGCACCAGACGCTCGCGCCGCTCCAGATCCTTGAAGATCCACAGCTCGAATTCCTGCCGCATTTCGTCGGCGCGGTCAGCGAGGGCCTGCGTCACCTCCGGGTGCGAGTAGCGGTTGCCGTCCTGGTCGGTGTGGTAGACGGTGAGATCCTTGTTGTTGAGCACGCGCGAGAGCAGGTCGTCGCCGTCGCGGCCGTCGGCAAAGGCGCCGCTTTCCTGGCCGTTGGCGTCGAGCAGCGCCACGTGGTTGACGCCCCAGCGGGTCTCGCGCAGCGCCTTGTCGCCCCCGGCCAGCGCCAGCGCGAAGCCGCCGGTACCGGGCAGGTAGCCCACCCGCACCTCGGTGGTGGGTCCGAACAGGTGCTGCGCAAAGCCCTCGTAGGCCGCGGTCTCGATCCACGGCGAGCCCAGCCGCGCCGCGATCTCGCCGGCCTTGAGATCGGCCGGGAACACCGCCCGCAGCGCGTCCGCGTTCTTGGTCAGCCCCGCCTGCAGCGCCTCGGCGTACTTGCGCTTCACATTGCCCGAGAGGTATTCCGCCGCCGGCTCGTAGGTCTGCTGGATCGGATCGAAAAAGGCGATCGGCTTTTCACCGTCGGTCAACTCGGCGATCACCGCGTTGGGGGTCTTGCTGGTGAGTTGGGCGATGTAGGCCGGATCCAGCATCCCGCGCTCGTTCAGCGAGACCGCCGCGCCGTCGCGCACGTTGGCGGCGGTGGTGGGGGCCACCCGCGCCAGCACCACCCGCTGGGTGAAGATCGGCATCTTCTTGGCCGATGGCTTGCGCGCGGGCACCCCGAGGGTCTTGGCGCGATCGGCCGAGACTCCGCGGTCGTAGTCGGTCTCCAGCGCCAGCAGCAGCGGCGCGTCGGGATCGGCGCGGAAGGCCCGCTCGTTGGCCTGGTCGGTGAGGTAGCCGTAGCGGGCGACGAAGGCGTCGTACTGCTCGTTCAGTTGCTGCCGCAGGTAGGACAGCCGCGCCAGCGGCGCGTCGGTCGCCTCGGCCCGCAGCAACTCGCGGTCGGTGTCCTTGATGGCGACCATGGCGCGCACCCGCGCCAGCCGCTCCACGCCCCATTTGGCCGGCTCCACCGTGACCCGCTGGCCGGTCTTGGGATCGAGCCGGGTCTCCGGCTTGGCGTCGGCGTTCCACAGCGTGTCGGCGGTGATCTTGACCAGCCCCAGGCTGCCGTCGGCGTTCTGCACCACCTGCTGCAGGAAGCCGTGAGCCTCGTGGTAGGAGCCGGTGTCGCCCGTGGGTACGCCGTCGTCGTTCACCGCCGCGGTGGCCTCGTGCTGCACCTCTTCCTCTGATTTACCGCGCGTATAGCGGTCCTCGGGCAGGGTGGCGATGACGTTGGCCAGGCCCACCGCCAGCGGCTCGTTCTTGCGCGGCTGCACCGTGACGTCGTTCTCATGCAGCATTTCGCCGCTGCGATCCATGGTGCCGAGGATCATTTCCGGATGCGCGGCGAAGTAGGCATTCACCCGGATCGGCTTGCCCCCCAGCGGGTCCGGCACTTCGGTGGTCTGGGTCCAGGTCTGGTCGGCGCCACCCCACTGGTCGCTCGGCAGCTTCTGCAGGATGACGATGTCGGTAACGACTTCCGTATTCGCGTTGGCGTAGAACGCGGTCCACGGCAGGCGAATGGCCCCGAGCAGTTCGGTGCGGTGCGCCAGGTACTCGCGCGCGGTGGAAGTCTGCGCATCCATCAGGTAGCGCGACACCACCTGGATCAGGATGCCGTTGGGGGCGAGCTTGTCGATCGCCTTGGCGAAGAAGTAGTTGTGCAGCGAGAACCCGCGCAGGTGGCGGCTGTGCTCGTCGAACAGCGTTTGCGGGCCGAACGGCGGATTGCCCACGGCCAGGTTGAAGTGGCCGTTGCGCATGTTGGTGTCCTGGAACCCCACGGGCCCCAGCACCGCCGCCTCCGGATACAGCTGCTTGGCGATACGCGCGGTAATGTGGTCCTGCTCCACCCCGGTGAGCGAGGTGGTGCTGCGCAGGTCCGCCGGCAGCAGGCCGAAGAAGTTGCCGCTGCCCATCGACGGTTCTAGCACTTTACCGCCGGTGAAGCCGAGGCGCTGCGCGATGGCCCAGATGCCCTCGACGATCTCGCGGCTGGTGTAGTGCGCGTCGAGGATGGTGCGGGCCGCGGCCTCGTGCTCGTCCGGGGTGAGCAGGTCGCGCACCTCGGCCACCCGGGCCTCCCAGCCCTTGGCCAGCTTGCCGCCGGGCGGCGGAAACACCTGCTTGAGGCCACCCCAGCCGACGTACTTGGCCAGGATCTTCTGCTCGTTCGGCGTAGCGCGGCGGTTCTCGCTCTCGATCTGCTTCAACAGCCGGATGGCGGCTACGTTGTCCTTGAACTTCTGGACCAGGCCCCCCTTGCCGAGTTCGATCTCGTCGGTGATTACGAAGTTGTGGGCTTGCGGGAAGGGCTCGCCGGGGGCGGTTGGTCCCGCATCCGATTGACCTCCGCTAGGGACGTGTACGCCGGGTTGTCCGGCAGCGGCTCCTGCGGGCTGCCCTTCTCCGGTGGCACCAGCAGGTGGTTCTGCATGGACAACTCCCACGCTTCCTCCTGCGTGTACCCCAGTTGTCGGCTGCTCTCCATTTCGCTCAACGTCAGATTGGCCGCGGCCTGCAGTTCCTGCTCCAGCTTCCCCGCCTGCTGGAGTGCCTTGTAACGCTTCGGCTGGAATTCTCTCCAGTGCTCCCGCCCCAGGTTCACCAGGGCCTGCTGGCTGAATGTGTGCACGTGCGGCCTCCGCGTCGATGTCGGCCGCCGGGGTCATCCCGACGGTTTCGAGCCCAGGCCACGAGCGTAACCCATCGTAAACCGTGCGCAAATAGGGCCGCACGCCTTCGCCCAGGTCTTCGATCATGGCCTTGCTGAACGCGGCGAACTCGCGCACGCCGGACTCGATGTAGGCCCCGGCGATAGTCACCAAGTCCTGGAACAGCTCCGGATCGAAGCCGGTGCGCAGCGTGCCCAGCTTCTTGCGCGACCGCTCGCGTGCAGCCGCTACCGCGTCCTGCGTGAAGACGGTGTTCTTGGCGAACTGCGGCTGCGCCGGTGTGGGCGCTGGCGCTTCCGGCGTCTTCATCCCCAGCGGGGCGGAGCCGGGCGGCGCTTCCACCTGCGGCGTCACCGGCTTCTTGGCGGCGGGCTCTTCCAGACCATGCACGTGCGACTCGAATTGCAGGTGCGCCGCATCGCCGAACAGATCGCGGTACTCGCCCATCTTGGCGTTGTAGAGTTCGCGCGTTTCGCGCAGCGCTGCCTGCACCTTGGTCCGCTTGTCCGGCGGCAGGCTGCCGCGCAAGGCCGTTTCGTCGGCTTCCTCCGCCTTCACCAGCCGCCGCAGTTCCTCCGCCACATCGGCGTGCCAGGCAGCAGCGGCCACCTGGTCGCCCGCCGCATACGGTGCCTCGCGCCCGGCGCGATTCATTTCCTCGACGTCGGGCTCGGGGAAGGTCTGCTGGAAGTCGTACTGCGGCCCTTCCGGCTCGCGCACGGGCGCCGCGCGGAGGCCCAGCTGCACCTCCCACGCCTCGATCTTGTTGCGCAGCTGGTCGATGGTGGGCTGCCGCTTGGCCAGCGCCTCGGCCTCGAACTGCGCCTTCGCCGCCTTGGACTCCACCGTCATGCTGGTGGGGAAGGTATGGCGGATGTTGGGCGTGGCCGCGCGCCAGTTCTCCATTGCTTCGGCGCTGGCCCGCTGCTCGATGCGGGCGATGTCGTCCTTGGCCTTGCGGATGCGCTGCTCCAGCGTCGCCGCCCGCTCGGCGGCCTTCTGCTCGGCCACCGCGCGCTTCTCGGCGTCGCGCTTCTGGCGCGGGGTCAGGCCCTTCGACAGCCAGAAATCGAAGGTCCGCTCGGGATCCTTCTGCGCCGCCGCGATCAGCTTGTCGATCCGCTCCGCCACGGCCTTGGCGTAGTACGGCGGTGCGCTGCTAGAGCCACTGTTCAGCCGCGCCTGCAGCCCGACCAGCCCGGCCCTCAACTCCCACAGCTCGCCGGCCTCTTCCGCCTTCTTGAGCGCCCCTTCCAGCGCCCGCTTGGCCTCGTCGCGCGAGCGATCCTGCTGCTCGGCATGGGTGGGAATGCGCCGCTCGGCCTTGGGCTGCTTCTGCAGCCAGGCGTGGAAGACCTTGCTGATCTGCCCGAGATCCCACGGCCCGACGGCGACGTTGCTGCCGGGGGTCAGCTCGACGCTGATGAGCATCTTCTCGGGACCGTGGCCTTCGCTGACGAAGATCCCCAGCCAGCCGCGCTTCTTGGGGTCATCGCGGATGTAGACCCCCAAGCTCTCGCGCGGCTTCCAGGCGGCGATGGCCCGATCGAAGCTCTCGCGCAAGCTGTCGCGGGAGCGCGCGATCGCCTTCTGCCCTGCCTCGGTCTTCAAGCCCGCGATGCGCTCGGCCTCGGCGTCGCCGGTCGGCTCCGCCTTCGCCCGCCCCGGCACCTGCAGGCCGTCCAGCCAGTTCAGCACCTTGTTGGCCTCGGCCTGCGCCGGCATCCCCTTGTTCTCCCGGCCCGCGGCAAACGACTCGGCATGGCGGCGTAGACGCGCGATCGCGGCGTCCAGCGCTTCCGCCCGGGTGGCGAAGCTGTGCCCATCGGCGCTCGGAGCGAAGCCGGTGCCGGTCATGCTGCCGTGGTTGAAGTTGGAGGACAGGCCCATGCGCCAAGTGCCGTCGCGCAGTTCGACCAGGTTGATCTCCGCCAGCGCGACGCCGCGCCAGTTCTTCTTGGTGACCGGCAGCTCGAGCGTTTCGGTCGGCTGGTACACGCCGGCCTGGTTGGGCGAGCGGCCCTCGACGTCGCGCGGATAGGCGGCGATCCGCTCCGCCTCGGCCTTCTCATCCGCTTCGCGCCGGGCCTTCAGTTCGGCCCGCTTCTTCTCCTGCTCGGGGGTGCTCGGCGCTTCGAAGATCGCCTTCCGCACGCCCATCTGAAACGTCTTGCCGCCCCGCACCTGCACCCGCCGGCCGTCGTAGAACGAGCCCGGCGGCTGGCCCTTCTTCCACTCGGGCCCCAAGCCGTCGGGCACCAGTTCCTGCACTTTCAGCTGCCACGGATGCGTGCTCCCGCCTTGCACTCCGGTCACCACCCACTGGCTGCCGGCGTGGGTGACCGGCGTGATGGTCGGCAGCTTGCCCGGCTTCGCCTCGCTCAATTTCATCCCGGCGTAGTGCTCCCGCCAGGCCTCGGCCTGCGCCTCGGTGACGGGGATGACTTCCTCTTCCGCTTCCTTCTCACGAAGGTGGGGCACCGGCTCCGTCGCCGCCTTGGCTTCCGCCACCTCCGCCGCCGCTTCCGGGCTGTGGGCTTCCTTGATCAGCCCCAGGATGCGGTTGCCGAGGTCGCTGTTGTAGCCAGCCTGGAAGGCGGCGCTCTTGAGCGCGTTGTAGGCGGCGGGATCGCCCGCGTCCATCATGTCGCGGGCTTCGTCCAGGGTCTCGCGGATGGTGGCGCCACGCTTGTGCTTCTTGGCATCCTCCGCGATCGCGCCCAGGGTCTCGTAGTTCCAGTGCGGCGGGGCCTTCCGCATCAGCAGATCCCGCAGCTGCTTGCGCACCGTGCCGCCGATCCAGTCGCCCGGCTCGTGGTGCATCCCCACCATCTTGCGCAGTTCGTCGAGCGCCCCCGGCTTGCCCTCGCGCAGATCGCGCTGCGCCCCCGCCAGCAGCAACTGCTCGTTGGTGTTGATGGCCGGCTTGTGTTCCTTCTGCGCCTTGGCGCTCTTCGCGGCCTTCACCGCCTGGTCGGCGGCCACGACTTCATTCAGCTTGTCGACCAGCGGCTGCAGATCCTCGGGGGTGAGGTGTTCAGTGGTTTCCGGCCTCACCGCCGCCGGTTCTTCTGTTACCGTCCCCGCGGCGGGCGCGCCTTCGGCAGGGGCTGCGGCTGGCGCTGCCTCTCCCGTTGTTTCTGCATGGCCTTGATCTGCCGGCTCACCTTCGCCTCTTCCCGTGTCTGCTTGATCCGTACCACTGGGCTCTCCTTCCGCTTCCTTCTCCTGCACCGCGAAGGCGCCGGGGGACTCCGGATGCTCGACCACCTCATGCGGCACCCCGGACTGCGTGGTCAGGTATTGCGCCTTCGCCTGGGCTGCGGCCTCCGTCGCGTAGGCCGGCGTGGTCAGCTGCGGGCCTTGGGCTTCGGGCGCACCTTGGCCGGCAACTTCAGCCCCTTGCTGGCCTGGTCCCACTCCGCCACCTTCACCCCCTGGCGCTCCAGTTCCTTCTGGTGGGTGTGGAAGTACCCCTGTTGCGCTCGGCTCTTGTAGGGCATTGACGCCTCCGGTGAGTGGATTGGCGGCGACCCCGCTGTCGACCGCTGCCGCCGCTGCCGCGCCGACGACCCCCGTACCCGGGTCTATTCCAGTGCGCTGCTGGGTCTCGACCCGCGCCTGGGCGTGCTCTTCCGCGGGCGTGAGCAGGCGCACCCCGAGGCGCGAGGCCAGTTGCTCCGGGTTGTCGCGGTGGGAGCGCAGAAACTGGTATTCGGTGAGCTCTTCGCGGGTGAGGTATTCCGGCTGCTGCCCGGGCACCACCCGCGCCTTGCCGTCCGGCCCCACGATGGTCTGGTCGGGGGTGCCGTTGGCCTTGCGCGAGAGTTCGTCCCAGCGGGTGGCGGCGTGCTGCAGCAGGGTGGCGGCCGACGATGCCGGCGCGTTGGGCGGCGCGGTGGGGGTCGTTGGGGGAGGCGTGCCGGGTCCCGGCCCCGTCGGGGGGGGTGGTTGGGTTCCGGTCGGGGGTGGGGTAGGTTGGCCGCCCGGGGTGGGTGGGTTCCCCGTTGGCGGCGGCTGGTTCGGCGGAGGGGTGGCGCCCGGCGTACCCCCGGCTGGAGGCGGCGGGGGCGGCCCCGTAGGCGGTGGTGCCGCGGTGCCGCCAGCAGGAGGCGGCGGGGGCGGTGGCCGCGTCGTCGCGTAGTTCTGGTAGAAGGCGTCGTTCTCCAGCGCGATCGGCTGGTTGGCGGCGATCTGGTCGTTGGCGTACAGCAGGAATGCAGCGGCGACGCCGGGGTGGTTCTCCTTCAGCGCCGCCCCGACGGTCAGCGCCGCCCCCTTCCGGTCGGTCGGGTCAGCAGTGCCGTTGCCCAGTAACTGCTGCGTCTGCCCGCGGCTGTAGTGGTTGTGGGCAGCAGCCGGGACACCCGTGATCAGGCCCATGACGACCGTCGGGCCGAACACGCTCATGGTGTCCTTCCAGGTCGCCCCCGGCCCGGCCCCGTAGGCGCCCTCGACCGCGGATTCGCCGGCCTGCTGGCCCAGTTCGACCGGGATCTCCTTGGCGATGACCCCGCCCACCGTCTTCACCGCTTGCTTGACCGGAGCCCCGAACAGCGACTTCACAGCGACCCCGCTGGCCCCCCCGGCCAGCTTCGCCTTGAGCGGCTTGGTCCACGCGCCAATCCCGATCTTGGAGAGGACGTAGTCGGTTGCGCCTTCGATGGTGCCGCTGATGTGGCCCGCCTCGTTGGCGTCGGCCTCCACCTTGGCCTGCACCTTGGGGTCGTACATCTTCTGCTGCGCCACGTGCAGTGCCTGGCCGTAGGCGTTGGCCGCCGCGACGCTATCGAACTGGCCGAAGTGCTTGCCGGTCTTGCGGAACTGGGCGATGGCCTCGGCGTTGGAGAGGATGCGGCCGTCGTCGCTGACGGTCGGAATCACGGTCTCCTGGCCGCCGAAGTTGACGCCGATGGTCTTGACCGTGCTGATGGTGCCGTCCGCGTTCTGCACCACCGGGCGGTCGGTGAGGTCGATGTTGCCGGGAGTGACCATACCGGGCGGCTTCTCGTCCAGCCCGCCGATCTTGGTCAGCTGCGCCTTCTTCACCTTGTCGTGGGTCTCCTGCGCCTGGCTGGCGTACCACAGCGGCACCCCTGCCACTGCGCCCCACTTGGCGCCGGTTATCGCACCCGCAGCAGCGCCCGGCGGCCCCCCGACCACCAAGCCGGCCACGCCGCCAATCACCGCGCCCGCCACCGTCGGGGCGAACGAGCGCACCGTGTTCTCGATCCCCGGCTCCACCCAGCCGCGGGTGTTGGTCCAGCTGTCCTCGCGCGCCCGCTGGCTGACCAGCGTTTCCTTCGGGGTGGTCTCGGCGCGGGCCTCGGCGCGGGCCTGCACGTCCTTGCCGTACTGCTCCAGCGCGGGCAGCCCCATACCGCTGCCGAACCACTGCTCGGTCTGCCCCACCATTTGCGGGATTGCTATCTTGGCCGCGCGCTCGGCGCTGCCCGGGACCGCCTTCATGGCGCCGATGAAGCCCTCTTCGCCCACTGGAGCCGAGAAGTCGAACTTCGGCGGTTCCTCCCCCGGCTCCAGCACTGGCGGCTTGGCGTCGGTGAACAGCCCGCCCTTGGCGGTGGGCGCGTTGGGGTTGAGGACGTCGTCGAACAGCCCCGGCTTGGAGGCCGGCGCGGCCGGGGCCAGCACGTCGTCGAACAGACCGGCCATGGCCTATTGCACCGCGGGGTAGCCGCCTGCGATCAGGCGCTTGTTGACTTCGTCCACCGGCATCCCGGCGGCGATCGCCTTCTTGGCGTCCAGGTGCGCCGCCGCGACGTCGGTATAGGGGCCTTTGGCCGCGCCCGCTGCGGCCGGTTGGCCGGTAATGGTGCCGCCGCCGGGCGGGTGCAGATACTCGCCGGTCTCGCTGTTGACCGGGACCCGGATCTTCCCTTGCTGCCCGGTGATCTTGTCCGGCTCGCCGAACGGCTGCTCGCCCATGATGAACTTGGCCTGGTGCGCTCCCGCTTTGCCCTCGTAGGCGTACAGCTGCCGGATGGCGTCCTCCTTCTCCTTGCCCGGCGGCAGCTTGTCGATCTTGGCGCGGAGGGCGGCGATCTGCTTCTGCCCCTCCAGCGTCTGTTGCTTGGTCTCGGTCTCCACCCCCTTGGTCTTGATGTCGGCCTTCTTGCCCTCGATGTCGACCGTCTTCCCCTCGCGCTCGAGCTTGGCTGTCTTCTCGTCGCCCACCGCCTTGCGGGCGCTGGTCACCATGTCCTGCGCGTGGCCCGCTTCCTTGAAGAAATCGCGGGTCGAGGGCTCGTTGGCCGCGCCGCGCCCGGCCGCTGCGGCGCGCTCGGCGTCGCTGGTGCCGGCCATGCGCGAACTCTGCGGGCCGAACACCTCGCGCCCGCGAGCGTTGATGCGCGCTACCCGCTCCTGATTGGCACGGTCAAAGGCGTTCATGCCGCCCTTGTACTGCTCGCCGAAGGCAATGTTCTCCTGCATCCCGCGCCCGCGCGCCTCGTAGGCCTGCTGCTGGTCGGCCCGGTCCTGCGCCTGGCTGGCCGCGTACTGCGCCTTCACCGCCGCCAGCGCCTCCGGATTGCCGCCGCTGCCCAGCCGGTCGAGATCGCTTTGCGCATAGGTCTGGTTGCGCGCCTGCACCGTCGGCGTGCCCATCACGTGCTGGTTGCCGAAGTCGATCGCCGCGCTGCCCACGATTGGCCCGCGTGGCGGGCCAGTCATCTGCGCACCCGTGGCCGCTGTTTCCTGGGTTCCCGCATAACCGCGCCCGGCGTAGCCCATCCCGCCTTCACCCCCGCCGGCATAGGCTGGGGGCGGCGTGGTGTAGCCGCGGGCGGCCAGCGGCAAGCCGCCCTCGTTGCCGCCACCGAAGGCGGGCGCGGGTGCCGGCGGCCCCAGCGGCTGCGCGCCGAAGGAGCCGGTGGCCGCGGCCTCCACTGGACCGGAGGGGACAGCAGCGGCCATGGCGGCCCGCTGCGTGATCGGTGGCGCGGCCATGGGTGCCGGGCGCGGCGCTTCCGACACGTTGGCGGTGATCGGCGGTGCGGCCCCTGCCTGCGGGTAGATCGGCGGCGCCGAGAAGCCCGGATTGACGGCCGGGGAGCGCCCGCTGGCATACGGCGCTGGCGGCGGCACCGGCGGGGCGTTGCCGGTGAAGTACCCGGGATCGCCCATCGAGCCAAACTGCTGGCTGCGCGGGATGTAGGCCGTGGTTTGCAGATCGGGATCGTCGGGCATGGCGTGCCTCTCAACTGGTGGTGGTCTTGACTTCGCCGGCCAGGGTATTGAGCCCGGAGAGCGCCGACTGCGCGGTGGCGGCGTAGTCGTGGCCAATGGCCGCCGACAGGGTGGCGATCGCCTGCGCCTTGCCCAGGTTCATGCGGTTGACCTCGCGGATGTCTTCCAGCGCCATGCGCACGGTCTCCAGCATCGCCTTGGCGGCCATGTCGAAGTAGGAGATCTGGCTGCGGTAATACTCGCCGCGCACGGTCTGCTCCGACAGCCGGGTCTTCAGCTGCAGGTCATAGTCCTCGTGCTCGGCCTTCACGCTCTCGATCTCGGCCTGGTTGAGGGCTCTATAGGCGTTGATCTGCGCCTCGTAGACGCGGGTGTTGCCCTCGTTCTGGCGCTGCTTGGCCTCGATCTCGCTGATGCGGCCGGTGAGGATGGTGCGGAAATACTCGGCCTGCGCGCTGTAGCCACGGATCTGCTCCACGCTGCCGTTGACGTCGGCCACTGCCCCGCGCACCGCCGCCTCGTACCCGGACCAGCCAGCCGAGTAGGCCGACACCGTCGCCGCATAGGCGCGCACGTTGGCGTCGTACAACTCCACCTTGAGCTTCTCGATGTCGCCGCGCAGCCGCGCGCCCTGCATTTCGGTGTTGTAGATGGAGGCCTGCACCTCCACCGCGTGCAGCTGCGCGGTGTAGAGCTCCACCCGCGCTTTATCCACCGTCACCTTGGCCAGCTCGCCCTCGATCTGCGCCTTGTAGAACTCGATCACCATGGTGGCGGCCTTCAGCTGCGCCTCGTACAGGTGAATGCGCGACTCTTCCAGCTGGATCTGCACCTTGGCGTACTCGATGGCGAGACCGTAGACCTTCGCCACCTGCTCCACCACCGCGATCGCGTATTGCAGCGCCTGGCCGTTGACCTGCACCAGATGCCCGTAGTAGCTGATGGCCGCGCTCATGTGCGCAGTGGAGGCATTGCTGCGGAGCGTGAGAGCGAATTGAATGTTCTGCTGCTCCAACTCGGCGTTCTTGACCATGATCTCGTTGGCCGTGCGCGCCAGGTTGTCGCGGTAGCTCTGGTCGATCTCCTTGGCCTGCTGGTAGACCAGCGGCGGCGGCAGGGTGAAGCCCAACTTGGCCCCCTCGGCGTAGGCCCCGGCGCGGGCGCGGGTGTACTCCGCCCCGTTCTTGTCCAGCGCCCGGTTGTAGAGCGCGTCCTCCTGGATCGGCGTGAGGCCGGTGCCGCCCAACAGGAACTGGTCCAGCTTGGCCTCCATCGCCGCCACCCCGGCGCGCAGCGTCGGGTAGTAGAAGTCGATCCAGGCATCGAACTGGGCCCGCAGCGCGTTCTGCATGACCGGGCTGATGGTCTCGAACTGCTGCCGCAGGAGGTCGTCCAGGTTGTCCGGCGGCGGCCCCGGATCGCGCGGCGGCGGCCCCGGCTGGTACACCGGCAAGATGAGCTCGGGCGTCGGCGGCAGGTTGATGTCGCTCATCGGCGGCACCGGGATCGCGTCGATCTTGCTCTGCAGTTCGGGCGGCATGGGGATGCTGGCCACGATCTGGTCGATGTTGAGGTTCGGCTGCGGCCCGATCTGGCTCGGGTTGGGCACCGTCTGCGCCGGCTGCGGCGGGGCCACGTAGCGGCGCACGTCGGGCGGCTTGCCCGGCTCGGGAGGCTCCTGCAGGTCGCCCGGGTCGATCAACTCCGGTGGCCCGTCGGGCGGATCGGCCGGATCGAAGCGGCTACCGGCATAGCCAGGGATCGCCACTGGGTTGGGCGGCAGCGGCGGCACCAGGCTGTTGAGCCCTTCCAGCAGGTCGTCGGGCAGCCCCACCGCGCCGAGGCTGGTGATGGCGTTCATGGCCTGCCCCATGGCCTGGCCGGCGCCGAACAGCACCTGCGAGGCGTAGAACCTCGCGTCGGTGATCAGGTCGTCTACGTGCGCCATATCTTCCTCTGCTTGCTGACGTCGAATTCGGCGCTGGTTTCCTCGAGCACGAAGTCCTTGCCGTCAGGGTTGGTGAGGCTCATCTGAATGTAGCGGCCTTCGAGCCCCCTGCCCACGTCGATGCGGTGATTACGCGCGGTATCGGTGGCCTCCGGGGTGTAGGTGTACGGATTGAGCGTCGCCGGGTCGTCGTCGACCGCCACGCTCACCTCCACCGTGGCCGGGATGTGCCCGGTCAAGAAGATCGAGCGCATGGTCTTCAGCAGCTGCGCCCGCTCGCTCACCGCCGCCCGCCCCATGGCCCCGGGGAAGTCATGCGGCGGATGCGCCACCTGGGCCACGATCGGCACTCCATCGAAGGTCTCTCCGCCCAGCTGGAAGATCCCCGAGGGCGTGATGCCGAGGTAGGCGCTGCCGAAGCGCACGATGCGTTCGAACGGGTACTGGGTGTAGCGCGAGCTGGCGGTGCTGGTGGTGCCCTCGGCGTCCTCCAGCAGGGTGATCGAGTAGCCCTCGCTGTCGTCCGGCGCGGCCAGGCCGGGCAGCGGATTGCCCGCTGCCACAAGAATGCCGCTCGGTCCAATGGCGAATAAATCGCCCCACAGCGCCTGCAGGGCAGGACCCACTTCATCGAAGACCCCGAACTCGCCACGCGCGACGCCGCTCGCCACCAGGGTGCCGCCGGGGCCGATGGCGAGGAAGCTGCCCGCCGCGCCCGCGTTGCCGATCGCGCCGCCGGTGCCGCCGGTGCTGCTGCCCAGCGTGCCCGCAGGCCCGATTTCATTGAAGTACCCACCGCCGTAGGCCTGCAGCGTCCAGCCGCCGAAGTGCTCGCCGAGGAAGCCGCCGCCGATGCCGACGGTGCCCTGGATGACGAGGTCGCCGACCGGCCCGATTTCATCGAAGGTCCCGAGGATGGCCGCGGTGCCGGTCGCTACCAGGGAGCCCGCCGGGCCGGTTTCCTCGAAGATCCCGCCACCCCACGCATCGAGGGTCCAGCCGCCACCGTGGAGGCCGAAGAAGCCCCAGCCCACCGGCAGCCCGGTCACCGGATCGTTGCCGACCGCCGGGGTGTTGCCCTGGCCGATCAGTTGATACTCGCCGCCGTGGGTGTTCTCGAAATAGCCGCCGGTGAGCACCGCCGACATTTCGAAGGCCATGCAGACGAAGTTGCGCCACTGCCCGCCGATGCGGCCGGGCCAGTCGCCGTTGTAGTCGGGCTCGTAGCCGTCGGTGGGGGTGCCGGTGGACGTCGGCGGCACGAACGGCGGCGGCCCATCCACCCCGACGAAGCCGCCATCCACGTTGGCGGCGAAGCCGTCGATGCTGCCGATGAAGGCCCGGCACGTGCCCACCACGCTCTGCAGGGTGGTCATGAAGCCGGCGAACGGCTGCAGGACCCCCACCAGAATGGCGTACTGCGGTTGCAGGGTCTCGCCGCCGCCGGCGCCTTCCTGCCCGCCGCCGCCATCGCCGACGAAGCCGGTGATGCGCCCGCTGCAGGTAGCGTAATTGGCCCCCGCGCCGCTGCCGCCGAAGCCGCTGCCCACGAACTGGGTCCACTGGCCGCCGCTGCGGCCGAACCAGTCGCCGGTCAGAGGATCTACCGGGCCGCCTTGGCCCGGGCCGGGGACGGTGCCGTCACCCGGGGTCCCCGTGCCGGGCGTAGTACCGTTGCCGGGCTCGCCGACGCTGCCGCCATTCCACGGCCCGTAGCCCGCGCCCTCGCAGCGCCCGACGAAGTTCCGCAGCGTCCCGCCCATGCGCTCGGGCCAGTCGCCGTTGGGATCGACCGGCTGCGTGGGATCCGGGGGGTCCGAGGGCGGCACCCCGTTCGGCATGGAGCTGTCGGACGCCACGCAGTGGAAGTGCCCGAGGGTGCCGTTGGCGCCCATCCACCAGATGAACTCACCCGGGCCCGGGGGCGGTACGGGGCCGGTGCCGGGGGTATACCCGGGGCCGGTGGGCGGCCCGATGCTCCCGATCCCCGACGGCGGGCCGGGCGGGCCCCATGGGACCGGCGGGGCATAGGCCTCGATGTGGGCGTCGTCGATCTCGTCGCCGCCGAAGTATTCGGCTGCGTCGGCCCACACCACGCCGCTGGAGAGCAGCAAGCTGCTCCACGCCAGCGCGCCGTTTTTGAAGTAGGTGACGCGCCCGTCGAGCCCGCGCGCGATGATCCACTCGTCGGCGGTAGAGAAGGGCGCCAGCGCGTTCAGCGCGACCCCGTTCTCCATGTACTGGAACTGGCCGTTGGTGCAGTAGACGCCGTGGGTGATGTTGCTGTAGCCGCTGCCCAGCGGGTTGGGGGTGAGGCCGGTGACGATGCCGACCGCATCCGGGTCCAGCTTGAAGCGGTACTGGCCGCTGGTGGTGATGCTCTGGATGGAGTCCGCAGCGGCGTTCCAGCCGGGGTTGAAGTTGGCCTCGCGCCCGGCCACGTGCTCGGGCGGGCCGGCGGGCACCCCGGCGACGGCGGGGTAGCACTGGGTAACGACGGTGTAGTGGCCAGTGCCGGCAGCTCCACTACCGGCTGGGATCGGGGCCGCCGGCACCGCGCCGCCGCCGCCGCCGCCACCCCCGCCGCCGGTGCCGGGGAAGCCGGGCAGATAGATGATGGTGCCGGGTTCGTAGGGCTGCCCGGTACGCGGATCCACCCCGTTGTAGGGACCGTCCGGCACCACGAACCAGCCGCCCTCGCCGCCGGTGCCGCCCGGGTTGGCGCCGCTGCCGGCGCCGGAATACACCACCGTATCCTGACAATAGGCCGGCTGCGGCGGGATCGCGGGGGTGCCGGGAATGTCGTAGGCAGGGAACCCGGGGTCGTAGTTCTTGCGCAGAATGGTCATGGCGGCACGATCTCCTGCGTCTGGTCGAAGTCGGTCCAGAAGGTCGATGGCGGCGGCGGGCCTAGCGTGCCGGCCTCGACCGAACTGACGGTGCCGGAGGCCGGTGTGGCAGCATCAAGCCAGAAGCCGACGGTGCCGGGCGCGGTGACATAGGCCGCGCTGGTGGTGTAGCCCAGCACCCCGTCGATGTAGATGCGCAGCACGGCACCTTCAAACTCAAGGCGCAGCAGATAGTTATTGGGGTTGGCCGCCGGCAGCCCGGGAGTAGACCCATCCGCGCCATCGACGATGGAAATGCCGGGGTCGGCCCCGCCGCGCCACGCTTCCACGAAGAAATACTGATGCGAAGCATCGCCGCCGTTGAGGCCGAAGAAGATGCCTGCCCCGGTGGCCTCGGTGTAGCGGATGCCGAACCCGGCGTACATATCCTTCATGCTGCTGCCCACGATTCGCGCTTCCATATAGCCATCGGCGGAAGCGATGGCGGCGTTGGAAACCACCGCTGCATACTTGTTGAAGCCGGTGGTATCCAGCCGCACCGCGTTGCTGACGAGGGTGAAGCCGGCGTTGCGCGGGCTGAAACCCCTGAAATAGAGGTTGGTCGAATAGGCCCACGTGTGGCCCGATTCGCCGGTGTGCCCGGTGATGTCGCCGGACCCGGTGAAGGTGTCGTTGAGCACGAGGATCGGCGCCAAGGTCAGCGGCTGCGGCTGCGGCGGCTGCACTTCCTTCACAAACACTGTGGGGTCCACCGTCGGCACGAAGCTCGGTTGACGGGGGATCACGCTGCGCAGCGCGCCCACGATCTCGGTGGTCTGATCAAAATCAGTCCAGAAGGTGGAAGGCGGCGGCGGCGGGAAGGTGGTCACCGTGGCGCGGTCGATCGACCACACATCGCGGGCGCTGCCGTTGGCGCCGTTCTGCAGGTACAGATAGGCCCGCCCGGCTGCGGGCACGATCGGGCCCTCAATGGTGCCGTCGTCGGTCAGCGAGAACACCAGCACGTCGTTGAAGTAGACCGACATCAACTGCCCCACCAGCCGCAGCTCGCAGGAGAAGTTGGCAGCATTGAGGCCGGCGCGAGTGCCGCTGCCGCCTTCAAAAATGAAACTATGACTGCCACCGTCCAGCGATCCCTTGTTGAGGGACCACTGAATATCGTTGCTGGCGCGGGTGCGCAGGTTGAGCTTCAGGTAATAGCCGGCGATCCAGCTGCCGGTGCCATTCTGGAAGCGCACTCCGAACTCCAGCGTGTCGGGCCCCTGCGTGGTCCCGCTGGAGGTCACCCGCAGGCCGGACAGCTTGAAGCCGCAATCGGGCTGGCTGAACACCGTGGTGGTCCACATTTCGTCGAACTGGAACGCCGCCGCCGCCGGCACCGATAGCCGGCCGCCGCTCTGCGCGGCCAGATGGGTATCGGAGAAGTGCGGCGGGAACGACGGCGCGGTCCAGCCCGAGGGGAAGCCGCTGCCGACGAAGTCGTCGTCCAGCTCGACGGTATCGCGCGGCTGCGGGGTCAACGGCTGCGGTTGCGGCGGCTGCGGTTCCACGGCGAACACCGTGGGATCTACCGTTGGCACGAAGGACGGTTGACGGGCCGTCACGCGCGAGCGGAAGGCCCCGAGGATCTCCTGCGTTTGATCGAAATCGGTCCAGAAGTTGGAGTCCGGCGGCAGCGGCGCATCCCGCAGCCCGACGGTATCCATCAGCAGGGTGGTGTTGTTCATTTCCATGGCGAACCCCACCAAGCCCGCCCGCAGCAGCGTACTGCCACCCTCGAAGAAGATCATGGTTTCGCCGCTGATGCCCAAGAACAGCCGATCGTTGATCAGCGAAAACTCGATGATCGGATTGGACGAGCTGTTGTCGGGCAGCGCGACGCCACCGAACCCCTGCAGATCGAGGTTGTTGATCCCGTCCGCGTAGTAGCGGTGGAACCAGCAGAAATAATTGGCAGCCGACCGGGTCATCTTGACGGCATAGCCGGTCGGATGCGCTCCGCTGTCGTCCCAGCGCGCCAGCAGGTACACGCTGCCGCTCTCACTGCGCGGCCACACGGGCTCGATATGGACCAACTGATCGGGGGAGCGCGGCGGCCGGGTGACCAGCACGGCGTTCTGCGCTCCTGCCGTGCAGGTCAGGTGGCTAGACGCCACCGTCATCTGGCTGGCCGCAGCCGTTGCAAATGGCCCCTTCGCCGCCAGCCAGTTGGAACCGTCTTCGGTGACGTGCCCGAGGATGTTGCCCGGGGTACCGTCGAAGCGATCCATGACCCGGTAGGTGTCTTCGATGGCGGGCATGGCTACTGGATCAGCAGGCAGGTGGAGAAGCGGGCCATGCGCGTGCTCACGAAGGCCGAGTTGGGCGATCCGCTGTAGTTGGAAGCCGGGTAGAAGAGGGCGGCCAGCTGCAGATCCATGAGGCCTCCGGTGCCGCTGTAGGAAGAGCCCCCGGCGTAGTAGGAGCCGCCTTGGTAGGCGGTCTCGGGGTAGTAGCCGTTGTAGCCGCCGGTCCACTGCACGTGCAGCTCCAGCCACTCGATGCCGGTGGGGACGTCGAGCAGGCGCGTTTTAATGAGGTCGGCGCGCAGCAGCGCCTTGGACAGCAGATCGAAGGGCTGCGTCAGGGTGCCGTCAGCCAGCCCCTTGTTCACCGCCTTGTTGTATAGCTCGACGAAGCTGGTATCCACCACGCTGCTGTTCACCTCGAGGTGCACCGCATCGAAGATCACGTGCTCGAAGGCGTCGGGGTCGTCCATGATCGGCGTCAGCGCGTCGTGGTTGCCGACCGGGCCGAACAGGCCGTGCTTGTTGTAGATGTGCTTCTGGTCGAAGAACGCCCACGTGCCCTCCGGATGCACGAAAAACGTAGAGTCTGGTGCCACGTGCAGGCGGTTCATGATCTCGTCGGCGTAGGCGTACCAGCTGAACCGCGGCGCGGTGATCCACAGCAAGTTGCTCGGCGGCAGGTAGACGTTCATGGCGTTGGCCCACCAGCGCAGCAGATCGCCCGCCGGCGTGGTGTAGCCGGTGCCGGTCTTGTAATGGAACACGCCCTCGCAGTAGTAATTGCGCAGGTTGGAGAGATCGGTGTCGCTCCAGTCGCGCAGGTCGTTCAGCGGCATCAGCAGCAGCGTCGGGTCGGCCAGCACCGTGGCGCGCGGGTTGAAGGTCAGCAGGTCCTCGGTGAAGTAGGCCTTGATGTCGTCCCGCATGGTCTCGGGGTAGAGCGTGCGGCGGTATTTATTCAGGGTAATGATGAACACCACCTTGTGCACCGCCTGATACGGATAGGCGAACGCCGTCACGCCACCGGGCGCTCCGCTGCGCGGCTGCAGGGTGCGGTTGAACTGCTCCACGTAGGGCATATCGAACACGAACGACAGCGTCGGCAAGTCGTAGTCGATGAGCGAGCCGCCGCGCCAGCCGCGAATTTCCTCTTCCACCAGCCCCGCGCCCAGCTTCTTGAGCGAGAAGAACGACAGCACCGCGCCGTCGGCCGCGCGCCAGTAGCGCTCGATGTCGAGGAACACCATGTCGCCGGCCAGCGCATCGAAGCTCGGGTTCTCTTCCGTCCAGTCGGGCGCCTTGATGTCGTACCAGACGTAGCCGGCCAGCATGGTGCAGTAGGGCGTGGTGGTCGGCCGCCGGATCTGGTTGGTGACGATGGTGAAGGTGAAGTCCTCCGGGTTGGGGCCCGTGAGGTCGATGTTGAGCGCCACCTCGAGCACCCCGGGCGCGATGCAATAGCGCTGCGGCAGGGTGGCCGCATCGTAGAAGGCCGACTGCCGCGCGGCATAGCCAGCGTTCTGGTCGCGGAAGGTATTGAAGTCGGTGAGGGTCAGCGGGTTGCTGCCGACGCTGGTGGTGAAGTAGGTGGTGTCGTAGTTCGACGCCACCCGCTCCATGACCACCGCCACCGCCGCGCCGCCCTCCGGATGCAGCTTCCAGTCCAGCTCGGGGAACTCGACCAGCCCCGGCTTCACGTTGGCAGCGTAGAAATCCTTGAACTTGCTGGTAGGCCGGAACACCCACGAGGGGAAGGTGGGCGTCGCCATCTTCACGTACATGGGATCCACGTTCTGGTCCGGGATGCCGTCGTGGTCGGCGTCCAGCAGCGCAGTTATCTGCGACGTGGGGAAGGCAAAAAACTGATTGAAGGCGTCTACATAGATGGCGAATTCGCGGGTGCCGTAGGTGTCGTCCTGCACCACCTGCACGCCGGCTGCACGCGGCCAGTCGGCCGCTCCCATCAGGTAGGCATAGCGAACCGGGTCTAGGTTTTGGCTGTCGGCATAGGGGATGTCGTACATGATGTCGCGGCTGCCGTGGGCGTCCCACGGTCCCCGCTGGGCAGCCATCCCAACGTCGGCACCACCCTCGAAGTTAAAAGCGCGGAGGAAGACGCCGGTGAATGGATGGTTGGGCGCCCAACTGTCGTAAACCATCTTGCGGTATTTATGCGGGGCATCGGGGGGCCTATAGGCAACGGGTTCGTCGTACAGATCCAGTTGATGCGCGCGTTTTACGCGCGAGGTTTCCACCGTGCTGTTGGCGCGCTTGCCGCCGAGGATCTCGGCCCGCGGCCCGCCTTCACCTACGGTAACGCCGACTACGGCCGCCTTGTAGCTGGTGGAGAAGGTGACCCCGCCCTGCGTGATCGACTGCGTCTGGATCGGGTTGCCCGAGGTCTCGAACTCGAAGTACAGCGGCTCTTCCTGCGTGATGCGGATGTACTGGAACGGCGGCGCCTGCTGCACGTCGATGAAATAGCCGCCGATCCGGAACTTCTGGCGGAAGAAGCCGCCGGGGTCGATCGCCTCCAGCGCCTTGATGCGCTTCAAGGCGAACGGCAGGTAGATGCCGGCGAGCTGCCCCCGCAGCAGCTTGTGCAAGACCATGCACTAGCTCGGGATCATGCTCTGCGAGAAGTAATTGAGCGTGAAGGTGCTGCCCGAAGTGAGAGCCGTGGCGCCCACGTTCATGTCCGCGCCGCCCACCCCGATGGTCCCCTGCAGGCGAATGAACACCGTGGAGAGGGTGCCGTCGTCCGCGCTGTTCACCACGCGGTAGAAGGACGCGGTGCCGCCGACGGTGTTGGTCCCCACCCAGGTCTCTCCCGGGGCCTTCAGCAGCACGCCCGCCGCCGCCGCGGTATCGAAGTTGAGGTTCCCCCCCGCGCTCTTCACCTCGTTCAGCAGCACCGCGCTGCCGATCGCGGCGTCGGCGGAGACCGGCACGGTGCCGGAGTAGACGCGGATGCGCATCGCGGAGTACGCGCCCTTGAGGCTGCCGGTGGCCAGCACGTAGTTGCACAACCCGGTGGATTGCTTCTGTGCCATGGGGCTCTCCCTAGCTCTTCGGCAGCGTGTAGCGGAAGCTGGTGATCACCAGCGGAGTACCCGCGACGCAGTTGATGTTGGCGAGGTTGAGGTTGGCCCCCGCCACGCCCACGCTCATGTCCATGCGCGAGAGCACCAGCGAGGCCACCCCCGCATCCGCGGGATTGCCGACGAAGCGGCCCCAGCCGATGGTGCCGGCCGCGATCGCGGTGCCCTGCCAGTTCTCCGGGGCCTTGTCGATGTTGGGAGCGGTGCTGGTGCCGACCATGGAAAGACCGTTGGCGGTCGCCCCCGCCACCCAGGCCGCGCCGTCCTTGCTGATGACGCCGACCAGCACCGTGCCCGGCGGGATGGCGCTGTCGGCGTCCGCGGGCTGGGTGCCGGTGTAGAGGTTGATCACGCCAAACGCGAGCGCCGTCTTGAAGCCGGAAGTACCCAGCATGGCGGCGCGGAGTCCCGTGCTCAAATTGACCATCGTTGTCTCCTGTTTAACCCGGGTTGAAGGCGTCGCCGCCCCGTCGTAACGCGACCACGTAGCGCCGCATTCCCTGTTGCTCGACCACCGTGCCGCCGGCAAACAGCCCCGGGGCCACGCTGATGTTCGATCCGGTGAGGTTCTGGAACGGACCCAGGCGCGCAGCTCCGCGTAGCGTCCAAATGTATACGTGGCCCCGGTGCTTGCAAGCGTGATGGCCGGGCACCACGCCGAAGGGCGCCACCAGCTTCAAATTGCCGTCCCACTCGTAGATCCCGCGGTCTGTTCCAATGCCCAGCAGCGCCTCCGACGCGCACAGCACCCGCACCTCGCCCGGTACCGCCAGGCCGTCGCCGTAGTGGAAGTGCGAATAGGCCAGCGGCAGCGACGGCCAGATGACCGACATATCGCTGCCGGGGAAATACTCGGCCACGAAGCAGCGCCCGCCGTAGAAGGCCGGCATCAGCCCGCGCACCGGGCTCGCATTGAGGAAGCGCAGGTTCGCGCCCAGGCGGTTGGCCGCGTGACTGTAGGTAACGGGGCCGGTGACGGCCTCGGCCAGCAGGTAGAAGGTGAAGTCATCCTTGCGGGTGACGTACACGCTGGCGCCCACTGGCGCGGTGATGTGGATGGCGCTGTTGTCGGGCACCGTCAGCGCCACCACGTCGCCGTTGCCGCTCTCGCGCCCGTCGGGGCTGCGCTGGGTGCAGGTAACGCGGTAGACCCCGCCCGCGAGAATCCCGCTGCCGATCACGCAGGCCGGGGCCGCGGGCAACGGCAGCCGCCAGGCGCGGTATTCGTTGCCGACGATCCAGCCGTAGTCGGTGCCATTGGAAAAAAACACCTGGCCGTTGGCTTCGGCGAAGTAGGCGCGGTCCATCGCCAGGCCGGTAGTGAGCGTGGCGAAGCTGGTGAGCCCCGGGTTGAGCGCGCGTAAACTGCCGCCGTCGATCACGTACAGCCGCTGGAAGTCCTCGGTGGCGTAGGCCCCGGAGATCAGGCTGGCGCTGTATGCAGTTTGTGCATATCCGCGCGCCCGCTGCAGGTTGCCCTCGTCGGTGATCTCGACGTTGTCGGCGCGGGTCTGGTAATGCCAGTCCAGCTTCAACGGGTTGTCGACGTTGTTGAGGCCCTTGAAGCCTTTGACGGGGGCGAACATCAGCGATCCTTGATGCGGAAGTACAGCGTCTGGTCTTCGGTGCGCCCGGCCAGGGTCACGATGCGCACCGTCACGCCTTCCACCAGCGGCGGCGCGGGCGGCGTTGCGCGGGTGCCGCCGGCCAGCCACACCTTCACCCGCTTGGCCCCGGACACGATGACGCTGGTCTGCACCGTCATGGTGGCGCCCGGCGGCTGCACGACGGTCTTCTGGGTGATGGTGTCGGTCCCCAGCCAGTCATCGAAAATCCAGTCGTAGTCCTTGATGGCGTCGGGATCCTTGCGGATCACCCAGCGTTCGCCCTCCAGCTCGAAGGTCTCGGTGGTCATGCGGCTCTCCTTTCGAACGGGAAGGCAACGGTGCGGTCCTGCACCGGCACGCTGTAGCTGCGATCCTCGCCCGGTCGAATGTAGCTGCGGTCCTCGCTTGGGAGCGCATAGCTGCGGTTCTCGCCCGCGAAGCTGACCGCGCGCAGTTCCGCCGGGTGGTAGTAGAGGCGGCCGGAAGCGTCGTCGAGGGCGGTGAACTGCACCAGCCAGTCGGAGGCGCTGGCGCTCTCCGCCACGCTGGCCAGCACGATGCCGCTGGTGGAGAGGAAGTCGCTGGCGTTGGCGCTCTCGGCCACCGCCGCGTTGCGCACCACCAGCGCGGTGAGGCTGTCGCCCGCGTTCGCGGTCTCCGCCAGGCTGACAGCAGCGGACAGGAGGCGACTGCAGCTGTCCGCTGCGGACACGCTCTCCAGCACCACCAGCACGGTGCCGGTACCGCCGACGGCGACGTCGAGCGCCTGCGAGCTCTCCTGGATCGCCACCCCGACCACGAACAGCGCCGTGGGCCCGTCGAGTGCCTGTGCGCTCTCCGCAACCGAGGCGGCGAAGCTGCTCGCCGCTCGCGCGACTGAATCCGTTGCTGCTGCGCTCTCCGCGATCGCCGCGTTGGCGTCGCGCAGGCGATCGGTGCTGTCGCTGGCTGCCGCGGTCTCGGCGATGGCGCCGACGGCGATGACAGAAGCGCTATTTGTATTGCCGGCCGCCGCGGTCTCGGCGATCGCGCCCAGCGCGATGACAGAAGCGCTATTTGTATCGCCCGCCGCTGCGCTCTCGGCGATGGCCTGGGTGGCCCCGGTGGCGCTGCCGTCGGCGCTGTCGGTGGCGGCTGCGGACTCCGCAACTGCAGCCACAAACTGCACATTTGCAGTGAGGGCGTCAGTCGCCGCCGCCGTTTCGGCGATGGCCACGATGCCCTGCAGCACGCTGGCGTTGGTGCTGTCGGTCGCGCTGGCGCTCTCGGCGATCGCCGCCGGAATGATGTCTACTTCGGCCGTGCTGTCGCCGGCAGCTGCGGTTTCCGCCACCGCCGCCAGGCGGGTGGAGATCCCGCTGGCGCTGTCGCCCGAGGCCGCCGTTTCAGCGACATCCGCCACCCGCAGCGCGGTGGCGCTGGTGCTGTCGGTGGCCGCTGCCGTTTCGGCGATGGCGGCCAGCCGCAGCGAGAGCCCGCTGACGCTGTCGCTCGCCGCCGCCGTTTCCGCGATCGCGCCCGCTGCCGCCAGCAGCCGATCGACGCTGTCGGTGGCTGCCGCGCTCTCCGCTACCGCTGCTACGCGGCTAGAGACCCCGCTGACGGCCTCCGTCGCGGCGGCGCTCTCGGCGTAGGCCGCGGCGTAAACGACACTGGCGCTGACGGCATCCGTTGCCGCCGCGGTCTCCGCGACGGCCTTCCCAGCCTCCGCCGGCACCGTCAGGCGGAACCACGTAACTCTCCCGACGCGGACTGCCGCTGTGGAGGTCAGCAGCAGCAGCAGCATGGCTCAATACTCGTAGCCGACGATCAGCACGTCCACCGTGGGCGCGTTGGTGGTGTAGGTCGAGTTCACCGTGACGCAGAAGCTCAAGGTGCCGTCGCCCGGGATCTCGTAGCCGTCGGGGATGTCGATCTGGATCCGGTCCCACGCCGAGGCCACCGCCGCGGTCGCGGTGCGCGCCTGCAGCACGATCGGGGTGCTGGTCACGATCGCCGCGCCGGCGGTATTGATCCGCAAGCTGTGCACCGTGGCCTGAATGGTCGCCGTGGCGTTGCCGCGCGAGGCGAACACGATGTACTGGATGCGGAAGGTCTTGCCCGAGGTGGGCGTCATGCTGGTGCTGGTGCTGGTCGCCGCGGTCCCGCTGCTCTTGGTGAGGGTGAGGATGGTTTCCGTGCCGGTGGTACCCGGGGCTGCCGCCGTCGCGTAGTAGCGCACCGCCACCCGGCCGGCGTCCTTGAGATCCTGCGTGGCCACGCCGGTGGTGCCTTGCGTGCCCTTGGTGATCGCCGGCATCCGGGTGACATCGACGTCGAGCCCGTTGGCGGTGTCGCCGCGCTGGCGATCCCACGTGGTGCCGTTGAAGAGGGCCTGATAGGCGATCACCTCTTCCATGTCCTGCTCGTTGCTGCGCGCGTCGCCCGGCCGCACGGAGCTGCCGCGCTGATTGACGCGATGCAAGATGGTCTGCAGGCGGAAGCTCGACTGCGCGCTGCCGGTGTTGGTGTAGACCACCCGCAGGTAGCGCAGCGCGCACTGCACCGTTACGTGCTTGGCCGCGCCCGCGGCCACCGTGTAGACGTCGGCCACGTCCCAGTTGGTCCCGTTGGACGACTGCTGGATGGAGAGGCCGTCGGTCGCGCTGGCGACGTTGGCAAACACGCTGACCGTGACCACCGCGTAGTCGGTGATGTCATCAGCAGTGCCGGTGAAGGCAGCACCGGAACCCAGCGTGGTGCTCGAGCTGTTGTTGGTGGAGACCAGATTGCCGGCCAGCGCCGCCACTATCGCGCCGTTGCGCAGGAACCACGCCGGCACCGCATCGTTGTCGGCGCTCATGTCGAACGGCACCGCCGCGCTGGCGCGGCCCCCGATCAACAGCGGGTAGACGGTGCCGGCCGGGCCGTCCTGCCCCACCGTGCCGATGGCGGTGAAGCCGGTGTTGGTGATGAACGGGTGGGTGGTCGGCGACTGCGTCAGCAGCGCCTTCACCGTCACGCTGCCGGAAACGAAGCCCAGCACCCGCGCCCGCAGGCTCTTGAAGCCGGTGACGTCGATGCGGTAGGTGCCGACGCTGATGATGTCGTAGATCAGCACCCCGACCGTATCCAGCCGCTCGGCCGCGATATTCACCCACGTGGTGTCGTCGAGCGAGCCCTCGAACTCGATCGTCAGCACGAAGGTCCCCGTCACCAGCGCCACCACCGACGAGTAGCCCAGCACGTTGAGCGTGGTGCCGTTGCCGTTGGCGGCCTGCGCGCTCTGCATCGTCACCAGCGTCGGCACCGTATCGGCGGCGCGCGAGACCCGCAGGCCGTTGGTGGCGTCCCCCGGGATGACGGCGCTGCTGTCGAGGGTGCCGTCTACCAGCTTCACCCGCTGGAATTGCACCCCGCTGACGTCGTCGGTGGCGATGGTGGTGCCGCTGCCGGCGGTGATGGCGACGTTGTCGGTCATGGCGTTCCTATGCGGACGCGCGCCCGCGCAGGCGCAGATCGGCGTAATTGGTGATGCTGTTGGCGTTGGCCGCCAGCACCGTATGGGTGTTGGTCTTGTCGCCGTCGGCCACCGTCACGCTGTCGGTCCACTGGTCGATCTGGGTGCTGCCGCACATCAGCGTCAGCCGGAAATTGGTGGTGAGCCCCACGGCGTGCAGTTGGTAATCGGCAATGAGATCCTTGCCGCTCCCCGGGCTGCCGGCCACGGTGAGGGCGACTTCAAATTCCTCGGTGGTCGGGTTGTTGGGGGAGTACGCATAGTCCGCGGGATCGGCGGTGGCCTCGTCCATGGCCGCGTACAGCGCGCCGCCCAAGGACGACAGCCAGCTATTGGTGGCGACGTCGCTGATGGGGTACAGCAGCTGCGGCGGCGGGCCGGTAGCGGTGATCTCCCAGCCGCCGATGGTCTGGTTGGGGCTGCCGCGGGTGTGCAGCACCACGTCGCCCGCGCTGCCGCTGTAGTGCGGGTAGCCCGCGCCCAAGCCACCCGTGCTCTTGGCGCGGAAGTCCATGGCCGACGACACCACCCCCTCGAACTGCGAAGCGTAGGTGAGGCCGGAGAGGCTGGCCGCGCCCGGCACGCTGCTGCCGTCGGTGGCGTTGTAGTTGCTCCCCACGCTCTCCAGGTTGCTCATGCTGGCGTTGGCGAAGGGGGTGCCGAAGCCGAACACCGCGCAGCCGAGGATCTGCGGGAAATTGGAGTAGCCGGTGTAGATGCCGTTGGCCCCGGCCATGTCGCTGGGCGCAACGAAGGTGCAGCCGATGATCCAGTTGCCCGGGTTGGCGCTGTAGTAGGCCTGCCCGGTGTGCCCGCCGCTGGTGTTGAGGATGATGACGCTGTCTTCGAGCCCGCAATTCCCGTACATGGCGAACTCGGTGTTGCCGCCGCGGTTGCTCTGGTAGATCAGGTTGCGCAGCTTGGTCCCCGGCGCGTTGACGCTGACCATGTTCCCCGAGTTGTAGGAACTGTCCCAATACAGCTGGATCTTCTCGATGATGGTGTAGTTGCAGTCGACGTGCAGCAGCACCACGTAGGCGCCGGTCAGGCGGATGCCGACGCCCTTCGACTGGTCGTACTTGACCGGGTTGGTGTCCTTCGAGGCGTGGTCGCAATGCGACTGCCCCGGCCCGGTGGTGAGCCACATATAGCGGGTGCTGTCGACCACCGGCGACCCGGTACCGAAGCTGGCCGAGAACTCGCTGTCGTTGTAGACCAGGCCCTTCCAAATTTGATCTACCGCCGTGAGATCCGGCGGGCAGTCGGCCGCCCACGTGGCCAGCGTCGAATAATCGCGCCCGCTGGTGCCGATGGTCTTGCTGACCGTGGTGGTCATTTGAGGATCACCCGGCCCGGGATCGGCTTCTCCCGCAGCGCCTGCTGCAGCTCGACCGTCTGCGCCGCGGTGAGCCCCACCGGATAGCCGCGCCCGGCGCGCGCGCGCAGGTAGGCGAAGATGGCGCTATGCGGGTCGAGCCCGCGCTCGCGCAGCAGCAGCAACTTGCCGCTCTTCTCGTCGCGCAGCGACGTAGTCCAGCCGGCCAGGCGGTGCGGGTCCACCCCGATCAGCGCGATGGCCCAGCCGGGATGGGTCAGCTCGCGCTCGCTCCACGGCCAGTGATCCTCACAGATGGCGATGGCATCGCCGGCCTCGTACCCGCCGCCGCCGGGGTCCACCACCCAAAACACGCCCTCGGCCATGCTTCACCCCAGCACCGGGCGCAGGCGCTCGAGCAGCGCCGCCCACTCGGGATCGGTGCGCGCCCGCAGGATCTGCCCGGCCAGGCGCTGCAGCTGCACCCGCTCCGGGTCCTCTTCCTCCGGCCGCTCTTCGGCGAAGGGGATCTCGGTGGGCTCGTTCCAGAACAGGCAACTCATCCGCGCCGGGCCTTCCAGCACCGTGATCTCGTGATAGACGCCCGCCGCTACCTCGAAGTTGATCGGCCCGATGAACACGGCGCTCTTGAACGCCTGGTCGCCGCGGGCGGCGCGGTAGCGCACCCGCACCTTGCCGTCACAGAGGTGGGTGATGTGGTTCTGGTGATGGCGGTGCCCCGGGTGCACCGTCCCGGTGGGACCGCCAACCATGCGGAAGTAGATGCCGCCGAAGCTCCCGATCTGGTAGACGTCGTCGTGGCGGCCATCGTAAACCGGCTCGTCTAGGTGATGGTCCACGTCCCGCTCACGTTGAGCGTGTCGCCGTTGGCCACCGCTTTATCGCCACCCGTGAAGAGGCCGGCGGAGTAGAGGATGCCGGAGGTGCCGGACTTCCCGTTCCCCGTCGTCATAAACAGGCCCTTGATGGTGGTGGTGCCGTTGATGTTGAAGGCCATGGGGCTGGAGAGGGCCTTCGCGCCCGCGGCTGCCGCCGAGAAGGCCGCGGTCACCCGATTGGCGTTGCTGTACGCCACGTCCTCGATCCAGCCCGAGTGGGAGGCCATGGTGTCGGCGGCATTTATCCCAGTGGTGTAGCTGGTGAGCGAAATGAGGCCGCCGTACCACGCCGCGGTGTAGGCGCTGCCGGCGAAGTATTTATCCAGCAGGTCGTTCTTGCCCGCCGTCATCACGGTGTTGCGGAAGGTCTCGCGCCAGATCTCGCGCCCCGCGCGCAGGCAGCGCACGTCCCACAGGAAGTAGGGGGCCGCGCACAGCTCGCCGATCGCGGCACCGCGGATGACACTGGCGCCGATGACGTCGCGCGCGTTCACTCTCTCGTCCATGTGCGGCTCCTAGAAGATGCCTTCGTACTGGTCCTGGCCGTGGAAGTGCTGCAGCCACAGTTCGTCTTTGAAGGTCGACGGCGGGCCGAATTGCATTTCGAATTGCGCCAGCGCGGTCTTCGCCTTCGCTGGATCGGAGGTCTGCGAGTCCTGCTTGCCGTAGGCCCGGTACAGCATCCAGTGCACCAGGCCGTGCTGGGCGCGGTCCTCGATCTCGGGAGAAGCATCGAGGTTGTCGATGGCGAGCGGCACCAGCGGCAGCCGGATCACCTGCAGGTTCAAGGTATCGTTGGCGTCCGGCGCCGGCACCAGCTGCATTTGGCGGTAGCCCAGCGGGAACCAGGTGCACGGCGCGCTGGCCTGCATTTGCTCCCACCCGGGGGTGCCCCAGTCCAGATCGCGCTGGTCGCATTTGTCCAGCGTCCACGGCTGCGAGGCCAGCTTCACCCGGCGGATAAACAGCACTCGCGGATCCAGCGTCACGACGGCGACCGGCGTCACGATCGGGTAGCTGCAGATGGCCGGGGTGGTGGCGTCGAAGAAGCAGCGGGTGCGCCGCGCGACTTCGGCCTCCCCTTCGGCGGCGTAGCGCACCAGCACGCTATCGCTCCACAACGAAGGCTTCTTCTGGTCCTTGGCCTCGTCCCGAAACAGCCCGATGAGGTCCAGCAGCGTCATGCCGCCACCAGCATCTTCACCCGCGCCCAGCCGGTGTAGTCGGCGTCGATGGGCGCGTACAGGTCTTCGTAGCGCATGTGGAACTGGCACAGCGCCACATGGGTCTCTTCATCCCGCGGGCAGTAGTCGTTGTTGTAGTGCAGCTGGTGGCAGGGATAGCAGGGGGCCACGCCGGGGACGGCGGTGGTGTTCAGCCAGTGCTTGCTCAAGTTCTCGTGCGAGCTGTGCGAGAGCATGAGGACCTTCTTTACCTGCGGCTCGTAGCAGACGCTGTTGAGCACGCCGGTCTCGGGCCCGAAGACGCAGTGCATCCGTTGCGCCAGCGTCAGGGTCTGCCGCACGCTGAAGCCGCCGCAGCCGCAGATCACCCGCGGCTCGGTCTGCCAGCCTTGCTCCAGGAGCTTCCCGGCGTAGTCGCCGACGAACAGCACGCACACCCGGCGCAAGCGTTTCAGCGCCTCGCGGATGACCTCGTCCTGGTGCAGATTGAATTTGTGCGGCGAGCTGCCGGCGGTGGCGATCATCAGCCAGTACACCGGACCTTCCAGGCCGGCCTTGCGCGCCGTGCTGGCCAGCCACTCGGCGGCCCAGCTGGCCTCGTCGGCGGAAGCGTAGAACTTGCCTTCGGGCACGAACGGGATGGCCGCTAGCGCCGCCGCGTGCTCGGCATAGTTCTGGTTCAGGTGCTTGTGCCGCAGCGCCGTCGGCCAGGTGTGCTGAATGCGCCCGGGGAGCGCCAGCCAGGCCCCCTCCACGCTCTCATTCAGATTCACCACCCGATCGTAGTATTTTGCGAGGCTCTTCCAAAACAAACCCAGTTCATGGTTCGGAACCTGATCGACGTCGACCATGTACCAGTCGTCAACGTGCGGATCCAGCGCGATGGGATCCTTGCCGCGTTCCGTCGTGAGGACGGTGATGTGGAAGCCCTCGCGCTTCAACTGCGGCAGCAAGTAGGCCGCCTGCAGTTGGTCGCCGATGCCGCCGTGACGGATCACCAGCGCGGTCTTGGGCAAGCGCGGTCGCAGACAGGAGTAGCTGTGGCCGGTGCCGCTGGCCCGCTTCTGGAACACCAGCAGGAAGCTGTACTCGCGGCCCTGATCGCGTTTTTCGTTCACCAGCAGATCCCACGATCCCACCGCGACCATGGCGCTGACGATGTCCTGCGGCCGGAAGTCGTGCACGTGATCGGGATTCGCGCCCGGGGTGCCGATGTTCGGGTACAGGTCCGCGTGCGGCAGGTACAGCACCAGGTAGCCGCCCTCCTGGATGCAGCTCCACCAGTCGGCCAGGCAGGCCTGATGGTCCTCGATGTGCTCGAGCAAATGCGACGAGAAGACGTAGGGCAGTGAGGCCGCCTCCACGCTGGCCGACAGCTTGGCCGCGTCGGCGATCACCAGGTCCGGCTGCATGGCGATGCCGAACAGATCGACGTCCTTTTGATTGTCGACGCCGATCATGTGGCGGAAGGCCTTGCCCGGCCCGCAGCCGACGTCCATCCCTATACCTCTCGTATAGCGGACGATGTCGTACTTGACCTTGGCGGCCTCGTCGCCCTGCGGATCGGAGAGCCTCCAGACCATCTAGGCCTCCTTCATCGCCTTGAGGCGCTTCTGCACCTCGGCCTCGATGCGCTTCTCGTCGGCCACTGCCCGCGCCTTCGCATCCAGGTCGAGCTCGCGCTCCACCTCGTCCAGCGGACGCACCTCGCGCCCCTGGGCGTCGAACTGGCGCCCGTTCTGCTCGTAGCGGGCGTTGTTGGCAACCTCGCCGTAGATCTCGGCGTAGGGCAGCTTCTTCTCCAGCTTGTGCGGCTCGGGCATACGCGCCTCCTAGTAGCGTTGGTCCTTCGGGGTCTCGTCCTTCCAGGCGTCGGAGTCACAGGCGGCGGTGATGCCCTTGCCGTTGGGCTCCGGCATCCGGCGGCCGGGGGTGTTCTGCTGCTGCTGGTTCTCCGGATAGCACTGCTCCATCGGATCGGAGTCGGTGGCGCTCCCGAAGCCCTTGATGCGGTTGTCGGCCTTGAGGTCGGTGTCGGCGCCGTAGGCCCCGCCCATGCCCGGGATGAAGCCGGTGCCGGTGCCCTTGTTGGGTGGATTCAGCGGCGGCTCGTGGGTGCGGCCATCGCTGGGGAACGGCATTTGCGGATCTTGGTACTGGCTCATGTGGATCTCCGGTTATCGGGCCCAGCCGCGCGGGCGCGACAGGAACCCGCCCATCTTCAGCGGGTCGCCCGCGTAGGTGTCGCCGCCGTACTTGTCCTCGGAGAGGACCGGGGTGCGCTCGTCGGTGACGTTCATATAGCCGCGCTTGATGTCGGCGGCAGAGCAGCCGCCGTTGTGCTCGACCCCGGACGAATACACAATTTTGCGGCCGAGTTCGTCGCCGACGCCGAAGCCGTCGCGGTCGTGCGGCTCTTCCAGCATCTGGCCGGGTGCGTTGCTCATGGCTTCTCCAATGCGAGAAGGGCCGGAGGTCGTCCGGCCCTTGATTACGTGCGGTAAACGGAGCCTACGCCGCGGAATCCCACTTCACGATCCGCGCGTTGGCGGCCACCGTGTGCACCAGCGCAAACCCGCCCGAGTAGTACCAGGCCACGCCGCGCGAACGGCCGTAGTCGGTCGGGATCTTGCCGCGCATTTCCTCCGGCACCACGATGCCTTCGGCCACCGTATCCTGGCCGAAGAAAAACGCCTGGTTGCTGTTGCCGGTGGTCCAGTTGGCCTTGGCGATGTTGGTCTGCTCGACGAACCGGCAGCTCTCGTAGCGGCCGATCTCGCCGGCCATGATCATGCGCAGGCCGCTCTCCACGTACTGATGCAGGGTTTCGAGTTGGTTTTTCAGCGGGCGGAAGGTGGAGGGGTGCCCCACCACCACGTAGTCGTCGCCGACGAAGGGCGGGATGTTGCGCTCCTTCATCATGTCGACGATCAGCTTCACGTGCTCGGTGCGCAGCCCGATGGTGTTGGTCAGGGTGGCGGTGCCGTTGGTGGTCAGCGTCAGCGCCGTGGTGCTGGAGCCGCCGGTCGGCACCACGCGGAGAGGCGTCGCGTTGAAGCCGTTGTAGGCCATGAGATCGAAGGCTTTTTTCGCGTCGTTCTTCAAGACTTTGTCGATCACCTCCAGCACCGAGTGCTTGCTCAAGTCGTCCAGCTTCTCGGTGAACGGCACCGCGTTGGCCGCTTCACCAATGGTCATGGTGCCTTGAGTGATCGTAAAGTTGGTTTCCGGCACCGTCGCGGTTTCCGCGAGCACTGTACCTGCGGTAACTACATCGGAATACACGTCCCAATGGAAGGTATCCCCCTTCTTCTTGCCCTGCACCGCCGCATCCTTGATGTCGGCGAACTGGCGCCACTTGCACAGCGGCTGCAGGGTGAAGCGCAATACATCGCTCAACATTTCGCTGAACATGAACCCGCCGAGGGAGGCGGTGACCCAGACCTGACCTGCCATGATGATTCTCCCGTTTACGTGTCGTCAATGGACCGACGAAGGTGCACTACCCGGGCGGGCTGCGCGCATGGCCGCGATCACGCTGGAATTGGTTTGTGGTGGAGCTTCCTGCGTGCTGGCACGTGCAGAGGCCGCGGGCAATTCGTCGATTGCCGCTTTCTTGCCGGTGCGATTGACGGCGGGAGTGGGCGCGGGGGTGGTATGCCCGGTGCGCCAGGCGCTCAACGTGCGAGCGGCGGCCTCGTACACCGGCCGGTACTGCTGCGGCTGCAGCTCCGCCACGCTTTGCACGCCCAGTTTGGCGAGCTCCGCGCGTAGCGCGCTGTTGGCCGCTCCGGCAGTGATGGGATCGGTATCCGCGTCGGGGTGGGCCGCCACGAATGCCGCCCGCGCCTGCTCGAGCGTTTGCTCTTGCCGAATCTGCTGCCGCACGAGTTCCGTGATCGCGGCGGCATCCACCGCCGGTGCAGCAGGTTGCTGCAGCTTGCGGAGGGCCGCCGTGGCCGCTTCCTCGTCGCCTCGGAACAGGGCTGCTACACCGGCGGCGATCGGGTCCTCCTGCGTGGTATCCGCAGGGGCCGCGGGGGTCGGAGCCGGGTCCGATTTCAACTTGGCCCGAACTTCGTCGGCCAAGAGGTTGATCGAATGTAACTGATCGCGCGAGCGCTGCAAATACTCGTCGGCGGCGGAGACCTTCTGCGCGTCGGCGATGACGTCGGCCAGCGTGCGCTCGATCTCCACCCCGTTCACCTTCAGCTTGACGCTGCGGGTGAGGTCGAGCGGCTCCGGGACGGTCTCCGGATCCGGCGGGGGCGGCGGCGCGCCCGGCTGCGGCTTCGGCTGCGGCGGCGGGGTGGCGGGCGGATCCTTGGCCTCCAGCTCCGCCGCGATCTCCCACACGCTGCGCTCCTGCGGGCGCTCGTCGGCGGCGGGGCGGGCCACCGCCGGCTGGCCGTTGGTTTCCGCATCGCTGCCGGTATCGGGATCGGCGGGCGCGGGGGCGCCGGCCACGTAGGCGGCGTGATCGGCCGGTTCCATGTCGGCGGCCACGGTCTCGCGCCGCCGCTCGCCCATCATCGCCATCGCTTCGGCGCGGGAGTAGCGGGCGCCGGGTTCGTTCAGTTTGCTGTCAGCCATCTTGGGTCTCCAGTTGCAGGGGTTCGCTGCCGGTGGGGGCGTCTTCGGCGGCCAGCGCGTCGGCAGCGGCCTGGCCGCGCTGGATGTAATCGGCAATGAACTGCTGCCAGCAGTCGAGCGCGGCGATGCGGGCCTGCTTGCTGCGAAACTTGGCGCGGTCCTCTTCCAGCTCGATGTCGAGCGCGGCGATCTGCTCGCACAGCGCGCTGCGCTCGGTCTCGGCGTCGAAGATCATGCGTTGCGCCAGCGCGCTCTCCAGGAAGCGCTCGGCCTGCACCCCGAGCTCGACCACCGCCCAGCGCGGATCGGCCTGGTTCACCGCACGCCGTCAGGGCGTTGGGTCTGGATCCCCTGCTGCGCCCCCAGGGTGGGGGAGGGCGGCTTCGGCGGCGGCGGCGGGGTCATCGGGTGGGTGTTGCCGCTGCCGCCGTTGCTGCCCGGGGTACCACCGCCAGGCGGCCCCCCGCCCCCCGTGGGCGCGCCGCCCGCCGGATTCACCACGGTGCCGGTCTTGCGGTTCCACAACGGCTGCATCTGCACCCCCTGCGCGGGCGCGCCGGGCTGCGGCAGATTGGGATCTATCCCGGGCGGCTCCGCCGGCTGCAGGCCGGCCTCTTCCAGCACGATGTCGGCCACCGGGGCCACCTGCGGCACCGCCGCGATCACCTCGGCGGTCTGCACCGCGGAGTAGATGCTCTCCACCGTGGTCTTGACGCCGGTCATGGCGGCTTGCTTGGCCTGGGCCTTGATGAGATCGACGCGGGCGGCGGTGATTTCCGGCGGCTCCTTCTGCCGCAGCGCCTGCTGCAGCTGCTGCACCATGCCCATGAGGGCATTGATTTGCGGGTCCACCTGGGTGGGGAAGAACCTTTCACCGTCCTTGTAGCCGAGCTTGCCGAAGATCTCCGCCTGCACCTCGCCGATATCGAGCCCCATCGAGACCAGGGTGCCGTCGGCCACCAGTTCCTTGAAGCTCTGCATCGCCAGCATGAAGTTGGTCAGCTGGTCGTGCGGCGAAGTCGCTCCGATGCCGACGTTGACCTTGATGGTGAGGTCCATCATCAGCAGCGCGTCGGTGATTTCCGAGATCCCGTAGCGCTGGTAGATGTCGGCCTTCTTGCCGGCCAGCGCCAGGATCACCAGGTCGTCCTCGTAGTGCTGAATGAGTTGTACGAGTTGCCGGAGGACCGGCTCCATCCAGGTTTCCGCAAAGGTGCGCAGTTGATAGCCGGTAATGAGCGAGGCATCCTTGGTGAGGATGTTCATCCCGCCCACGGTCTCGTTGAGCTTGCGGTTGGCCTGCACGCTGGCCTGCGAGAAGGAGCCGGCGAGATCGTCGAAGTCCAAATTCAAACGATCTTGTTCCTGGTAGGCGGAGGCGGTGACGTCGGCGCACTCGACGATCCTGACGTCCTTGTCCTCGGCCACGTTGTTCATCATGGTGACGCTGGAAGGCACGTTGCGCTGCAGTGAGCGCAGGTCAACCTGGGCGTTGCGGGCCACGAAATAGCGCTTGTTCATGGCGAACTTGACGTTGTCGCTGCGCTGGTTGGCGTTCTCGTTCAGCTCGCGCTGGATGTCTGAAACCAGCCGCACCATGCCCGGCGGGTAGGGCTTGTGGGTCTCCAATACGGAAAACCCAATGACGTAGGGCCGCCGCCCGTGGAAATACACCTCGTGCAGCGGGCGCGGCTGCTCCAGCAGGTGGGTGGTGCCCAGCGTGTGGAAGATGAAATCCTGGCCTTCAATTTCCACGATGTTCCGGTGCACCCAGGCAATGGTGTAGTCGGTGATGCCGGTCTGCGAGATCCTGGGGTCTACCCGGTTGTTCTCGCGCTGGGCGCGCACGTTGTCGACGTTGATGGTGCAGGCCTGCAGGATGATCTGGTCGGAAGCTGGGTTCCACTTCGGCTCGATGCCCTCCTGCTGGCTCTGCATCCGCCCGCGCACGTCCTTCACGTACATCGGAATGAGCTCGATGAAGTAGGGCGAGCTGCCGACCGGGTCGGCCCAGTTGCACGAGGGATCGAAGCGCACGTTCTCCAGCGGGATCAGCTTCACCATGGGCCGGTCGATGGCCTTCACCGGGTTGTATTCCCAGAACTGGTAGCTGCACACGATCCCCTGCACCTGCGCGTCCTGGTAGGCGCCGTTGGCAATCAGGAACCACGGCAGGCTCTTGTCCAGCCGGTACTGCACGATCTCCTGGTTGATGGCGGCGCTGGCCAGCTGGGCGTTGTCGTCCTCGTCCATGGGGCGGATGGAGAGCACGTTGTTGGTCTGGAAGAAGGCCTCGGCGGCGATGGCTTCGTTTTTCCGCACCGCGCTGCGGGTCTTGGGGCGGAAGAACTTGCTGCGGGCCCGCCACGGGTCGGAAAGGTACTTGGAGCCGGACGGATGCTGGCCTTGGAACTGGCGCAGATCCTCCACCAGCTGCTTGCGCACGCTGGTGTCGAAGTAGGAGGTGCTCTGGGTATAGGCTTGGTGGGCCAAGCCGAGCCACTTGGCCGGCGGCATCCCGGCGACCAGCTCCACGGGAGTTGCACTCCCGGCCGTCTGGTCCTGGTTGTCGAGCGGCTGCGGGTAGGACGGCGAGCTGGCGGCCATCAGCAGACTCCGGCGGGCAGGATCAACAGGCCGGCGTAGCGCGGCTTGGCCAGCCATTCCGCCACGTCCAGCGCCTTGCGCGACAGCCCGAAGGCCTCCAAGGCTTCGCCGCCGCCTTTGAGGATCTCGCGCTTCAAGCTCGAGGTGGAGTGCCACTCCCACGGCCGCACGCAATAGGCCACCAGCGCGCTGCGGGCGGCGGCCAGCACCATGCCGTCGGGCAGCAGCTGGGTGAGGATCTTCACCGCGGCGATTTCCTCCGGCCAAAAGCGATAAAACGGCCTCTGTGGATGGGGGAAGGCCTCCACCCGCCAGCGGTAGCGCGGGTAGGTGGCGGCCAAGAGGGCGCCGACGTAGTCCTGCATTTCGGCTTCGGCGGGGAAGCCGACATAGTCGGCGTCGGGGACGGGCAGGAAGGCAGCGCTCATTCGGTCCACTCCGGTTCGCACTCCTGCTGCAGCAGGAGGGCCTTGCGCTGGTCGCTCATCCAGGCCCACTCGTGGCCGGTGAACACCAGCCTGACGGCCAGCGGCAGCCCGGCGTACTGCGGCGTCGCCGCCGGCTGCGCCTGGTCCTCGCGCAACTGCGGGCAGTAGTCGCGCAGGCGCTCGCTCATGGGGCGCGCCGCCGCCGGGTATACCAGCGCCACGCCGCCGAGGCCCGGGCCAAGCCGCGGCTGCCGCGCGGGTGATAGCGGCGCACGCTGAAAGTCATGGGTTCCACGGCCCGTAGGGCCCGAGGCCATCCCGAAACTTGCGGCCATTCGAAAACTCGTACACGAACGGCGCCATCCGGTTCTCCACCCGCACCGTTCCCACGCTGGCGGTATCCAGCACGTCGTGGGCCTCCGCTTTCCTGCATTCGGAGGCCCAGTCACGCACCGTGACCTTGTTTCCTTGTCGATCGGGCATCGCTTTGCTCCTTGTGATAGCGCTCGCGCGCGCGCGCCCCGCAGGCGGCATGGTTGCCCTGCTTGGCGCTCTTGCCGCAGCCCTCGCACACCCCTTTGGGATGGCGCTTGGGCGCGTTGAAAAACACCTATTTTCCAAATCCGCGGCCACGCCCGCGCGCGTGCAGGGCCTTCGGCGGCAGGGCGTTGCGGTGCGGTGCGGGCGGTACCTGCTGCAGCGCGGCCGGGGGCGGCGCGGCCCGCGCGGGCGCGCTGTTCTTGACCGGCGGGCTGGCGGCCGGCTGCCCCGGCGGCGGGCCCATGGCCGGGGTCGGCGCCATCGCCTGGCTGGCGGCCGGGGGGAAGGATGCGGCCTTGCTGTCGAGCGGGGGAGCCTTGTATTGCATGGGAACCTCCATAAAAAAACGGCGCCCGGGAGGCGCCGCGAACGGACGGTAACGGACGTTACCGGACGGTTTGCAGTGGCCGCTTGCGCACCACCAGCGCCCGCGCCTGGGCCGGCGTGATGCCCAGCCGGGCGGCGATCGCGGTGTAGGTGAGGCCGGCCCCGCGCCATTGCTGGGCCCGCTTCTGCAGCTGCAGCTGCGGGTCAGCGGGGGCCACGGGGCGGGGGCCGGCCGGCGGCCACGATCGCTTGCGCCCGCAGCACGATGGCCGGGTCGATGTCGTCCTGCCGGCGCAGGATGATGCGGGCCAGCTTGAAGCGGCGGCGGGGCGACAGCGTGGCCTGCTGCAAATGGATGTCGCGGGTCCAGTCGCGCTCGGCGCGGTAGATATTGCGGTTGCGCTGCGCCACCGCCTGCAGCAGCAGGATGTCGTCAGGCGCCATCGGCGTACACCTCGGGCTCGGTCATGGAGAGGTCGATCAGCACCGGCGGCGCCGGGCTCATGTCGTAGATCCGGGAGACCGCGTCCAGCGCGTCGTCGTGGGTGACGTAGGGGTACACCAGGTACTCGGTGATGAACTCGGCCTGGGGATCGTACAGATCGCCCTCGTGATTCACCGCCCGCACCGGCTTCAAAACGCGATAGCGCTGGCCCTGGGCCACCACCCGCTGCTGGTTGGCGGTGAGGTCGACCTTGAGTGTTTCCCGTGAAACCTGGCCGTCGACGATGGTCTCCACCGTGCGCAAATCGCTCTGGATGAGGTAAAAGCGCCCGTTCTTGAAGTCCGGCTCCAAGCGCTGAATGCGATCGTATTTGGCGTTGCCGCCCTCGCGCGGCCACGCCAGCTCGACGATCTCAAAGCCGATCTTCTCGATCAGCTGGCGCTCTTCGAAGTGCTCCAGGGCGTCCTGCAAGCCATAGCGTTCGTAGCCCACCACCACGTTCTGCACCCCCGGCTCGGCCGCCCACTTGGCGCGCAGATCGCGGATCTTCTGCCACCGCTCGGCCAGGCCCATCTTGTGCCTATAACCCTGCAGCAGATACTTGTTGCGCCCGGCGTCGATGCCCACGGCGTACAGCGCGGTGAGGTCGGAAGACTTCTTCCGCGAGCTCGCCGGGTCGCACATGATGTAGACGTTGAGGGTATCGGGGCGGATGTCAGTCCACTTCAACCACTCCCGCTGGAACATCGCCGCCAGCCCGGCCGCCGGATTCAGCAGCATCTGCGCCGCGAAGATGCTGTCCGGCTGCGCCAGCTTGATCTGCTTCAAGGCCTCCTTGGACAGGAACACCGGTTCGCCATCGTACTTGCCGTCGGCCGTGGCCGGGAACACCCGCGGCTCCAGGGCTTTTTTCTCCAGCAGCACCTGGTAGGTGTCGCCATATTTGTAGCGGGTGCCGAAGTGCCACTTGCGCTTGCGGTCGGTCTTCGGATCGCGCGCCCCCAGGTTGTCCGAGAGGCCGTGCATGTCGGTGGTCTTCTTCACCATTTCCGGCGACGTCACCGATTCCGGCACCACCACGTCGTCGTACACCCGCAGCAAAAAGTGGGCGCCGGTCGGCTGGCCATCGACCAAGCCCCAGGCTTCCACCGTGGCCTCCTTCGGGTTCGCCGTGCGCCGCACGATGATCCCCTCGTCCCGACTCCAGCGGGGCGATTGCCGCTCCGGTTTTGGCCATAGGATCTCCGGGTAGATCTGCTTCAGGCGGTCGTTGCCCTCGAACTCCATCTTTATTTGCAAGAGAAATTTCGCCGCCACCGGCTTGGTGTGGGAGAAGATGCCGACCGTGATGTTCGGGTTATTCAGGATCTCCTGAATCACCCCCGCGAACGTCCCGAAGGTGCTCTTGTAGTGCTCCCGCGCCCACAGATCCAGATGATCGTCCGGCGCCGCCTCCAGCATCCGGCAGCGCTCGAACAGCCACGGATGGGCCGCATCCGGCCGCCGCAGCAGCACCGTGGTGAGGTAGAAGCGATCTACTCTACCCAGGGCCGCCCGCCCATAGTCGCCGTAGGCCTGCTCCACCGTGTCGTACAGCACGGTGAGCTCGCGCCCGAACGGCAGGCCGGCCAGCTTGGCCTTGAGGCTGGCCTCCAGCGCCAGGCGCTCCGCCATGGCGGTCGAGATCACGCCTTCCCCTTGCGCTTTTTGGGCGGGCGCAACGGCTCCGGATCGAGGTACTTTACCGCCGGCTTCTCCGTATGCCAGCTGGTGCGGTCCCACGAGCCCTTGCCGAAATTGCACGGGGCACACAAGACCTGCAGATTTTGGGGGTCCAGCGCCAAGTCCGGCCGCTCCCGCCGCGGAATGATGTGGTCCACCACGATGCGCACCCCATCCTGCCGGGTCGAGCCGCAAGCCTCACAGCGGGCCCCATGCAACAGCAGCATCCGGTAGCGCAGCTGGCACCACTCGTGACTCTCGAGGAACGCATCCGAGACCCGGAACGCCGCCGCCTCCGCACTCAAAACCGGGGCCACCACCGCATCCGGCGCCAGCAGACTCTGCAGCAGATCGCGGGTCTTGCTCACCCAGCCGCCCGCTTCTGCGCCATCCGCTCGCGCTGCTTCTCCCGCCGCGCCGCTTTCTTCGCTGCCTTCTTCCACACCTTCGGCGGCAACGGAAACTGCGCCACTTGTTGCGTTTTCTGCACTTTGTTTGTTTTCAACGCTGTGCGCACTTTCGGGCCGGTCTCAACCCCGTGTTTTGCGACACCACCACCCACCACCTGTACCTTTTTCGCAACAGGCCGCGGGGTAGCGAGGGCAGGACTCGAACCTGCGACCTCCGGGGTATGAACCCGGCGAGCTACCGGCTGCTCCACCTCGCGCTTGCGCCAATCGTGCGGCTGCCGATTCCAGTGCGGCCACCCACAAATCCGACACAACGGTGCGTCCATGCCGCGATTCTACGATGCCTTCCACTGGTTGGCACCCGCATAAACCCCACACTCCACCAACGACGAATCAAGCACTTGCGCGCGGGGGCCCACATAAAACCCACAGAATTCCGCAGAAAACCCACAGAAAAGTGGAATGGGGCCCCCGCGCGATGGGTCCCCTTTGGCCAGCTGGGGGGGACGAGCATCAGAGGTATGCGACCTAGTTGAGTCGCATCGCTAGAGCAGGAGGTAATCCCGCGTTTGGCCTGGGCGGGTTCGGGTCCCATTTCGCCGCCTTCCACCCCGGTCTGGGAATGGGCGTCAATGCGGCTGCGATCCATTGGCTTTGGCCTTGGCCAGCTGCCGGTCGATGGCTTCCTCCAGCTGCGCGAGGTCGATGCGCTGGGCAACGTGGTCAGTGGGATCGCGCGGGCCCAGTGGTTCGAGGGGCTGCATGTCGGGGATGCCAAGTGCTTGTCTCTCCAGTGGAATCAGCTGGCGGAGCGTGGTGGAGAGATCACGCATGGCGGCGATATGCGTAGGCAGGGCGACGGCCCTGGCCATGGCCTGGCGGCGAGCACCTGGCTCTTCGAGTTCGTTGAGCGCGGCGAGGATGGCCTCACGATGGCCCGCCACGGCCTCCAGCTGGCCTAGCAGGGTGAGCGCCAGTTCCCGCGCTCCGCGAATGTCGCCGCGGTGCTGGCGGATCATTTCCAGCTGCAGTGCCGCCCCTTCGAGGATCGCCCGCTCGTTGTACGCACCATCTGACCCCGGAGCGTGACGTGTGTTCACGTAGGCCACCAGAGCGCGATGCAACGGAATGGCCTCCCGCGCCGGCGGATCTGGGTCAGGTTCGCGCGCGGGTCGGACACGGCGGACATGGGCAAACGAGTCGGGAATCGGCCTCCACAGCCCCCTTCTGGCGCGCTTGCACAGTGCGTCGTAGCCGATGCCGTGCTTGCGGGCGATAGCTTGGAGCGTGCTGTCACTTTCCCGCACCTCCGCCTCGATCGCCTTCCAATCCGGCCCTGCAGCTGGTGCGGCTGCTGCGGCGTCACTCTGTGATTGTTTACCTGACATAAACATTGGCGCTATGATGTGAGTGTGCCTGTCGCATGGGGCGGCGGGCTAGGTGAATGGGAGAGTGGAATGGAGACCAAGGTGAATCCTCTGGCGAGTGCGCTGGCTCAAGGGCTGCACGAGCACGCCATGAAGGTGCAAGCCCTTGCTGCGGCGGGGGAACGGCGGTTGCTGGTGGTCGCGGCGCTGCATGAGGCGATGCGCCCCTATTTGGGCGAGTTGCTGGCGTTGCCGACGTTCGAGTTGCGCCGCGATCATGCGACGCACGGGACCATTGCGGGGGACTACTGCGACGTGCAGGACGTGCAGCATGGCGGCAGTCGGGCGGATGCGGCCAAGGTGCAAGCGGCCATTCTGAACAAGGATGGGATCACGCTGTGCATGGGCTACGAGGCCAAGCGCCACGTGCAGGTGCATGTGCCCTCGCCGCACCAAAGCGGCGACACGCGCCTCATGGTGGTGACGGGCACCCTCTACAGCCATGAGCAGGAGGCGACGCGCTATGACCCGGCTACGGGGATTGCGGAGGCCGTTGCGGACGCCCTCGCCCGGGCTTGCAAGATGGTGAACTACCCGGAACTGGCCAAGCGCAAGGCCGCGTGCTTCGCCGCCGCAGTGAGGGCCGCATGAGCGCGCCCGCGTGGACGCCCGCCCTCGCCCAGAACTTCACCTACTGGCAGGACCCCGGGCACGGCTGGCTGGAGGTGCCGGTCGCCCTGCTGCAGGAGTTGGGCATCGTCGGCAGGATCAGCAGCTACAGCTACCGCTCCAAGGATGGCCTCACCGCCTACCTCGAAGAGGATTGCGACGCCGCCCAGTTCGTGCACGCCATGAAGCTGCAGCGGGGGATCACGGTGGTGACGGATGAGCAGCATCGGGAGCGCATCTTCATCCGCCAGCTGCCGCCGTTCACGGCGAGGACGCGATGAGGACGCCGCCACCCTTCCCCACCAAGTGGCGCACCAAGCGCGGCAAGCTGACCCGCGCCGCCCTGCGCTACGTCAATGCGCGCCTTGCCGACCATCATCGTTTCATTCAGGAGCAGATTCTCAAGCGCCGCTAGGGAACGCGCCTACAGCCCCCGCGCCGGGGGTTGTGGGCGGGCCGCTCGCCCGCACCCAACCACAAGGAGCCTGACCATGCCTCAAGCCATCACCCGCGAGTTGCTGCGCCAGCTGCGCGACGAAATCGACGCCGCCCTCGCCCCCGTTGCGGCCCTGCACGGCCTCACCCTCAAGACCGGCAACGCCACCTTCGCGGACACCCGCTTCACCCTCAAGCTGGACGGGGCACTGATCGGCGCGCCCTCGAAGGAGGCGGATACCTTCGTCGCCCTCGCCGGGGTGTACGGCCTCGATCCCACATGGCTCGACCGCCCCGTGATCTACGCCCACAAGCAATGGACGCTGCGCGGGCTCAAGGGCTCCAAGGTGCTGATCGAGAACCCCAACGGGAAGCTGTACCGCGCCCCGGTGGATCACTTCATTCGCGCCGGCAAGCTGGCGGCGTAGGGCACCCGCCCATAGCCCCGTGACAGGGGGCTATCCGCGGGCCGCTAGGCCACGCAACCCAACCAAGGAGAGCACCATGCAAGTCACTCGTCGGTCGCCCCTCACGGGGCAATGCAACACCCTCGATCTACCCATCACCGCCGCGCAGCTGGCGGAGTTCGAGGGCCCGCGCCACCTCCGCCGCACCGCGCCCGAAATCTTCCCCGATCTGCCCGCGCCCCTGCGCGAGTTCGTAATGACCGGCTACACCCCGGAAGACTGGGAAACGCTGTTCGGGGGGGAGGAAGCATGAGCCTGACCCTGCCCGAACGCATGGCCATCCTCGACGTGGTGGAGGCCGCTATCGTCGCCCAAGGCGAGCCGTCGATTGACGCCGACTCACTCAAGTGCCTCTACCGCTACACCCCCGCCGAGGGGGAAACCCGCGCCTGCGTGATCGGCCAGCTGATCTGCGACAACAGCTATGGGGCGTGGATCGACAGCGAGGGCGGGCTGGCCGACGCGCTCGACGCCACCGGCCTCGCCCATGTGCTCGACGACGATGCCTATGCGTGGTTCGAGAACCTGCAGGGCTGCCACGATCGCGCCGCCGTGGACAGCGACCAGCGCACCCGCTACCAGGGGGCGCAGTTCGTGGCGCGCTTCCAGCAGAACCTCGCTGATCTGCGCGCCGACATGCTTGGGGACCGGGAGGACCGGGAGGACGCCATCGCCCTCAACCAGCTGACCGCATGGCAGGGGGACGCATGAGGAACTGGAGCCTCGACGACTGGCTGGAGTTGCTCGACTACGTGTGGGTATGGGTCAAGTGTTGGGTGGTGGGCGGCGCCATCGTGTGGCTGTGCCGCGCCATCGCCAACATGACCCTCACCTAGCCAGCCGCCTGCGCTCGCGTGACAGGCGGGCGCGGGAGGCTGACTGGCCTCATTCCCAACCCAAGGAGACCCGTATGGAACTATCGCCCGATCCGCGCTTTCCCGGGGCGCGCCTCATCACGCCCAACGTCGAGCCGGGGGACGACTGGAAGCTGCCGCAGATGGAGGATGGCTCGCGCTGGATTCTCACCGTCAGCGCCGCCCATCACGCCCAGATCGGCCCCCGCCGCACGGTGTGGCGGGCGACCGTGACCGACCTGCCTTCCGGCCGCACCTTCCATCTGCGCGCAGCTGCGTGCGGGCTGCGCTGCTACTGCGGGGCGAAGATCGTTGCCGAAGTCTGACCGGAAGGGGGCCTTGTGCCCCCTTTTGCCGCTGGAGTACCATGCAAGTGCTTTACCCGTAGTAAACCCAACCACTCTCAATGGAGCACCGCAATGGACTACACCTGCACCCGCAGTAAACGCGACGGCTGGAAGTGCGAGACCGTCATTCCCTTGGGCACCATCAACGGCGCCAACCGGGAGTTGCAAGTCAGCACCTGGAAGGGGCAGCGCGGCATCATCTGCACCGCCCAGGTAGTGAAGCGCGAGGACGGCATGATCTCGTTCGTGTTCGGCATGGGGCCCGGCGGCGACTACCACAAGACGCTGGCCGACGACCGCGGCGGCAAGGGCACCGAAGCCAACCTCCGCCGCACCCACGAGCGTTGCTTGGCCGGGATCGAAGGGGTGAAGGAGGCGGCGCTTGCCTACTACCGCGCTTCCGCCATCGCCAAGGAGCAGGAGGCTACCGCGTGAAATCCATCCTCGATCCGACGTTCAAGTACGTGCCGAGCCACGCCACCAATATCCGCGAGACCTTCGCGGAACTGCGGCGGCAGCGGCTGGCGCAGGCCGTGGCGCAGCTGCAGGCGGAAGACCGCGCCCCGCTGCCCCTCAACGTGCTGCCCATCGTGCGCAGGAGGGTCAAGTGAGCGCCGCCCATACGCCCGCGCCGTGGCTGGCACGGGTGGGGGCCTTCCAGAGCATCGTGTCGTCCGAGGTCACTGGCGCGAGCGTGGCCGTCGTGTACGCCAACGACAACGGCGACGCCGAACTGATCGCCAAGGCGCCGAACCTGCTGCTGATGGTGGAGGCCATTCACGCCCTGCTCGACGGCACTGAATGGGACAGCGACACCGCGAGCGCGATTGCCGCGGTGCTCACCGACAACGGCTACACCATCCGCGAACCGGAGGAAGAACCGGAGCGCCAAGCGGCGCTCGATCTCGCCTGAAAGCAGCAGCCCCGGGGTGCCGAAGCCCCGGGGCTGTGCCTTTTGCCACACCCCAACCAAGGAGCACCACGATTATGCAACACCCACTCGAAAACATCCCTTCCATCGACGCCGAGCGCATCGTGTGGGAACCCACGGGCCCCGTGCAGGACCCCACCACGCGGCTACTGGCGACGATCTACATTGCCGGCTGCCCGATGCACCTGGAAGCCTACCGGCTGGCGCAGGACCCCGACGGCGAGCCCACCGACATCCAAGAGTTCGCCAAGCTGCCCGAAAACGCCGAGTACACCTTCGACGAAGAGGAGCACGCGCTGTTCAGCATCCTCGCCGCGGGTGCCGTGGAAACGGTGCAGATCAACGGGCGCCCCTACGCGCTCGTCGCCCACCCGCACGGGAGCTGACCGTGAACCGGGACGACGACGAATTCCGCATTTCGATCAAGGTCCGCAACCACCCCTTGCTGTCCGCGATCGAGGCCCGCGCCGACAGCGTGGCCGACTTCTGCCGGAAGTTCGACTTGAGCCAGTCGGAAGTGGGCGAGTTGCTCAACCTCAAGCGCAACCCGATCAACCAGATGACGGGCGAGTGGCGCCGGCCGGCGCTGCAGGTGGCCGACGCCTGCGGGGTGCCGCCGGAGGACTTGTTCCCCTCCGCGGTCCAGCTGGCACTCTCCAGCAACCACGCCCAATACACCCTGAACCGCCGCGAAGTGATGGCGGCGCTGCGGGAGGCCGACCAGCGGCCGGATGCGCTGCTGCAGCAGAAGGAGACCGCCGCCGAAGTGCTGCGGGTGATCGAGACCGTCAAGCACCTGACCGTCTACGAGCGCAAGGTGCTGGTGTACCGCTTCGGCCTGGGCGGAGGGCAGGAGAAAACCGCTACGGAAGTGGCGCGCATGTTCGACTTGAGCGTCGCCCGCGTCCAGCAGATCGAGGCCAAGGCGCTGCGCAAGATGCGCCATCCGTCGCGCTCCGAGCAGCTGCTGCCGCTGCTGCCGGCCAGCTTCGAGGACATCCCGCCGCCGCAGGACACGTTCGGGATGGATGCTTGGGTTGAGCAGGCGGTCGAGCAGGGGCTGGCCACGTGGATTCCCCCGCTGCACCCGGCCGTGGGCGCCTTCTACGATCCCTACTACCCCTACCTGTCCCGCCGCGGATGAAACGCTACCTCGTCCTCATCAGCGGCTACCCGGATCGCATCCACCTGCTGTGTGAGGGCGAGGACCCGCAGCACGCCAAGGAGCAGGCCGAGTTCGCCTATCCCGAGGGCGCCTTTTACGATCTGTTCGAGTTGCTCCCCATCGAGCTGCAGGAGGAAACCATCGCCCCCGCCCGCGAACGGCACATTTGCGGCTGGCTCAATCTGACCACCGCCGAGTGGCTCGCCATCCCCCACAGCGTGAAAGACAAGCTGTGGGATTACGTGCGCTCCCAACAACCCTCTGCCACCAGGAACCCCCATGCCGACTGAAAAAACCTTCCTCGTTATCCGCGCCGACGGCACCGAGGAAACGCACCCGCATGACCCGGACACGCTGCAGCTGCGCCACGTCGCCGCCTTGATCGGCGCCGGCACGCTCGACTCGTTCTCGCTCCGCAACGGCAAGCGGGTATGGGTGGATGACTTGGGCCACACCCGCGGCCTGCCCCTCAACGCCAAGGCCACCGCGATGTACCACGCGATCTGCAAGCCCGGCACCACGCACCCGATCTGCGGCGACGTGGCGGTAGTGGAGGAAACATGAGCCGCCGCAAGCCTACCGGCCGCCCAGTCGGACGGCCCCCGAAGCCGAAGCCCCCCATCAGCGAGGGGCTCATCGCCACCCCGCAATGGAGCGTAGCCGAGCACGTCGGCAGCCACGCCGCGCACCGCGGCATCCAGGTGCGCGCCACCGGCAAGCTGGTGGTGTTCCGCCCCAACGAGGTGCCCGAGGACATCGGCATCTACAAGACCGTGGCGCTGTTCGACTCGCGCCTGGAGGCGCTGCGCTACATCGAGCAGAAGGCGAAGGAGAAGCACCCATGAGGGAGTAAACTAGCCCCTCGTCCGTCAGTGTATTGATCTCCCACGGCCCGCTCCCCATGCGGGCCTTTTTTTTACTTGCGCTTCTTGCTGCCGCTGCGCGCTTCGGTTTCCTCGGTGAAGGTGAACGCGCCGGCGTTGACGTCCTGCTTGCTCTCCGGCCGCAGCCACACCGCCATCGGCGCGTCCGGGGGCGTGTCGCCCTGCACCGCGGCGATCACCACCGCATCCTCGGCCCACGACAGCACAGTGGCGTTGTGGGTGCCGATCTTCACCTGCGATGAATCGCCCTGCGGCTGGAAGCCGGTACCGGCAATGAGGATCTCGGTCCCGTCGGGCCCGCTGGAGGGCTCCAGGCTGGTCACGGTGGGCATGGGTAGCTCGCCTTCCGGCGGCACAGTCTCGCCGGGCGGCAGCGCGCCCGCATCGTGCAGCGCCTGCTCGAGCTCACCCGCCTGGCTCTTGATGAGGGTGAGTTCCTCGGTGGTGATGGCGCCGATCACCAGGTTGCGAATGGTGGTGCACAGCACCAGGCCGGCGTCGAGCAGCGATTGCTTGACGTCGCGCGTGGCGTCCTGTTTCTGCGCCTTGGCGTCCCAGTTGCCCCGCTCGTCCTCGCCCCACTTGGCCGCTGCTGTTTTCGTCATGGTGATACTCCCTTCACACGATGATCAATGCCTTCATGGTCTCGGCCAGCAGCAGCAGCCGGTAGCGGGACTCGTTGACGGCTTGGGTGCAGCCTTGGCAGTCGTCCACGAGGTAGTCGTCGAACAGGATCATGCCGCCCTTCACCATCAGCGGCGGCAGGTGCTGCAGGATGTCCTTCGTCGTCTGGTACTGGTCGCCATCCGCGTGCACGAAGGCGATCGGCGGCATCGCCACCAGGGAGGCGGGGAACACCCCTTTGATCACATGGGCCGAGGGGATGGCGGCCTGCACCGCTGCCGCCGAACAATCTGCGAAGTGGCCCAGCGGGTGGGTGTCGGAGGGCCCGGAGACCGGCATCCCCTCGAAGGTGTCGTAAAGGTACAGCTCGCGCCCCAAGGTGGCCAGGGCGGAGGCGCTGCCGCCCTGGTACACGCCAACCTCGACGATCGCGCCCGCCGGCGCCCGTGCCGCGTAGTAGAGCAGGCTGCGCAGAGCCTGCGGCGGCAGCAGCGTCGGCAGCACGCTACTTCGGCGAGGGCGCTGCGCTCACGTACACCAGCACCGGCTTCTGGCCCGACTGCACCAGGATGGCGGGCTTGGTGCCGGGTGGGGTGTCGCCCTTCGGCTGGGCGTGCGGCAGCGCGATCAGCAGCGCGGTACCGGGCGGCAAGGTCGGCAGGTAGATCGGCTGCTCGATGCCGATGGACGGATCGGGCGGGATCACGATCGGCGGCGTCGGTCGCCCGCCGTAGCTGGGCGGCAGCGAGTTGTCCGGCACGTTGGCGCCGGGCGGCAGCTGCGGCGGCCAGGTGCCGGGCGGCAGCGTGATCGGCGGCGAGGGGCGCACCGGCGCGATCGGCAGCGCGTTGCCAGGATGACCGTGGCCAGGCAGCCCTTGGTCGGGGTGCCCATAGCCGGGCAAGCCCTGGTCCGGATGACCGTAGCCGGGGAGCCCTTGGTCCGGGTGCCCATAGCCTGGGAGCCCTTGATCGGGACGCCCGCCCCAAGCGGGACGGCCATAGCCGGGATCGACGGGGGTGCCGTCAAGCGGGATGACGAAGGCGAACATGGCTTTGCCTAGCATGGTGGACTCCTTGTAAATCACTTGAAAAAGTAGGCGATCAGCGCGGTGACGGCGGCGACGATCATGCCCTCGATGGCGAGGATGACGAGGCGCATCCGCGCCTCCAGCAGGGCTACCCGCAGCAGCAGCCCCTGCTCACCTTGCCGAGGTTCTGTGACCACATCATTTCTGCGGGGCGTAGCAGTACACGACCATGTCCGTCACCGGGGGATAGGTGCCGGTGGGCTTGGGGCCGTCGTTGAAGATCTCGATGCCGTAGGTAACGCCCGGCTGCAGCACGATCACGCCCGCGCCCGGCGGCCCGCCCACGCAGTAGGGGATCGACGGATAGGTGCCGGTGGTTTCGTAGAGCAGGTTGCCGGCGTTGTCGCGGATCTTCACGTTGCGCGACTGCGGCCCGCCGGAAGCGCCGTGCTCGCCGATCGACACCGTGTTCATGTTCGGGCCCTTGGGCCAGTCCGCGGGCACCGTGAGCTTGAGCTGGTAGAGATCGTCGCCCTTCATCGAAGGGTAGGGCGGGGTGCCGGTGTAGACGTGGCCGCCGAAGGGGAGCACCCCGGCCTCCATGCCCTGGGTGGTGGCGGCGCCGCTGCCGGTCGGCTGCCCTGCGGTGTACTGCTGGCCGACGGTCCAGTCGGCTTGGGTGTAGTACGCCAGCACCGGGGGCGGCAGCAGCGAAAACTGGACCACATCGCCACCGTCGAGCGTCACCTTGTTGGCCCAGTGGTGGGCTTGCAGATCCTCGACCATCAGCAGCGAGGTCTGGTAGTTCTTCGCCGGGATCCAGTTGGGATCGACAGGCTTGGTCTCGGGACGGTCCTGCCGGCGATCCTTCATGCGGTTCTCCTGATTTTTGGGCGTACCTACCCTACCCTGTCCCGTGGCTCGGGACTCGCGGCCGCCACCTGGAAGTGTTCGAGTTATAGGGTGGCAGTGCTGACAGCGAAGGGCGCCCCCTGTTGTTGCTCTTGTGTAAATGTAGGGCTCGCTGACTCGCGCAGCGTAGCACGGCGGCGCTGGATTTCAAGCGCGTAAAGGGCGCTTTTGGGCAGCACCCGCTCCAGCTGCAGCGAGAGCTCGCGGAAGGTCAGGCGGTCGGCGTCGGCCAAAAGCCCGGAAACGACGCTGTAGCGTCGATCCCACCGCGGGTAGGCCTCCACGTCCACCCCGAGCTGCCGCGCGCGCCACAGGTCGCTGTAGCGCCGCTGGCGCGTGCCTTCGCAGGTCGGACACAACCGCTTGGCGGAGGTCGAGGTGGCGAGCAGGTAGCCGATGCCGCCACAAGTGCGGCAGGCCTGGTCGATGAATTCCGCCGTCACCGCCACGCACACCTTGCGCCGCATGGTGCGCACCGCGATCACGTTGCGGGCCCGCTTGCCCAGCAGGCCCAGCACCCGCTCGTAGGCGTTGGCCTGGAACGCCATCAGGCGCCACAGCTCGCAGCCCAGGGGATCGGAGAAGGCCAGCCCGCCGATGCGGTCGATGGCGGCCTCGCTGATGGCCGATTGCTCGAGGTGGCTCGATTGCAGCGCGCCGGCCACCAGTTCGCGCAGGTTCATGGCCGCCGCGCCCGCGCCCACACGTCGACGCCGGTACGGCGGATCAGGTGGTCGAGGTAGACCGCCTGCGGCCCGTGGCGCTGCTCCCACCGCAGCGGGCCGTGATCGAGGCCGAAGGTGGTCAGGCGGTGGTGATGGGGGCAGATCGGCAGCACCAGCCAATCGTAGCGCGGCAGCTTGCGGCCCTTGGCCTTGGGCTCTTGCATCCGCTCGACAATCGAGCCCCCATGGCAGTGCGCGATCTCGGCCGGCGCGCCGCAGGCCACCGCCAGGTCGTCGCCGATCAGCGTGATGCAGCCGTAGCGGACGATCAGCTTCCAGTAGCGTTCGATTTCAGCGGTCGCCATCAGTGCTGGGGGATGCGTTTGATCTCCCCGCCCGGGATGCGCTCCAGGAACAGGATGACCGCGTCGGTGGAACTGCGCAGGGTGCGGCTGACGTCGTCGACCTTGGGGCCGACGGTGTCGGCAATGAGCGAGATCAGGATGCGGTAGCAGAGGTCGATCCCCTCCTTCCCCGCCGCCTGGCCGATCTCGTTCTTCATGCGCATGGCGAGTTGGTCGAGCTGGCTCACTGCTTCCGACGACAGCTGCGGCCGCGGTTGTCCGATCATGCTTGTGCTCCTTCACGGTTGAGGTGCGCCCGGTAGGGTTGCTGGATGCACTCGTTGAACATACGCCCGGCCTCGGCCGCGTAGTCGAGGTCCTTGCGCGAGACCACGCCGCAGAGGGTGCACACCACCTCCTTGGCGCAGTCGATGGGGTTGGTGCCGACGCTCTCCGCCCAGGTGTTGGGGAAGTTGGTCCCCAGCCACTCCTGGAACGCCGGATCGCGGCACCAGATCACCGCGGTGCGGCACAGCGGGCCCACCGGCAGGTCGGCCGGCTGCTCGTCGTCGCCGATCAGCGCCAGGGCGGCCATGAAGCGTTGGCCCCCGTGCCCGCCTTTGGCGATGGTGAGCGGCTCGAACTTGGCCAGATCCTCGGGCTGCACCTGGAAGATAACCTTCGCCCCGCCGGTGGCGGTTTTGGCCCAGTTCAGCAGCATGAGCTCCACCTGCAGCAGGTCGCTCATGGGAGGAAGTGGTGGAACCGCGGATCGTGCTCGTTGAGGAAGTAGGTGGGCCCATAACCCCAATCCTCGAGGTTCTCGTCGCGCATCAAATTCGCCTTGTAGGCCCACCCCACAACCTCGACCGCCGGCGGGAATCGGTGCAGCCGAGTGAGCACAAAAATGTCGATATTGCTGTAGTCGTTTTCGCCCGGCTTGGGCTTGTAGAGCATCAGCCGGCCACGCGGCTTCGGCGTGGCCTTGATGTCATAGCGATTGCCCTGGCGATCGACCGTATCGGGCCGTCGGGCCCAGCCTCGGCCAACCCCGACGCTGTCGTCGAACGGCAGGTCGTACTTGCGGCAAAACGCCAGCTCGCCGGTTGAACCGTCAATCAAGAGGTCGACGGTTTCCCGTCCCCAGTCGAGTTGCTTGTTGTGGGCTCCCATGGCGGTGTTGATCTGGTTGGCCTCGTACCTGCCTCGACCAACCCGCTCGGCGTAACGCTGGTCTGCTTCGGTGAGTGCGACGAACACGATCCGCCTCCGTGTTTGCTGACGTAGCCGCCGCAATGGCACGGCAGCTGCGGTTGCGGGCAGTACCGCCCGACGAACTTGATCGCGCACTCCCAGCCATGGTGGACGTAGTGGGCGCAGTCACGCCTGGGGATGATGCGGGTATCGGTGGCGTCGCTCACGAGAGCCGCGCCTTGATGGCTGCGTAGTCGCTCCGTTCCAGCACCTGCCAGTCGTTGGGGTCGAGCGTGTCGAGCAGCACGATCACATGGCTGGCGGCGGGGCGTGGCGGCTCCACCGGGAAGAACATGGCGACGAGTCCGTCGCGGATGCCGGGGACCACGCAATCGGGCGGGAACGGCGACCCGGTCAGGTTCTCGGCCTCGCCGACATTGGACCCGGTCAAGCTGTCGAAGGTGTCGCTCATGCGTCCCCCATCAGGTGCGCGGCTCGCGCTGAATGGCGTCGCGCTCCAGTTCGGCTTCCAAGTCGAGCTTCTTCGGGCCGGTCGGCACCCGTTTGGTCAGCGCGCGCAGGGCCTCGAAGCCGGCGGGCGGTTCGGTGCGCTCGCGGCCGATGTTCCAGCCCTTGAAGGCCGGGAAGTGCGTTACGCAGTACCAGGGCCCGCTGCCGGTGGTAGAGCTGGAGTACGGCGCCGGTTCGGCGCAGCGCTGGCCGCGATCGAAGTGCTCGCAGGTGCCGCGGAGAGGATCCGTTGACCCGCTGCCCTTGGCCTTGCGCTGGCCGTAGCCACAGCCAGGACAGACTCCCTCGATCAGTCCCTCACCACATTTCGGGCAATGCCTCATGCGTCCCCCATTTTGCGGCGGATGTTGTTGCGCCACGTCATCAGCCAGTCGGTCTTGCGGCCCTTGGCGCCAGGGACCGCGCCCCAGTAATCCCGAAATTCGAGCGACATGCGCACTACCTTCTGCGGGTCAAGGTCGGGGTAGCACGCGATCGCCCACTCCTTCCACTCGTCGGGGAGCCTCCAGTCGGCAGGCAGGCGTTGCCCCAGCGGGGTGCCGTTGCCCTTCTTCCTCGTTTTTGCGTCCGTTGGCGGAGCCGGAGGCGAAGCATCAAACGCTATTGCTTCATTACAAGTACTGCTTCTGCTTCTGCTTCTGCTTCTGCTTTGGTCGACATCGTCAACACCAGTCGACGGCTGTCGACAACTGTCATCATCTGTCGACGCCTGTTTCCGCTTGTTTCGCAACCACTCCCGCTGATAGGCCCGCCGCTCTTCCTTGTCGCGGATCTCGCGGAACTGCTGGTAGTTGACGATCTGCCAACCCCACGTCCGGTGTTCGTCGAGGCGCACGATGCGCCGGCCTTCAAGGTCGGGGGTGCGGCTGTCGGGGTCGGGCTGTTCCAGCGCGGCGATGCCGGTCTGGATGATGTCGAGGGGGATGGTGGTGCGGTTGGAGATCGCGCCGGGAGTCATGTCGACCACCCCGGTTTCGTCGGCCAGGATCAGCATCTGCTGGAAGGTGACTAGCGCCTGCCACGGCCCCTTGGTGACGAGGGTCCCGTCGAACATCGAGGGGAACAGCTTGGTATACAACTGCGCTCCCACAAGAGGCGAAAAAGGCGCCGGTAGCCGCTGTTGTGGCAGCGGCGGCCCCGCGAAGGGATTTCCCGGCAGTGTGTTCGTTGGGCGGTGCCCGCTCCGCCCCAAGCGGTTTTATGCCGCTTTGGAGGGGGGTCGGCGCCGTCGCTGACCGCGTAGTGCGGCCCAATCCACGTGCGGATTGAGCAACTCGCACTTTACCGCACCGCGAGTGATCCGCTCAATCGAAGGGGCCTTGTCCGCGCTGACGAGCTCGCCGCTGCACCAGCGCGAGACCATGCCTGGGGTTACGCCCATCAAGCTGGCAAATTCCGCCTGCGAGGGCGACCCGCGGCGGCCGAACCATTGCTTCAGAGTAATTTGGGCCATAGTCGCGCGAGTTTACCCCCCCTCATGTAAAAATTGCAAGCCCCGTTGAGCAAGGGTAAACTCGCGGGATGAAGCTCACTACATTTGAAATTCTCGAGACCATCCGCCACAACGTGATGCTGGAGATCGCCCGCAGGCAGGGCGAATGCACTCTGATCATGGCCGAGCACGACGACAACTGCCCGGCCAAGCGCTGGCAGGGAGCGTGCTACCGCAAGGAGTGCTGCAGCTGTGAGGCACGCGACGTGGCCTACACGATGATCGACGAAGAGGGCACGCTGGGGCCGGGCCGGGTGTTGGCCCGCGCCGGGGAGCTGGTGCAATGAAGACCCTACAAGAGCAGGTGAAGTGCGTCGAGCGCGAGCTGACCTACCGCCGCCGGGTGTACGCGCGCTGGGTGAGCCGCGGCAAGATGACCACAGAGCAAGCCGAGCACGAAATCGAAACCATGCAAGCCGTGCTCAAGACCGTGAGGGACGCCGCCTTGGCCGAACCAATTTTGGGAGGATGACGATGGTGATGGAGAAACGGGTGGGATTTACGCTGACGCAGGGCCAGATCGAGGCCGCTTGCGTGGCCTACGTGGCGAACCGTCTGCAGGACGACGAGGCCGCGGTGGCCACGGTGCACATCAACGGCATGGGCGCCGATCCGCAGGTGGTCTCCTGCGACATCGCGGTCGCCAAGAAGCGCGTGCGCAAGCCGAAGGGGGCGCCGTTCCCATGAGCGAGTACGAGGCCATGGAGCAGGCCGCGGTCAGCGAGGCCGAGGCGCTGCGGCAGCACCTGATGCAGCTGCACGCGGACGATCCGGTACGGGTGCTGATGGTGCTGGTGCACTGCACCGCGCAGCACCTGGCCTGCTGCCGCACCAAGACCGGGGACGCCGACGCGGAGATCTTCGCCGGGGCCGAACGCAAGCTCGAGCTGCACTACGAACACTACTGCGAGCAGGTGACCCTACAGCAGCTGGAACCGCCGCCGACAGGAGTGCACTGATGCGAGCCCGAGACATTGCAAAGGTGGAGGGTTTCCTCGATGCCTTCGACCCCGCCAAGCTGAACGCGGTGAGCGAGCAGTTGAAGGACGTCCTGGAAAAAGCCTTCGGCTACGACACCGACGCGGGTGCGTGCCTGTGCTTCATCGCCGCCTCCACCCTGTACGCCGAACACGCGGCCCGCATGGGCCCGGAGGGCGACGAGATCCGTATCGCCCAGGTCGAGGCCATGATCGAGACCATTCGCAACGAGGACGACGAACCCCCACAAGGAGCGCACTGATGGCATTGACCAAAGAGCAACTGGCCGCCCGCAAGATCGGCGGCTCCGATGTAGCGACGATCCTCGGGCTCAATCCGTGGAAAAGCGCACGCGAGCTGTATCACGAAAAACGGGGCGAACTGCCGATTCCCGACCTAGAGACCAACGACAACGTCGAGGCCGGCAACATCATGGAGACCCCGATCGCCGAGTTGGTGGCCCGCCGCCTGACGCGGAAGTGGGGTACCGAGGTCAAGCTGCGCCGTTGCAACCTGACCCTGGTGCATCCCAAATACGATTGGTTGACGGTGCACATTGACCGCGACTTCGTCGGCCTGGAGCGCGGCCTCGAAATCAAAAACGTGGGACCGCGCGCGTGGAAGGGCTGGGGCGAGCAGGGGACCGACGAGATCCCGCAGCATTACCTCCCGCAGCCGCACACCTACATGCTCGTGAAGAATTACCCGGTGTGGACCGTGGCCGGCTATTTCGGCGGCGGTGATCTGCGGTTTTACGAAGTGGTGCGAGATCGTGAAATGGACGAGCTCATCATTTCCAGCACCCACGACTTCCACGAGGCGGTTATCAATGGGGTGCCGCCCGAGATCGACGCCGCCAGTCCGCGCGCGCTCGACGTCATCAAGCGGGTCTATCCCGGCACCAATGGCGAGATCATCGAAGGCGACGTTTCGCTCACCCCGTGGATCGCCATCATGCGCGATTCGGCCAAGCTGCGGCTGGAGTACACGAAGACGGAGGAAGTGGCGAAGGCCCATCTGGAGCGCTTCATGGGCGAGGCCGCGGTGATGCGCATCCCCGGCGTGGCCGGCGAATTTGTGCGCAAGATGGTGAAGCGCAAGGGCTACACGGTGGAACCCGACGAGCATATGGAGTTTCGTTACAAAGCGAAGGACAGCAGCAATGACGCCTAGCGAATTGGGAGTGGGGCTGTTTCAAGCCCTGGTGGGCGAGCCCGAGACACTGTTCGAGTCGGTGAAGGAGTACCTCAACGACACCGCGCAGCCGGAGGATATTTTCGACAACGAGAAGCTGGAAGCCTGGGCGCGGGCCCGGGGATTCAGCATTGACGAGGACTAGCGATGGACGAGAACACCAACGTAGTGCCGATGGAACAGAAGCAGCTGCCAGCAGTGGCCGAGAGTCCCTACGACTTCATGCCGAAGAACAACGGGGAGGCGATGGAGTTGGCGCGGATGCTGGCCGAGTCGACCATGGTGCCGAAGGATTACCTGGGCAAGCCGGGCAACGTGTACGTGGCCATGACCATGGGCTTTGAATTGGGTCTGAAGCCGGTGCAGTCGCTGCAGTCGATCGCCGTGATCAACGGCAAGCCGGGCCTGTACGGGGATGGGGGCAAGGCGCTGTTGCTCAAGCACGGCTGCACCATCGTGGAAATGGACACCGCCGCGGTGGAGCGCGCTGGCTATGCCCAATGCACCATTGGGCGCCCCGGACGGCCGCCGGTGACGCGGACGTTCAGCAAGCAAGACGCGGTGCGCGCCAAGCTGTGGGACAAGGAAGGCCCCTGGCGCAGCTATCCCTTCCGCCAGATGGCGTGGCGTGCGTTCTGGTTCGCCGCGCGCGACGCGGCAGCCGACATCCTGCGCGGCCTCCCGCCGGCCGAGGAATTGCGCGACATGGAGGTCGACGTCACCGCCCAGGGCGAGACCCTGCCGCGCGAGCCGATCGCGGCCTCGGCCAACGCCACCGACAAGATGAAGCAGCACCTGGCCCCGTTGCCGGCCACGCTGACCATGATCGCCGAGTTCGAGGGGGTGCAGGACGTCGCCGGGCTCGACGCTGCCTACCAGAAGGCGACCGCCATGCGCGACGCCAGCATTCCGGACAAGGCCAAGATTCGGGCCGCGTACAAGGTGGCCAAGGATCGGGTGTTCAACGCCGGGCAAGAAGCGGGCCTCCACGGGGCGGAAGTGACGGAGAAAAATGCGTCAGTGGCGGAGACCGCGACAGCGACGGCGACCAATAGTGTTACGGAGAAGAATTCGGCCCCCGATCCACTGACCGACGAGCAGATCATCGCCGGCATCAGCGACGCCAAGACCAAGGAAGAGGCGCAGCTGTTCGCCAGCCTCCACATCCAGCCGCTGGTCCCGGGCCCGCGCAAGGACACCCTGCAGGCGATCTACCGCAACAAGGTGGAGGCCATGGAATGAGCGGCCTCACCGACAATTTCGTGATCAGCGAGGCGGGCGAGCTGGCCGAGGAAGGCAAGCAAGCGGCGCGCTCCGCCTACGCCAAGGCCCACCCGGCGATCCCGTTCTCGCGCCTGACCGAGAACCAGCAGAGCGTCATCTACTGCGTCTACGTGGGCGGGATGATGGATGCGCTGGGGTTCGTGAAGAAGGAACTGGTGGCCGGGGCAGGGAAGAAGGGGGGGAAGCCATGACCGCCTACCGTGAAGGCCTGCCCGAGCGCCCGCCGCGGATGCGTTCGCTGCCGCTCAACGACAAGGGCTACCCCATCCCCTGGTTCGTGGAAACGCTGCCCGACGGCTCCCGCGACTTCCGCATCATGGACGGCCACAAGTGGGTCCGGGCGGTGCGCGATCGCCTGTGCTGGCTGTGCGGCGAGCGCATGGGGGCGTTTATGACCTTCGTCGCCGGGCCCATGTGCGGCATCAACCGCACCTCGGCCGAGCCGCCCAGCCATCACGACTGCGCGGAGTACGCGGCCCTGGCCTGCCCCTTCCTCACCCTGCCGAAGGCGGTGCGGCGCGAGGCGGGGCTGCCGGAAGAGGTGAAGCATCACAAGGCCAAGGTGACCGAGAACCACGTGATCGGCGGCACCGCCATCACCCGCAACCCGGGCGTGACGCTGCTGTGGACCACGCAGAGCTACCAGGTGCACAAGGTCGACAACGGCCGCATCATCGAAATGGGGGCGCCCTGCAACGTCGAGTGGTTCGCCGAGGGCAAGCCCGCCACGCGGGCCCAGGTGGAGGAATCCATCCGCACCGGGATGCCCTACCTGCAGGAAATGGCCGACAAGGAGGGGCCGGCCGCGCAGGCGATGCTGCTGCGCTACGTCGATCGCTTCATGCCGCTGCTGCCGCTGCCATGAGCAGCACACAGGAGTTTGATCGGGAGGGCCGCGAGGACGTGCGGCTGTTCGCCAAGCCGGCTACCGAGCGCGAGGCCTTGCTGCAGGCCGCACTGGGCCTCGCGCGCACCGAGCTGGCCAAGGTCACGCCGCAGCGCGACGCCATGCTGGTGGTGCTGCAGCAGCTGGCGGCGCTCAAGCGCATCCGGGTGCAGGCCTTCGGCCCCCACGATCAACTGATCGTGCCCGCGCCGCTCATGCAGCTGCTGGACGACATCGTGAAGCTGCAGCCGTGAGTGCGAACCCGTTTACGCGGCCTGAACCGCCCCGCAGCGCCCCCGGCTATCACTACGAAGTAATGGTCTCGGGCAAGGAATGGATCCATCCGCCCATCGGTGCGGGACGCTGCCGCTGGATCCTCGACCGCTATAGTTGCAAGCGGCCAGCGGTCGCCACGCTGATGCGTGGATTCGGGAGGACGCGGCGGCCGTGGGACTACTGCGAGCTGCATCTGTACGGGCGCTGGATCGAGGGCGGCCAGGTTATGAATTGGCGCCTCGTAGAAGATGAATAGCTGGCTGATCGCCCTCGTGGGCCTGATCTACGGCTACGTTTCCATCATGCAGGGGATCAAGGGCGAATGGCCGCTGGCGATCGTTTACGGCGGGTATGCACTATCGAATATCGGACTATGGAAGCTGACTACATGACCGACCCAACGAAGGTGTGCCCGCTCCCATGCCCCGGTTGTGGTCATGTTCCGGGAGCGCCGCCAAACGAATTCGAGTTGGATAACGATTTCGTCTATCCGGTCAACCGCGAACGGACGCTGTGGAATGCGGTGTGTACTGAAGGTGGGGGCGGTGGATGCGGATGGTCTGTTCTCGGTCGGTCAGAGGACGAGGCAATCGCCAAATGGAACCGTCGCGATGCCGCTCCCGCCGAGGCCGCGCAGGGAGAGGTAGCGGCGGCGCTGCAAGCGGCTATCCATGCACTGCGGAGCTATCAGTATGGCAACGGTGCACCAGACCTTGCGGAAGAGGTAGCTGACCGCTGCGAACGCGCCCTCGCGCCCAAGGCGGCGCAAGACAAGTGTGACGGCAATCATGGCGGCCCGCCGTGTGCCG